AAATAGAAAAGAGGTATAAGATATGGAACAAATAACCAAAAAATGCACACGTTGCGGCGCTTCTCATACAGGCGATTTTTATGAGTTGAGAAAATATTTCACGACTAGCAAAAGGGCGAAACATGGACTTGATCCACGTTGTAAAGAGTGCAAGAGGGAAATGGCTAAAAACTATAAAGCGAATTGCACAACAGAGAAATATAAAGAAACACACAATAGACGTAATTTATACAATAAGTATATCAATGTACAGGTTGAAAACATGGTAACAGAGGACATTGACAAAGCCATTGAGGTAGTAGAAAACAGACTCAAAGAGTTAAAGAGGGAGAAAGCAAAGCGATTGGGTTGATTGTAAAAAGTTTAAAATATCAAAAAAAAGTTAAAATAATACTTGATATTTGTCAAATACAATGATATAATAATAAATGTAAGGTAGTTAAGTGATCTTACAAAAATACATGTAAAATTATTGGAGGTTATTAAAATGAAAAAAGAATTATTAAAAGTTGTATTCAGAAAGTTTGAAGATGGAGAAATTATCGCCTTATTTCCCGATATAAAGTTCAGTTATCCTAATTACACAATCATGTCATATATGCACATTGGGCAGCATGAAGAGGTAGACCATCATATAATAACACAACAAACAAAACTAGCGACTGAAGAAGATTATCAATCATTGTTGAATGAAATTTCAAATATTTATCATGAATATGATATAAAAGTCATGAAAAAATTAAATGTTAGATTTTAAAGAGTGTATAACACTCTTTTTTATTTTGCCTCAAAGTGGATAACATGGGAAACCGATATAATTAAAGTTTATAAATTTAAACTTTTTTGTTTTTGCCTATTGTAATTTATAAAATAGTATGGTACAATAGGTTTATCAGTTAGTTAATAAATAAATTATTGGGGGTTATCAAGTTATGAGAAAATTATTTTATAGTGTGTTAGTAGTTGCCTTTGTTTGGTTATTTGTTTATTGCATTAAATCAGTACATGAGACAGAGCAGGCATACGGTGGATCAGTTGAGTCATGTATCGAATTAGGCTATGAAAAGGCTATGTGCAAACGTGTGTTTGAATGGTAAAAAGTTGATAAAAGTTGATAAAACTGGTTGACTTTTATATAAATATATGGTATTATATATATGTAGAGGTTGATATATCAACCCGTATTCGAACAGACAATTGAATAAAATTAAAATTGCAGGAGGTCGCAAGATGAAGAAAGAAGATATTACTTTAATAATGGTATTAGATTTAGCAAAAGCCAAAGGCTACAAATTTGAATTTGTGTTAGGTGGAAAAGTAAAATGGTTGAAATTATCAAAAGAGGATGATTACTTTATTGTATCATCTTTATATGAGTGTTATTGTTGGTTAGAGGGTTAAACCCCTTTAATCAGTAGTGATCTAAATTAAATCTAGGAGGTCTTATAAGTGAAATATTATTCAAGTAAAGAATTAATGCAAATGAGTCTATCAGAGTTGAAAGAATTGTCGTTTGAACAGCTAATCGAGGGGATTTGCACGTTAGAGATCACGATTTATACATTAGAATCAAACGGTTATGATTACTCTAAGGAATCAACAAAACAGGATCAGTTAAAAGAATTATTAAAAAGTTTAAAAAAGTAGTTGACATTTAACAAGTTGTATGATATAATTATATTATAAGGTTGAGATAGAGCCTTACAAAAATACATAGGAAAGTTGGTAATAATATGTGGGCAATAGCAAAAGTAAATTATGTGAATAAGGTATCAGGAGCTAGAATGTTTACAGAGGGTAAGCAATATGAAATCATCAAAAAGAATAACAAAACGAATCAATGTACAGTAAAAAGAAACGACAACGGTAAAAGATGCATGGTATCACAAGATTTATTTGAGATGATAGATTAATCAAGTGGGGTTAAATCCCCACTATCTTAATAAATAGATTTATAAATATATGGAGGTTATGAGAGATGAAAAAATTTTTTATTGTTGCTTTATTTAGTGCTTTAATTTTAGGGTTTACAGGTTGCTCAAAGAGTGATGATAGCTTTAGTCACTATCGCAATATTTACGGTGACGATTGTGAGGTGTACACGTTATCACCTAGTTATTTTTTGATTAGTTGGGAACAGGATGTCGATAGTGCAGACATTATATTTAGTAATGATAAAGCTATTGAGGTTATAGATCACAAAGGGAAATTGGATAAAATCAATTATGGCGATAGTGGTATACAGTTATATTTTACTGATGACACAGGATATTGGTTTGAATAGAGAGTGCTAGACACTCTTTTTATTTTGCCTAAAAGTAGATCATAAAGAGTAATTAAATAGTTGATATTTATATAAATATGTGCTATAATAAATTATAAGTTAAAGGAAAGGAATGATAAAAATGATTAGAAAAGATTTTGAGCGTGAGGGGTTTAAGTTTGTGTTTGATAGCGATAACTATTGCACCGTAACAAATTCTGATGGTAAAATCGTTTATCATGGTAAGGTATCGGATTGGTTGAGTGAACTTGATATATTTAATGATCTTAAATATTTCGGATATTTGAGAGAATGAAAAATGTTTATAAATTTAAACTTTTTAATTAAAAACTGATTGACATATTTATGATATGATGGTATAATAATAAATGTAAGGGATACTTACAGAAAAACTATTAAATTATTGGAGGTTGTTATTTATGAAATGGAAAATTGAAGATGTAGAAGATATTGTTAAAGAATGCGATATGATCTTAAATCATAAATCAAATTTAAATATAGGGCATAATAAAAAACTGAAAAGCACACTCGCTAGATATTTATATCTAAACAAAGACAAGACACCTATAGCTATCGAGGTTGGTACAGACATTTTAAACGTGCCAGACAGAAAAGCTTTATCAGACGTGATTAAACATGAGTATGCACATTATTATACTATTAGCGTTTTAAACTCTAGCAACGGCCACGACAAAGAGTTTAGGGGAATATGTAAGTTGCTAGGTACAGACAATTATAAAGCAAAATGTAATGAGTTTGTCAAAAGTCAGTTGGTAGAGGCACGAAAACCAACAGAACAACAGGAGTTGGCTTTTTATAATATGTTAAAAAGAATGATGGAACAACAACAGAGAACAAAAGTCATGAATTAATAGACTATCATTGATAGTCTTTTATTTTGCTTATTTTGATGTAACTATGTAGATCATAAAGTGTGGAAAGCAGGATAAATCATGGCAGAATTAAATGGAATTCAAGTTGATAAAATTAAACTTTTTTTGTTTTTGCCTATTGTAATATATAATTATGTATGGTATAATAAATTCATAAGTTAAAGGAAATGTATTCAGACGAACAATTTAATAGTATTCAGACAGACAACTAAATAAAAAAACTTTAAAAAAGTTTATAAAAGTACTTGATATTATTCAAGTAGTGTGATATAATAAATACATAAGGTCGAGAGTTCAACAAATAAAATTTGAAAAGGTGGAATTAAAATGACTCAAAAAGTTTTCTCATTCACAGTTAAAGGACAAAAATATACATTCAACACAGTAGCGGAAATGGTAAAGGCTAAACGTGAAATGATCGAGCAGGGTATCAATGTTGATTTACACTCTATCAAAAAAGAAGAAAAGAAAATTAAAGCTAGCGCCAAAATTGAATTTGATTCATATACTAGCAAGGACAACGGACGTACTTTAACAGCTTATGTTACGGTTAAATCAGAACAAGCCGAACAAGTATTTGACAAGTTGGCAGGTATTATGCAATCTCGATTAGGTGAAATGTTCATGTGTTGCCCAATCGAGGAGAACGGAACGTATACAGACGGAATTACTGTAGAGTATAGTCATGGGTCAATGACAACAGTTAAAGAAGATATAAAATATATCTTCAAACAAGCCAAAAAGGAATTGTGTATTCGTTAGGATACATGATTCTGACATGGTGAATCATTTAGTCAGTTGGATAATTGGGCTTAAAAAAGTTTATAATTTTAAAGTTTATCTATTGCAATTTATAAAATTATATGTTATAATTAATTATAAGTTAAAGGAAGGAATGATGTTAATATGAAAAGAATTTTAAAGAAAGATTATGTGGAATTTATGACAAAATGTGAAAAGTTAATCATTGATAATTTAGATGTTGTTAGCGTTGAGGATTGGGAAATGTCAAAACGTTTCATTTGCCAATCCGATACAGTTGGTAATTATTATATTTCACTTGACAAGTATGATAGTAAATATAATAATAAGGTATACTATATTGTAGCACGTTTCGAGGATTTAGAAAAGACAAGGGAAACATTTGGAGATGGATATTTTAATGCCAATATTGGTTATACAGGTAAAATGACATTTTCATCATTTGGAAATGAGGACGAAAAGGAAATGATGTACAATCGCTTTTATGATTTAGTATGTGCTTTACTAGATGAAAATACCGAGATTAAAGAATAGGATTGTCAGTTATGACAATCTTTTTTATATTGTTCTGATATTGGCATATGATTGTATTGTTAGTGGATCATGAATAGGTAATTTGTTGGTTATGGTAGATAGGTGATTGAGTGGTTAGTGATATGATAGGTGTGATTGATATGATAATAGTATGATAGTGGTGATGAAATAGGTGTGATATAGTGGGAAATGGATAGGCGAATAAGAGGAATATAACTATTATATAGATAGTAAAATAGTAAAATAAGTGAGTGAATACAGAACAACACACAACTCACAAAAACTCAAAAAATGGCAAAAAATAGCCCCTTTTCTGAGTCCCCCATTGGTTGCGACAATATGTATTATAGAAACCAATGGGGGGTATATTTCCATATTTTAGGGGGTTTTATCCTTGAAAAATTGTCGTAACACTCCCATTTTCACACCAACTCAATTTTCAATCAATCCCACTCAATCCCATCTATCCATTTCATTAAACTCCCACAATACTAACGTTCTACCAACATTTCAACTCAACTTCATAGAACTCAACCTAACTAAATCCAACCTAATTTACCAACTATCCATAACTCAATACCAACTAACCTCCATGAAACTATCCACTCAACCTATCAACCTATCTAATTTAACCCTTGTTCAGTTCTGAACTTTCGCTTAACTACCCATTTATTTCATTTCAAATATCCTACATTTCAACCTTAAAATCTACCCAATCGCTATTGTTGCAACTTTCCTATATCCCTTTTCACTTTGATTTACGATAAAACCTTAAATCAATGAATACATGCCTTTCTTGACTTCATATTTTACCCACAAGGGGTAGGGGGTATGTTTTCGATAAATTGTACCCCCTTAATTTAAAACACCTAGAATCGCCTAAAAATAGCGTACAGGCATATATTAAGGTTTATATTAAAAAGTTGATAAATTTAAACTTTATGCATTGACTTTTATATCTGCTTGCTATACAATAGGAAATGTAAATAAGCCACCCTTTGAGGTGAGATAGGAGAATGTATATGCAAAATTATATTAACGACAAATTAAGAATGTTATTTATCTGTAAAGATGACTTGACAATGAAGATGATGGCTACAAGCATTATGCTTGAATTAACCAATCTATCGCCCGAAGATGAAACTCCAACCACTATCATAACAACTTATAAAGAGTTAATGTCAAATGCAGGTCGTTTATCTCAAGTAACGAACACAGAGAGATTGGATGAAGTTGCAGAAATTACAATTGTAACTTGGTTTGGAATCTACAGATTCTATTCTTATGAGAATGGTTTGAGTGCATTGTTAGGTAGACGAGTAAATGTTCTAGTCCTAGATGATGAATTGGAATTGCAAGAAGAAGAAATTAAAGACATTATTGAACCAATTACTTCTGAGTATGGAGACATGATTTTATTATCTAAATTTACTCAATGTGAAAGTGAAACGAAATATACACGACAATTACATCGCTATTATAAGCAAATTCACCTAGATTTGGTTTGTGATAAATTTGTGGGGAAAGGAGAATAGGCATGAGCAAGTACCTACTAATGGGTAAGGATAAGTGGATAAGGGTATCACATAAGGATATTAGAAAAATCGAGAAAGTAGATTACCCAGGAGCGCATAAGAGTTGTCGCTATCGCATTATTATTACTGACAATGATAATCTTCGAGAAGAATTTCCTTATGAATTTAAAGAAAATCGAGATGAAAAATTTGATAAAATATTATCTATGCTTGGGATAGAAAAGGAGAATGGAAATGAATAGTCGAGATACACAAACAATTTACTACAAAATTTATTATACTGCAAATGGGAAACAACAATTTAATTGGACTGAGGATAGGCTAATGATTCGCCCTATGGTTGAAACAATTAAGGGATATGGTTACACAGTTGATTATATTGCACAAGTGGTCACCAAGACAAGTGTTAGAGAACATAAATTGGAAGTTATGATGTAGATAGGAGAGATTGAGATGGTATTGGATAAAATCAAGGAATACATAAGTACCGTTTTCAAGCATGACGAGTTTACCGAACATGAATTAACCTATGCAAGTAGATTGGTTAAGGAAATCATTCTTGAAGCAAGAACCAATAGCCTTAAAGTTGGCGATAGATTGATTGGAATTGCAGGAGATGAATATATTGTAATAAAAATACAAAACAATGAATACAAAGTGTTAAATTTGGAAACAGGCAAAACCCTAGCTTTTACATTTGAAAACCTAAGTGAATTAACATTGGCTTGTAAGACTTGGGGAATTATTAAAGACAGAGATTAATATCGGTATTAATTTAACGAGAACTAGAGAAATCTAGTTCTTTTTTGTTCCTTTTTGTTGACTTTTGTAAACTAATGTTATATAATACTATTGTAAACCAACCTTATGGTTGAATAAAATAAAAGGAGAGGAAAAGTATGAGTGAATTAATTAAAGTAACTACGAATGAGCAAGGTCAAAAATTGGTGAGTGCAAGAGAGTTGCATGAACTACTAATCATTAACGAGGGCAAGAAAGAACGCTTCTCTCAATGGTTCAACCGACACTTGCAATATGGTTTTGAGGAAAATGTTGATTTTACAAGTGTAAAAATTTTTACGGTTGTAAATAATGGTGCAAAACGTGAATTAGAAGATTATGCTATGACGCTAGATATGGCTAAGGAAATGGCAATGTTGCAAAAATCAGACAAAGGGCGAGAAGTTCGTAAATATTTTATTGAATGCGAAAAACGAGCAAACTCTCAAGCACCTCAATTAACTCGTGAGCAATTTAATGTATTGACATTATATGAAATGGGTGGACAAAAGGCAGTTGATATTGCTTTAGAGATTAAGCAAGTTGGGATTGAAATGGGTGTATCTTTGGGCAAAGAGCAAGGTATGAAACATTTATGCAATGATGGTGTTATCACAATTCCTGAGATTATGAATTATATCAAGAAAGAGTATGCTAACGAATTTGCTTATTCTTGTGATATTCCTTCAACAGAATGGACTAGATACTTACGACATATGGAATATTTAGAAACTAAACAATTTGTACGAAAAGATGGCAAAGGTATTGAGAGCAAATGGTCTTATCAACCTACTCAATTATTTGAGGATGTCTTTGTCGCACAGGGTATGGCGATTGTAAGTGAGATTGATGAGAGAAAGAAAAAGAAGATTACATACACGATTGAAATTGAGAAATTCTTGTTATCAGATTTATTCAAACAGAGTTTCTTTGCATACTTAGATAATTTCTATCCTAAACTGGATTTAGATATGAGTGCTTAAGAGTAGAAAATTCTACTCTTTTTATTTTCCTTAAATTTCATTATTTTCAATTATTTAACATTTTTGTAATAAATATGTTGACATTTATCAATTTGTATGCTATATTAATATTAACAAAAGAGTTAAGGAGATGAGGGAAATGAATCCATTTACATTTTTAATTGATAAGCAAGTTGATAAGAAAGTTGAAGAAATCCAAACTAAAATAATCAAAGGTAATGAAAAAGTAATTGAAGAAGCTAGAGAGAATTATAAAGAATTAGAGAAACAACGTGAATTAACTGCTAAATTACAGGAAGAAATTATGTCATTGAAATCAATCATTGATAGCAAGGAGAAAATAATTGATTTTAAACAAAAGGAAATTGAGGAAAAACAACTTGAAGTTGATAAAATAAATAATAGTCTTTATGCTGAAGATTGTGGAATGTATACAGATATTCAACAAATTGCTTTTAAGTTTTCAAACTCTGAGCAATATCAAAATGCTATCCAATCTAATCTTAAAGCACAAGAAGAAATGGTAGCAATGGGGACTGCTTGTGAATGTGCTATCAATTGGACAGTAGGGAATAGCGTGAAGAAAGGTGCTAAGATGACGAAAGATGGAATTGCTATGGCACTGCGTTGTTTCAATGCAGAGTGTGGAGCAATTATTGGGAATATCAGTTCTCGTAGCACTTATAATTCTATTGAAACAAAAATTGAGAAATCATTCAAAGCTATCAATCGTTTGAATAAAGTATCGCAAATTGTAATTACTGAAAAATACTTAGAGTTAAAAATTGAGTTAGCCCACTTAGTATATGAACAAGCTATCATAGTAGCCGAGGAGAAGGAGGAAGCTAGACGACAACGTGCAATTTTGCGTGAAGAAGAAAAGTTGGCTCGTGAGATTGAGAAAGAAATGGAAAAGTTAAATAATGAGCGTATTAAATATGAGCAGGAATTACAACGTTTAATCGAGCAACAATTAGATAACCAACGTGTTGAAGATTTACAAAATAAAATTCAAGAGTTAGACGAGCAAGAAATCAACCTTGAAGAACGATTAAAAAATAAAGCAGGATATGTTTATGTGATAAGCTCGCCTGTTATGGAGGGTATGGTCAAAATCGGAGTAAGTAGGAGACTTAATCCTTATGAGCGAATCGCAGAATTATCTAATGCTAGTTCACCTTTCAAGATGATTACTCATGGGGTCGTATTTTCTGAGGACGCTTTTGAATTGGAAAATAAATTGCATAAACACTTTGATGATAGAAGGGTAAACAAACTAAATCGTAGACGTGAATGGTTTATCTGCACACCTCAAGAAGTTGGAGAATTTATTAATGCCAATATTGATAAAACTGTTGAGTTTAGTTACAATGTTAAGGACTATGAATATGAGGAAAGCAAGAAAATTGCTTCCTCGATGAAAGGAGAATAATTATGAAGGGAATCAAAAGAGAAAGAATTGGACAGACTTTCAAAAGTAATCAAGGTTATATTTTTAAAATAGTTGACTATATTAATTCTAAAGAAGTAATTATAGAATTTCAAGATGAACATAAATATTCTTATACGGTAACATATAGACAGTGTCAACAAGGAAAAGTAAACAATCCCTTCCACAGAACAGTTCGTGGTGTTGGTTATATTGGGGTTGGCAAATATAAACCTGGTATTGGGAATGGAAAAGTTAGTAGAGAGTATAAAGTGTGGGAAAGAATGTTTGACAGATGCTACAACGAGAATACGAGAGAACTTAATAGCACCTATAAAGATTGCAAGGTCTGTAAGCGTTGGCATTGTTACCAAAACTTTGCAGAAGATATAGTTAAAATAGAGGGATATGAGTTATGGTTAAATAATCCAAACAAAGGCATAGCCCTCGATAAAGATATAAAGGGTAAAGGCTCAAAACTATATAGTCTTGAAAATTGTTGCTTCGTTACTATTGCTGAAAATAGCTTAGAAAGAATAACAAGAGTGCCTATGTCTACCCTATCTGTAGTTGGATTTCATATTTACTCAAATGAACAAGTTAAATACAAGTCACTTCAAGATTTACCCGAGTGTTTCCCAAAAAGCCAAATTAGCTCAGGAATAAAATCAAAGGGTTGGTGTTTCTCAAGTGACTATATCTTTATGAAAGAAGATGAAGTTGATATGAGATTAATCAATGAGTTACGCTACACATATGATAAAAGAGTTGTTGTTTTAAAAGCAAGTATAAAAGATATAACCATATTTGAGAATCCACAAGAAGTGGTTAAGGCAAAATTAATATCAAGAACTGCAATTGACAGGACTTTGAAAAGAAGGAATTTAAAAATTATTAATGATTGCCAGTTCGTTTATCTAAAAGAAATTCCATACATTCATGCTGAGATTGACTCAACAGTTGATTTCCTCAAAATTTACAATGAGGAATATGAAATGAGTAAAAAGTTAAAATAATAGTTGACTTTTATCAACTAAATAGTATATAATAGTGAATGTAAAGAGTAGTTAAAAATATCGTACTTTTCAAAATGGTACAAAAATGTATAATTTAACTACTCTGTACCAATATTCTATAGGTGTACATTTATGTATTTCTTTGGGCGCTTAAAGAATAGAGCAGAAAGATATATAAACTATAGCAGAAAGAATTGAAGGAGGTTGCAAAGCAACCCCCTTGTCTAACGACCTAATATTATTGAAAGGAGAGAAATGGGATAGTGAGTAAAAAATCAAACTTTATCAAAATTAGTGATTCTCTCTTAGAGAATATTAACTATGAAGATGGCTATGAATTAATTTGGATTTTAAATATTCTGAAAGTTGGTAAAGCCTATTATACAACTTGGGGAGATACTAAATTCCTAACGACACCTGCCACATTAGTCAATACTATTAAAAACGTTGAAGTTCCTACAAGGAAAATACAACAATCTTTGTTGACTGCTCTTGAACAACTCAATGAGAAAGAATTGATTTCTATTGAGCAAGATAAATTGACTTGGCAATCTACTATCGAGATTGACTTTAGTAAATTAATTAAGGTTTCTCATTTGGCAAAGAATGGGGAGTGGTTTGCTATCTTTATGGATGAATTGAATATTTTGTTTAGTCAACCATTTAAAGAAATTGATGATTTAGCTAAAGCGTATTTCTATATAGTATCAAGACTTAATATGCCAAATGTAGAATCTCTAGTCGAGCATGAAGGTGAATTTACTTTATATGACTTTGAGCAAAATGACAACTTTAACTTCACCTTTGTAAGTGATACGATTGATTACATGAGATGCAGAAAGAATTACCGTATAGAATGTGAAAACAATTGGGTAGGCAGAAAGCAACTATCAGATACTCTCAAGACACTATCAGATATTGGAATGATAAAGTGTGTAACTCGGTCAATTGCTAATGGGTGCAATAAAGGATTGATTACCAAAAGGAATTTCTACTATCTCCCTTGCATTGAGGATTGGAAAATGGACAAGGTGATTGATAGATATGTTTCACGCAGGAATTGGACTGAAACAAATAAACATACCCCTCAGAGCTAATCTTTTGCCATCTGTGGGGTTTTAATAGTTGAGTCGATAAAATACTAGGGTAGAGAGTAAAGGCTCTCAGATGAGCTAAAAACGAGGTCTATGACAATGCAACAAGTAGTGAGATTAAAAAAGTTGATAAATTTTAATTATTTGGTTTACTTTTTTAAACCTTATGTATATAATTTAAATGTAGACAACAAGAGTTGTCAAATATAAACGAGAGAGGATTGAAAATATGACTAACACAATGAACATCATTCAAATTGAAAACAAAGGAACACAAGAATTTATGGGGAAAGAAATCCCTGTTGTTTACGGTGGTTTCGGAAAGGAGCAAAAAGTAATCTTAGCAAAAACCGTGGCAGAGATTCATGATATGAAAGTTGGAAATATTAATCAACGAATTAATGAAAATCGCAATCGCTTTAAAGATGGAATTGATATTATTGATTTAAAAATCAGCTATACGCCTGACGTATCGCTAAATTTAGGTTATAATCAATCGCAGATTAACGCAAGTAAAAACATCTACCTACTATCAGAACGTGGATATGCTAAATTAATCAAAATCATGGATACTGATTTAGCATGGGAAGTTCATGATAATCTAATGGACGAATATTTCACAATGCGAGAGATTATTAATTCAAGTGAGCAACTGAAAGCTAGTTTACTTTTATCAATCTACAATGGTGGACAAGAAGGAGTTTTGGCTTCTAAGCAATTAACTGAGATTGAAGTTGGCGAAGCTACCAAACCACTACTAGAAACAATCGAGCAACAAAAGCCATGTGTAGATTATGTTGATGCAGTCATGGCTCAAAAAGATAGCATCTTAGTTCGCCAAGTTTGCAAGATTGCCTATACTGAAAAGCAAATTGAAATTGGGGAAAGAAAATTATATAACGTATTAAGACATTGGGGATTGGTTTGTGCTAACTCAACTGAACCAACTCAAAAAGCATTAGATAGTGGATATTTAGAAGTTGACTGCAAAGTAATTAATACTGCCTATGGGGAACGTGAAGTCTATACTACACTTGTTAAGCCTAGAGGTCAAGTTTATATTGTTCAAAAACTAGCTAAATTAACACCAACTGAAATTAATGATATTAATAAATCTTTCAATGAGAAAAAGAAGAAAAATAAATAAAAAAATAATAAAGTTTGGTTTACTTTTATAAACCTTGTAAGTATAATCTTATTGTAAGGCAACGAGAGAGTTGCTAAATAAAAAAGTGAGAGGAAGATATACATATGAAAAAAACAACTAACGATAACATTTTAGAAATCATCGCAGAGGAAATCAACTACAATTTTGAAGATTCAGTTATGGCTCGTGACAAAGGTGAATATTTATATTTAACATTATTAGAAAAACGAGTGCAAGACTGCTATGAATTAGAAGAAGCAATGGAAGATGTATTCGATTTTGTAAATGAAGAATTTGATGCAGATATTAATGTTGTAGATTATAATAAACAAACTCTAGCAGTTGAAGTTTATACATACTAGGAGTTGTAACAAGAGGAGGAGAGGAAATGGCAAACCTATACAGCATTAGAAAAATAGTGAAAATTCCTAGCTCAATGCTAAGCGAATCAAATCCCAAGTGGGAATTGCGAGTAAGTTTGCAAGATTTGAAGTCAAACAACCAAATTATTGGTTTGGCTTCATCTTACATTATTAGAACTCTTGATGTGATTGCAAATAGTAATTACTCAGAGAATTATGTTGTGGAACTAAAACAAAATATTAAGGCATTGTCAAAGGAAAAGACAAATGTAAAAAGTAGACAAGAAATGAAAAAGCTAAACGATGAATTGTTTAGACAACTATACATTCCTCATTTATGTTGTATTCACATTGACAAAGGTAGCCATTATGATAGATTGAATAAAGGTTTTAGCATTTGTGTTTATGATGAGGAAACTGGGGAAATTCTAAGTGAGGTTAATTTCAAACGTTTCTTATCAACTTCTGCTTCTATTAAGAAAAATGAAGTATTCTATATAAATGAAGATTACAAAGAAACCTTAATGAAATATGTAGACTGTGAACGTGATGAAACCATTAAATTTGTTCCTGCTAAATTAAGTGCCTATCAAGCTCTTACGATGAGTAGTAGTAATCCAGTTACGACTCCATATAACGTTTGCGTTGTTAATGATGTTGAAAGAGAGATTATCACACCCGTCTTAGAACTAGATGACTCTAAACAAGAAGAGCCTATTGTAACTCAAATAGATGACTATAAAATGAACTTAAATTGTAGTGATGGTTTTGGTTTTATTGATGAAGAAATGGCTAGTCAATGGGCAGAGGATTTACACCTGGATTATGTTCCTAGCTCATTCATTACTCGTCATGCTTTCTGCAAAGGTGTATTAGCACGTTTCCCATATAAAGAATTTGCAAAAGAACATAATATAAAAACTATCACTGACATTTGGGGTAAAGTTTGGGATATTGAAGAAGTTGATATAATCTTGACAACCTCAATGTTAAAACTAGCTAACTGTTATTCAAGTTGGGATGATTATTATACAAAAACCCAAAAATATTTATACACTTTTAGCGTAACAAAATATACAGCTAAGACTTTGGATATGGAAAGAACAACCAACTATCAGTTTATTCAGTCTATGGAATGGACAGATGAAGATATTAAAGGTTTCTTAAAACCAAGCCTAGATGAAATCAAGGCTATCAAAGGAGCAGATTGGCAACGTTCTCTCGTCTACCTACGAGGTATGAGCCTAAATGAAGATAGCAAGGTGTTGAGAGATGACTACACAAGTGCCTTGATGATTGAACCACGAATTATAGAAGATTCATATGTGAGAACTTCAATTAATAATATGATTAAGAAACGTTTAGACGATTGTAAAAAAGGAACGATTAAAGTCAGAGGAAATTATCAAACGGTTATCATTGACCCAATTCTCCTTGCCCAAAGTATGTTAGGTTTACCATTGAACCCATTGCTAGGTAAAGGAGAATACTATAGCAACTTTTGGAATCGACTAGGTGTTGATTATGTTGTATCAATGAGAGCGCCACAAGTTTCATACTCAAATATTGCACGAATGAAACTAAAGAATACGGAAGAAATGCAAAAATGGTATCGTTATTTGGGCGAAATGTTTATTCTAAATGGTTGTGACGCAACTTGTGCTAGAATGTCAGGATGCGACTGCGATAAATAATGTCACATTGTCGCAGTATAAAACGAGGTGAACCTTACCAGGGGTGTGTAACTTGAAGTTATGCTAACGATGGAAGCCCTAACGTGAAGTCGAGGGTAATATCGTGCCAAGTCCTAGAGATAGGGAAGGTGTAGAGACTATGGGTGATGAATGTAGCCCAGTACAATCACTATTGGTACGTGGTTGGAAGTGCCTCGCTATCGTAAGATAGAAGAGATAGTCCATTCCCTATGGAAACATAGGGTAGTAAAGGGTGACACAGTATTTAGCACCGATGATAAATATATCATTAAAGGAGCTATGCGAGAAGTATTACCTGTTGTTTGTTTACAGAAATCCGCTTCTAAACAAATTTGTGACGAAAATTCATTTATTGAATCCGATAAAATCTTAATCAAAGGTACGGTTGAAGATGTTGGTACGGTTACAAATCGTGCAACAAATATTGAATCATTTAAAGCCAACTTCCCAAGAGATAGTAAAGAATGGAAAGAACTTGACTATCGTGTTCAAGCGTGTATTGCAATATCACAGAATTCGATTAACTTTTAGTCGAAGTAAAACTCGGTGAACTCACAAATGCGAGGTGTATAGCCAACGTATAGGATATGTAGGAAATGGCATATAATGGCTATGCTAACAGGGGAACTCCTAACGTAAAGGCGAGGACAATCCTGTGCTAAGTCCTAGCAATAGGAAAAGTGCAACGACTATCGAAAAGGTATCTTAGGAGAAAAACCTGAGAGAGCAACTGAGTAGAGTACACTCAAGGTGAAATTCCTTGTTTGGAAGTGCCGAGGTCTTGCATGTTGGTAACAGAAGTGCAAGATATGATATAGTCTACTCTCTATGGAAACATAGAGTGTCAAGGAGATTGTGCAAAGGGAATTAAAATCGAATATGGTTTTCCTAAGTCATGGATATTGCAAAAACCAAACATAATTAGCGATAGAGATACAGAAGAAGAAAAACAACGTAAACAATTTTATCAAACTCTTGTTTGTGATAAGAAACCGTATTTCTTCATCTATGTGTATGAACATCTGAAGAAAGAATATAACAAATTAAAACGAGATGAAGATAAACGTTGCTTAAAGGCTTTTGGCAAAACATTGCAAGAAGTATTAGACAATCCTGAAACTCAAGAAGAAAAAGATGCAGTATTCTACTACAATCGTAAAAAGATTATTGATGAGTCACCTAGCGTCATGAATAAGATTGCTTGGTTCGTGGAAGAAGAATTTAAAAAATTCTCATTGCCAAAACCCAAAAAGGACGAATACATAGAATTACTAAAATCAGACAAGGCTTATAGCAAAACTACATATAGTAAAATCTTACCTCTTTATGAGGAGTATGTAAAGACAGTTAGAAATTTAAACAATAAATTCTTACTTAATAAAACAAGTAGTTCTGAAAAGACATTAATTAGAGAAACTACGTTTAATGAGTTAAAAATTAAAATGTTATCTATTTGTTCAAATGAAGAAGAATTGTGCAATATCTTAATTGATATTTGCTATAAAAATTCTAAAAATTCAAAACACTTTGCTTGGACAATGTGTGGAGAACAAATTATCAAAAATCTATTAAGCAAGAATGAAAATAAAGTAAGCTATCCTATCTTGACAGAAAATGAAGAATTTGATTTTGAATACAAAGGCTATAAATTTAGAATGTTTACTAAGGAGTGTGAATAAGATGGACATTATAGCTAATGAAGTAAGATATGTTGAAAAGCTATTAACAAACAAAACACTGACAACACGCAAGGCGAGCAAAGAGATTAGATTGGTGGCTCAATACCACCTCTCTAATGGCTTATCGGTGGAAGAAGCAACCGAAGAGACCGTAGGTTTTATTAGTCAAGTAAACGGAAACAATAGTGGTGAAAAGTGGCGAAAAACCATAAATGGCATGATTAAAGACATATTGAAAAAGAATGATTTGAAAATGCGACAAGTAGATACAATTAATTTTACAAAAAATGAAATAAAAACAATAGAATCGTTACAAAAGGAATCTCAAAGAAGATATGCATGGGGATTATTGGTTCTATGTAAAGTTGTGAACAATGGTAAGAAAAACAAATGGTTGACTATAGAGCATACCAACAAGTTTTGTAAAAAGATAGGGGTTCGAATGTCAACAGTAAAAAATAGGGAGTTGGTATTTCACGAATTAAAAAATGAACATTTGCTAAAAATATCTAGGCAAACAGGAAATACTAGCATGGAAGTTTTGTATGTGGAAGATGAGGGGGAAATTTTCGCTTCATGCCCAACTTATAATCACTTAACTTCCGAAGAAAATTATTTCGAGAATGCAATGAAGCTATATGAGATGATATTTAATGGGGCGAGAGTTTACAAATGTGAAGTTTGCAAAGCTTATGCTCTAGCCAAAACAAGAACAAAAAAATATTGCGATACTTGTGCTGAAGAGGTGAAAAGAGGGCGAGTTAAGAATGGCTAATGTCTATACTTCTGAAGAATTAAATAATCTAAGAAATATAAAGATGATTATCTATATAATAACTAATCTCCTCAATCAAAAGAAATACGTGGGGCAAACTTCACGAACTTTTAATGAAAGATATAAAGGCTCGGGAGTTGGTGTTTTCAGAGTAAAGGGGTGTGAATCCAACTCACACCTTGCCTCTGCCATTCAAAAATACGGTGCAGATAATTTTAAGGTTGAAATTATAGAGGTCTGTGGAACTAAAGAAGAATTGAACGAAAGAGAAAAATATTATATTGAGTTATATGACACAACAAATCCCCAAAAGGGATATAACTACTGCGAAGGTGGCGGTAGTGGCGTTCGCAATATCACAAGAGATTCAAAAAGAAAAAAGATATTGAAACAACACCAAGAGTTGAAACCACAGACTTTTGCAAATTATTTGAAGAAATTAAAAATTAATGGACTATCAGAAGAAACTGTTCTTTCTGAAATTTTAGAAACTCCTCTATTTATAGAAAATGTAAAAGGCGAAGTAAAATATTTTTCTTCTCTTTCCAAGTTTCAAAAATCATTAGGAAAGAAAGAACAAAACATTGTGAAATTGCATTACTTCTATAAAGTTTCAAGAAATGAAATAAATAAAGAGCTTTACAAAACAAAATTTTATCCCTACACCTTTTATAGAGAAGATGAAGTCAACCTTCCTCAACATATAGTAAAAATAAAAACTCAATTAGAACAAAAGAGAAAAGAAAAGCAGGAGAAAGATAAGATAGCCAACGATTTGTTAAACACAATTACTTATCTATTAGAAAAACATGGGGAGTGGGAAGTGTGGGAGGAAGAAACGATAGAGCGTGTAGTCATAACAAAACGTGGTTGGGTAGTTCAAGAAGATAAATACGAACAATACTTACAAGACTTGATAAAAGTAGTAGAAGAAAGTCACCCTTATTATTGGGATTTAATATTTAAAGAGGGTGATGATTGGAAAATCAACTTCTTTCTAATTGACTTTTATAATAAAATTTACAAATAACAACTAAAAAAGTAAAAGTGTAAAATTTCACAACCCCTTATAAACGTTGGTATTACCATGTTTTTAAGGGGTTTTATTTTAAAAAGTGCAACTCTATTTACATGAGTACATATATAGTAGCAATTGCACATTATGTACTCCATCTCTCATTACTTAACAACACTCCTATTTATTTTTACTGTTTTTCATACACTCTCAATCCTTTCACAACCACTAGACCTTTATCTAGTGGTCTCCTAAAATAACCAACTAAGTTCCTCTCTCCTCTTGGTTGGTTATTTTAGAAGTTATAAAGGAGGAATACTATGGCAAAGACAGATAACCCTTGTCCACAGATTGAATTTATCCGATTACTAGCTTCTAAGTTAAATGTAACCATAGAGGTTGCAGAATTTATTTACAAAACCTATGGAGTAGTAGGGTTGGAATTAATGCAACAATACAATTCATTAAAGATAACACCTTACATATTCCTAGAGCGTAAGAACTCCCCTAGTCGTGATTATTTCAATATTCACACAGGAGAATATGAGCAAACAGAATCCAAAGATAGGCTATATGCTAGAGTGTCACATACCAATCGTGATGTTGACCAAGCTATGAGGCACATAGATATATACGAGGAAATGTTGGCTAGACAAGAAATGTATGAAGCTCAGAAAGAGCAAGAACGTCTACTCAAAGAGAAAGAGGCTAAACGTGAAAAACGTAATCGTCAAGCTCGTACAAGAAGACGTAAGAAAAATCAACGTGCTAAGAAGAAAGCGATAGAGCGATTAATCCACTATGAGGTAATTTACCACCAAGAGGAGCAACGTAAATATCGCAAGGAATTAGACCAACGTAGAAAATAAAATTTGAAGCAAAGGGAGAAATTTGAATATGGCAAAGAAAACTGTAAATATCAAACAAACTTCAACAGACAAAGTAGAAGTAGTAGCAACAGGAAAATTAATTTTGTCAGAAGAAAATGCTTTAACATTAGACACACCTGACTACGGTGTTGTTGATATTAATAAAATTGCAACAGAATTAAATTTATTTGGTCAAATTATCGAAGTGAAATTAACACTCAAAGATGAGGAAATTTCAGAAATCGATTTGCTCGAAATTTGCTAATAAAATAAACAGAACTTAGCCACACCTCTTTTTGGTGTGGTTTTTATATTACAATCTTCAACTCTCTTAGATTGGGAGTTGGTATAGGTATTCAAGTCATTCCCAACTCAAAATGCCCTCTAAAAGCATGACTTGAATATCTATACCAACTTCTTTTTGCTTTTAGAGGGCAAGAAATCTAAAGAGTTGGAGAAAGAGGTTTTACATTTTATGCAATACAAAGGTATGAAAAATTTAGAAATTAAGGTTCGAGATAGAAACACAGGAGAAATATATGATACCTATCAAACGTGTTCGCCTTTAGCAAATATACACGTTAGTGAACCAACTTCGGCAGAAAGAATGAAGTATTATCAAAATCTAAATGACCACAGAGCTATGGCAAAATCATTGGGAGGTTTTATTATGGTGTTATACTACAATAATTGCATTCTTTATGAACAAGATTTAATGTCTAAAGCAAGTGTGACAAGATTGCTTATGTTGGCAACTTATATGGATTTTGAAAATCGCTTAGTGCTAGAAGTACCAACTACTAGAAAACAAGCCGAAGAAGTTGAATATATGAATCGTTCAGATATTCAAAAAGTGCTAAATTTAAAGAATACTGCGTTTAAGGCTTTTATGAAAGAAGTGACAGATAGTGAAATTCTTATCAAAGAAGGCAAAACGTATAGACTATCTACTGAGTTCTTTCACAAAGGTGAAATAGCTAGAGATATGTGTTTCAGTAAACTTTATGTAGGCACTATGAGAGAATTATATAATAGCACACCTGCCAAGAAACATTCAACTCTAAGCTATATATTTCAACTAATGCCTTTAGTTCATTGGAAAACAAATTATATCGTGACAAACCGAATGAGCGGTTTAGAAGATATGGAAACTTTAGACATAACAGGAATTTGTGCTTTCTTAGGTTTAGAAACAAATAGAAAATCAACTAGCTTCATGAAGAAAGAATTACTTTCTTTCAGAATCGAGCGTAATGGAGAATATTATTATTTATTCAATATGATGACACAAACAAGTAAGAATGGTCAACGCTCTTGGTTTATAATTAATCCTCTAATTTACAATTCTATGAATGATTATTCTGACTTCAAAGAGGCAGTAAAAGCCACATGGGTAAATTAATTTTACTATAACATTAATAAGAAATTTAGCAAGAATGTGGTAATATCAACGTTTATCAAGGTTAAAAAGGTCGCAAAAACTAGACAAACACCTCGAAAAAGGTCGCAAAAACTAGACATTTATAAAAACTCAACTTTTTATAAATAAGTGTTGACCTTTGTAAACCTATGGTATATAATATGAATGTAAGCACAAGAGAGAAAGGTTGATAATATGAAAAAAGACATTGTAGTAACCTATGAAATTCTTAGTGAAAGCAACCTAGCATTTAACATCATTGATTTAACACTAAAGGAACAAATCGTTGTAGTTGGCGATTTAGAAACAATTCAATCTGCATTGATTGAGGAATATATTCCTAGTGAGATTAAAGTTTACATTGGTAAAACCGATTTAGGTCGATTAATTGCCGAAAGTTTACAAACATTAGGAATTGAAGTTGAATATTTATCTGTACATTTTGAAGTTGAACAATAGTAACTAGATACATAAAATTCCCCTCCTACTCATTGCTAGTTGGGTAGGATTATTGAAAAACTTAGGTGAGGTATCTAGCAGTACCAATATGCCAATCGACTTGAAAGTTAAGGGGTTATAATTGTCGCTTTTATTCATCGGAGTTTTGGGAGGTGCTTAAACTGTACCCAAGAGCGAAGTAGGCGTTTAAGCTGAAAAGTTCCTCCGCAACCTACAGGGAAGTGTAAGTCTTAGCTAATTCGGTAGCCCCGTCTAGTTAAGCAGTCCTTGTTATCAAGTCTTTTTGCAGAGTTAGACGTTTGAAAGAAACTACTGTATAGGATTAATGTGCGTACAGAAAAGTCCGAGGAAGTGGCAATCCTTATAAACCACTAGATGATTCTTGTCTTAGCCGATACAGACAAGCTAAAAATAAAGAAAGGTCGGCTATCAAATGTAATTGTCATAGAGCGTGACAACGGTAAAATAAATAAAGCTCAATGGATGAAGCGGATGTGGTGTCTGTCTCATGACGTTGATGTAGTTTTCCTTGTTTGAGGGTGGCTATGGAGTTCTTTAGGGTGTGTGGTCGCCTGTTTCAAACTAGGAACTGAAGTTCAAAAATATCACATATGTAATAGCAATGCGATAGAAGCTACTATGTAGTCAAGGAATCGACAGACATTTATATCTTTGGTCAGAAACTAAGGATATTGACCGATAGTCTCGTGAAGTCATAAAACTATAAGCCCATGCGTGGTCGAGACAAATTATGTTGTATCTAGTGACTAGCATTGGTGCAATTCCAATGGACAACTTAAACCAATCTATAGCTTACTTGGTGGCTAGTAAAATAACGACCAAGACAGAGAGAAAGGAAATGATATTATGAAACATGAGGAAAAGTCCTATGAATTAAAAGGGGCAACTATTTATTTGACAAAACAAGCTAGTAAGGTATTGGGATTTAATGCTATCTATGTAGAGGATAATATTCCTTATTTTGACCATACTCGTGAATTATATGTGGTTGATGCACGAACTAGCAAAAGTATTGATGGTAAACTTTCTACTTTTGATTTAAGTAAAGAGTCTATTTTGCTTATTGAGTATCATCATAAGTTAAATGAAATGGAAAGTAAGGTTCGATATAGTGAAGAGACAATGATAAGCACAGTATCTTCACCATTTAATAGCTCACAAGTTGAGTTAATAGCAGATGAAATAAAAATGCAAGTAAAACGCAATAGTTTATAATATACACATATTGAAAGAATCAAGAGAGAAGGTTTGAACAGGAGGAAATTTAGAGTGAAAGAGTATATTAAGTTAAATAACGAGGTCATGCAAAAGGTAGACGGTTTCTACCAATTAGATAAAGACAAGGAAGCAGTTAAAGCTTTCGAGAAAGAAGTTAAAGAACGATTAATGGATTTCGATTCATTAGAACAACGATATAAATGGTTAATTGACAATGATTACTATGTAGATTTCTTAGAAACATACGATATGGATTTCATTGAGAAATTAACAAAATATATTTATGATTTTAACTTCGAGTTCCAATCATACATGGCTATCTCTAAATTTTATCAAAGTTATGCCTTAAAGACAAATGATAAAAAATATTATTTAGAAACATATGAGGAACGTATCATAGCGTGTGCATTATATTTAGCACAAGGAGATGAAGAATTTGCTTGGGAATTAGCAGAAGCTATGATTAAGCAACAATATCAACCAGCCACACCAACATTTCAAAATGCTGGTAAGAAACGTGGAGGAGAAATGATTTCATGTTTCTTATTGGAAATGGACGATACATTAAACTCTATCAACTATAACCTATCTACAATGGGGCAATTATCTAAAATAGGTGGAGGAGTATCTTGCAATTTATCTAAACTCCGTGGTCGTGGCGAGTCAATCAAAGGAGTTGAAGGTGCTGCTAGTGGAGTAGTACCAGTCATGAAGCTTATGGAGGACACATTCTCATATGTAAATCAGTTGGGTTAAAAATACTTTGGCTCGGTATACTGGTGACAGTGTACAAAAACTATGGGGTAAATTGCTGGAACACCCTAAAGCTCTCATGCCTATGCAATAGGAGTCGAAAGACAGAAACAAGTTGAGAGATGACCTATGTTGAAATAAAAGCCGAAAGGTACTAAGGGTTATTATAATGGGCAATCAGCAGCCACATAAATCAACTCTCTTTAAAAACAAGGGAGAGGATAATCTTGGAAGAAATTTGGAAACCATGTAAAGACTACGAAGGACTATATGAAGTTTCTAACTTGGGAAGAGTTAGAAGTTGCGATAAAATGGTTTGGAATGGTCGAACTTACTATTTTAAGAAAGGTGAGTTAAAAGCACCTAAACATAGAAAAGATGGTTATTTAACAGTATCGCTATATAAGAATAATGTGGGAAAACAGGTAAGAATACATAGACTTGTAGCTTTCGCTTTTATCGAAAACGAAAATCCTGACTTATATAAAGACGTTAATCACATAGACTGTAATCGCTCAAATAATGAAGCAACAAATTTAGAATGGTGCAATGCTTTAACAAACCACGAACATAGCCATAAATTGGGGAGAAAAACAGAACCTCCAACTCATTATGGTGAAGATAATAAATTCTCTACACCTGTTTATGTTACATTGTTAAAAACAGGTGAGATATTGGAATTTGTTAGCATAAGTGATGGTTTGAAGTATTTAGGAGTTGCTAATCCCTATTCTAAAGTTGCAAATGTATTTGCTTCAATTAAGAGAAACGGAACAGCCTATGGTTGCAAATGGAAACTAAAAGAGAGTTGATTTATAGGTTCAGAGACTAAAATCCCACATCTCACTGAGATGAAGATATAGTCCATCCCCTCGTGAAAGCGAGGGACTAAGATGCAAAGACCTGGAGCAGGTGTAGCCTACTTAAATATCTTTCATTGGGATATTGAAGAATTTTTAGAAACTAAGAAAATCAATGCTAGTGAGAAAGCACGATTACAAACATTAAGTATTGGTGTTGTAATTCCTGATAAATTTATCGAATTAGCAAGAGAGAATAAAGACGTATACGTATTTGCACCTTATACAGTTTATAAAGAATATGGGCAACATTTAGATGACATAGATATTGATAAAGTTTACGAAGATTTGGTTGCGAATCCAAATGTAAAGAAACGTAAATTAAATCCTCGTACATTATTGACAAATATTGCACGAAGTCAATTTGAGTCAGGTTATCCATATATCATGTATAAATCTAATGCAAATAAAGTCCATGCCTTAAAGAATATTGGTGATATTAAAATCTCTAACCTCTGCACCGAAATTTTTCAATTACAAGAAACTTCAATTATCAACGACTATGGGATTGAAGATGAAATCAAACGTGATATTAACTGCAACTTAGGTTCGCTTAATATTGTCAACGTTATGGAAAATAAAAGTATTGACAAAGCAGTAGCAATGGGTATGAGAGCATTAACTTCTGTATCTAATATGAGTAATGTTGCCAATGCACCAGGAGTTAAAAAAGCTAATGAAGAACTTCATGCAGTTGGTTTAGGTGCTATGAATTTACATGGCTACTTAGCTAAAAATAAAATTGCTTATGAAAGTGAAGAAGCAAAAGATTTCGTTCGCACATTCTTCATGATTGTCAATTATTATTCTATCTTAGAAAGTTCACTTATTGCAATGGAAAGAAATGAAACATTTAAAGATTTTGATAAATCGGAATATGCAAATGGTAACTATTTTAAGAAATATATTAAGAATGACTATTCACCAAAAACAGAAAAAGTTAAAAAATTGTTTGAGGGGATTTACATTCCTAATCTATTAAATTGGCAAGGATTATCTGAAATTGTTGCAGAACATGGTATGTATCATGCCTATCGTTTGGCTATTGCACCTACTCAATCTATTGGTTATGTGCAAAACGCAACACCAAGTATTGCACCTATCGTTAGCGTAGTAGAAACACGCACATATGCAGACTCAACCACATATTATCCAATGCCATTCTTAGACAAGAAAAATTTCTTCTTCTACAAATCGGCATATCAAATGGATATGATGAAAGTTATTGACTTGGTGGCAGAGGCACAAGAGCATATAGATCAAGGTATCTCAACGGTATTATATGTAGATAGCAATACACCAACAAGCCAACTTGTGAGATACTATATGTATGCACATTTCAAGGGATTAAAAAGTTTATATTATACACGCACAAAATTATTAACAGCAACAGAATGTGAAAGTTGCTCAGTTTAGTTTAAGTTTCAAAGGAGAGAAAAATATATGAAGATTATTAAATTTGCTACATCATCATGTGGAGCTTGTCAAATGTTAGATAAATCATTAGAACAAGCAACTAATTTACCTGAGATTGAAAAAGTTGATTGTGAAGAAATGCCTGAATTAGCAGGGGAATTTGGTGTATTCCAAGTTCCCACTATGGTTCTATTAGATGACAATAATGAAGAAATTAAACGTCATGCAGGATTCATGGCTAAAGCTCAACTAGAAAGTTGGGTGAATGTCTAATGGAGAAATTTAAAGCAGTCAATTGGAATGACCCATCGTGTGCATTCTACAATGAGATTTATAAAAAGCAAACTCAACAATTTTGGCTAAGTGAAGAAATTCCAGTAAGCGAAGATAAAGATTGTTGGAATGAACTAGACGACAAAACTAAAGTAGCCTACGAGCGTATTTTAGCAGGCTTAACTTTATTAGATACTAATCAAACAACAGGTATTAATAAGATTGCAGAGAAATCTGACAATATGTTCATTCAAGCATTATTGGCTTTATTTGGTGGATTTGAGTCAATTCATGCTCGTTCATATTCAACTATTTTCCAAACGTTATGCACTACTGAGCGAATTGATGAATTATTCGATTGGGTTCATAATGTAAAGGAATTGCAAACTAAAGTCAAGGAAATTATGCGTGAGTATAAATCAGATGATAACTTATATATGTCATATGTAGCTTCATTATGCCTCGAAGGAATTTGTTTCTATAGTGGATTTTTCTTACCTCTATGGTTAGCAGGTCAAGGGAAAATGGTGCATAGTGGTGAAGTTATTAACTTAATCATGCGTGATGAGAAATTGCACACATTAGCTTGTGGTCAATTTGCACAAGATTTATACAATGAGATGGATACTTCTGCTCAAATTCACTATCGTGAGTTAGCAGAGGAATTAATCACGAAAGTATATGAATTGGAATTAGAATATTCACACTTGATTTATGACGACTTAGGTTTATTTGATGAAGTTAAGACATATGTTGAGTTCAATGTAAACTATGCTTTATCATGTTTAGGATTTGAGCCAATGTTTGATGTAAGTGAGATTGATGTAAATTCTGTGGTTATGAACGGATATTCAATCGACACGAAGAATCATGATTTCTTTTCAACGAAAGGAAATGGATATGTTGTTGCAACAAACGTTACAAAATTAACAGATGAGGATTTTATTTTCTAATCCTTGTCTTGCTTAATAGATTCACTAAAATTTGAAAAAGGGTGATAAATTTGAAAAGATTATTAGGTATTTGTTTATTGGTATTTGTTGCACTCATTGGGTGTAGCCAAGAGAAAGTTGAAACAATTAAGGTTGGACTTGTTACTGATAGTGGTTCTATCTCAGACAAGAGTTTTAATCAAGGCTCTTGGGAAGGAGTTCTACAATTCCAAAAAGAAAATGAGAATGTAGAAGTTCAGTATGTACAACCACATGAAGAAAATTTACAAGACTATATGAATGCTATTGATAATTTAATCTTAGCAGGAAATGAAGTTATCGTTATGCCTGGTTTTAAATTTGAGGAAACAGCAGACAAAGTTGCTAAACTCTATCCCGATGTTAAGTTTATTTTAATTGATGGACAACCATCAGAAGACGGAGAATATGTATCTCATGACAATGTTGTTTCTATCTACTTCAAGGAAAATGAATCAGGTTTCTTAGCAGGTGTAGCTAGTGCATTAGAAACCAAAACCAATGAATTAGCCTTCGTTGGCGGATTTGACATACATTCAGTTTACAAATTTGGAATTGGTTACTTATCAGGAGTAGCATATGCAAATCAACATTTAGGCACAGAAGCTCAAGTGACAGAATATATCTATGCAGGTTCATTTACCGATGTGGATATGGGTAAAGCTGTTGGGGGAGCTATCTATGACAAAGGTGTTGACATCGTATTTCATGCTAGTGGCGGGGTAGGAGTTGGAATCTTCTCTGAAGCTAAAACTCGTGCAGAAAATGGTGAAAATGTTTATGTCGTAGGTGTAGACGTTGACCAATATTCTGAGGGAGTTATCTCTAATGGTGAATCGGTTACTTTAACTTCTGCCATGAAACAATTAGGCGTAGCAGTTAATACTCATCTTCAATATTGGCTAAATGGTGAATTTAAAGGTGGACAAGTTATCACTATGGATATTACCCAAAATGCAGTTGGTTTACCTAACAACAATCCTAACCTAAGTGCAAACACTTGCAATAAACTTGAAGAAGTTAAACAATTGTTAAAACAAGGTGAAATTAAAGTACCATCAACAAAAGAAGAAACACGAGATTTCTTAGACAAATACAACTACGATTATTCAGATTTAAACTTTTAATAATTAAAGAGAGCCTTTAGGCTTTCTAATATCTACGTCATCAACCCTTCATTTTTCATAATTCTCCCCTCCTCATTAAATATGTGATTTACACGATGACGTGGATATTAGAGATTCTAAAATCTCTAAAGTACAATGTTGAATTCTATCAAGTAGATTGCGATAAGTTATCCCAATATATATTGACTTATCACTAAGAATCAGAGGGTGCGTGCCCTCATATGCTAGTGTAGCTCAGTTGGTAGAGCAATCGCATGGTAAGCGATAGGTCGTGGGTTCAAGCCCCATCATCTAGCACCATATATAATACCGAAAACTGGATTTGAAAGAGTTGCCAGTATAAAGATTGAGACTCGTAGAAAGGGAATGATACCTATGAAAAAGATTTATTTAGAAAAGCAATTTATGAAAGCAACAAACTTGAACAATTACATCATTGGTGAGATTTTGAGCCACAACAAAGATGCAGGAGAGTATCAAATCGAAAAAGAAGATGGCACTATCTTGACAGTATTTTCACATTCTTTACTAGGGTGGGAAAACTATGATGAGCGACCTAATCGAGCTTTTGATAATGATAAATTAAATAAAATCACCAATAAGCCAACACTACAACCAAAAGGCAAAGTTATCTATGCGGTAGATATTTGTCGCAGTAATCATGGAACAGACGTAGCAGGTTTTACCGTTTCGACTGTCATGCAAGATGGAACTATTGTAGTACATTTTACAGATAATTTAAGAGGAAGTTATAAAGGTATCGCAGAGACAATACTTAAATATATTGATAAAAACCATGATTTTGGTCGTGAGGCAGAATTGCGAGTTAATACCGTAGGGCTAGGTAAAGGAATTCTTGATTACTTAGAAGATTGCCCTATACCAGTCAAGATGTGTGGAATTGACGAAGTGAAACAAGCACATTCAACATTAAGAGAAAAAATTTATCAAGAGGAAATGATTATTAATGAAACTCTAAAAGAAACATTAGAAAATCTTGATAATAAAGTTTTTATTTCTAAAGACGGTTGTAAAGTTTTACTTGAACAACATGAATCAAATATTGAACAATATGCTTTATTTAGTAGCCTACTAATGACTTGTCATGATGGTGGTAAATTCTTATACGAAAATGAATTTGAGCTTTGGATTGAAAAAACTTCGCTAAATCAATCAAGCTCTCTGATAGAAATTTATCACTTGATGTTAAGAGATAACAAAACGAGAGAAGAAGAGTGTGTCACTTCAAGTCAAAAGCGTTACGAAATAGAAAACACGATGAACTTTATGGTTAAAGCATTTGGTTTAGCAAACAAGAAAGCAAAAGTACATATCGGAATCAAAGAAGAGTCTACTAAGTAGACTCTTTTATTATATCATAAATCATTTGAACTAGGAGAGGGAATGAATGAAATTTGAAAAACTAGAGAATGAGACAGAATTTGAATATGGTTTGCGAATTATCGAGGGCAAAGTAAATCGTGAGATTGATTTGGATTGGGACGAAATTTGCGATTTATTGAAATTGGACGTGCATAAAGATAGCTTACGCAAGGCAACCTCAGTTACACCTTATAGTGGGGTGGCAGTTGCTAAATATTACAAAGATAAAATTGCCAATATGGTAGTCGAAGCTCAACCCGAACAATCTCAAAATGAATTGCTATTGGAACTAGAGATGAAGAAACGTGAACTCTATAAAGAGCGTGTAAAACTTCAAGACCTAAACAATGCAATCAGACGTGAAGGCAGACCTGAAGCACGTTGGGAAAAGGCTATGGAAGAATTATATAAAAATATTTCTATGTTGCCACCAATCAATATTCAATTGGCTAAAGACAATAAAGGTTCTAACGAAGCTAGTATTTTAATTAGTGATGTTCATATTGGGAAAGGTGTAGACACACCTCACAATAAATACAATTTAGATATTGCACAAGAACGCTTAGGTAAATTAGCTACACAAGTAATTGAGTATTGCAAAATGCACAAAGTCGGAACATTAAATATCGACCTTTTGGGCGATCTTATTGAAAATAATTTACATATTGACTCTCGTGTAGAGCAAGTATGCGACACTATGGAACAAGTTGCATATGCAAGTGAATTTTTATCTCAATTCATTTCAACATTAGCACCTTACTTTAATAAAATTCGTTTGCATAGTGTAGCAGGAAATCATGACCGATTGGAAAAGCAATATAAAGATAGTCGTGATGTTGAGAACTTTGTCAAGTTAATCGATACAATTATCGAACTACGCACAGGAATGAAGTTTGAGCGTAGTCACGTAGATGACGAGATTGAAGTTTATAAAATGAGCAACGGAATGACTATTGCTTTACAACATGGACACAATGTGAAAAATGTTGACACTCTTGTGAAAGACGTGTCTTTTTATTTGGAAACAAATATTGACTTCTGTCATATTGGACATTTCCATTCATTCAAAAGTGTAAAAGGAACTATTGTAAACGGAAGTGCTTGTGGAAGCGATAAGTATGCTAATAAACTTCGTTATAATGATAAAGCAAGTCAAGTATTGGTAGTTTACTATGAAGATGGAAGTCAAGTAATACATAACATTATTTTAAACTAAACCTAGCAAATATAAAAGAGGTGTGTGAATGGCTAAAGTAAATATTGAAACTCCCTCTAGCAAACCTCTTTTCATGGTTTGCCCTAGATGTGGAAATAAATTAAATGGCAATCAATTTTATTCTTGGAAAGGTAGACCAGGTGACGTATTGCCAATGTGTAAGGAATGTTTATATTCCTATTGTATTAATGCAAACGGACTCTCACGAGATGGGATTATCAATGCAAGTCGATACATGGATTTACCTTATGTAGAAAATCATTATCAATCAATAGCTAATGGCAAGACTTCTGACAAGTGGAAATTGGCACAATATTTCAATCGCCTAAGAGGTGACTTAAATATGCGAGATTGTCACTTTAAGGATTCTGTCTTTGACTACATTGAAGATTATAATAAAGTTGAAGAAGAAGTTGTTGATTTAAGACAAGAGTTTACTCCTACTGAAGATAATGAAGAAGAACGATTAACAACTGAACGTGTAAGCAAAACTGAACGATTTAAGGAATTACAAGCCAAATGGGGTAACTATCAAAGTTTAGATTTCCTAGAACGTTGTGAAGCACTCTATAAGGAAATTGTAGAGGGTGGTTACATTATTCGTTCTGCCATGCACGATATTTCTATACGAAACTATTGTACACTACAAGTCAAGTTTAATGTTGCCCAAGAGAAAGATGACTTCGTTGCAATGGATAAATTGAAACAAGCATTGAAAGATGCTCGTGGAGATGCAAAACTCAATCCATCGCAATTAAAAGCGGAAGATTTCTCAACTGGTGGGGCAAATAGCTTTAGTGAAATTGCTCGACTTGTGGCACAGAAGAATGGGTTTATTCCTTTGCCAATGAAATACTATAAACAACCTAATGACTACCTAGATTTCTTAGCTTGGGAATTGGTTAATTATATGAGACATTGCATTGGTTTACCCGAAGTGGACTACGAAGAAGTGTACGAGTTTCAAATTAAAAAGATTAACGAATTTAATGAAAGATTTGATGCAGATATTGAGAATGGTGACTTGGGTGACTTAGAGCCTGAAACCAAGGGGAAGAAAAGAGAATGGACTATAATTTAGTTGACTTTTATTAACTTCTCTACTATAAGGAAAAGGGGTGGTTTAAGGATATGCCAACAGAAAAAATAGGTTATAAAAGTGAATACACCCAGGAACAACAAGTTGAAAGATGGTCAGAGTTAATAGCCTACTTTCGTTGGTATCCCGACATCATGCTAGATTGGCTAAGACCAACCGAAATAGACAAAGAAACTGGTAAGGTGAGAAAGTTAGGGATAGAATTAGGAGCGGATCAACGCCTACTACTTAGGAATATGTGTCGTTTTCCTTATAACTTCGAGGTTTTGAGCCGAGGATATGGTAAAACAACTTTCGAGCTATTGGCTTTGTATCTAATGGCTATTCTATATCCTGATACAACTTGGTCAATGTCTGCTCAGACACTACAAACAAGTGCAGGGTTCTTTAGTGATAAACACGCAGATATTATGAGATTTTATCCTATGTTGTTAAATGAAATTGACGGCAAGGTAAGAATTAGCGATAATGCAGTTGAGATTTGTTTTAAGAATGGCTCGGTTATAACAAATGTAACCAATAGTGGTACGGCAAAAGGTCTCAGAAGGAACGGACTCGTATTCGAAGAAGCGGCATTAATGAACTTTAACAACTATCGTGACAATACCGAACCTTTAACTTCAGAGGAGATTAAATCGCCACGTTATCAATCGGTTTATGACCCATATTGTAGCAACAAACAAAACTTTGTAACAACTGCTTACTATAAAAATGAAGCATTTGAATTTTGTCGCAATATGGTGCTAGACATGGCTAATTGTAAAGGTGCTTTTGTTTACGGTGCTAGTTATAAATTGCCTGCGAAATTTGGACGAGGGAGAAGTGTAGAACAAGTAGAGGCTCTGATTGATAAAGTAGGGCAATTAATGTTCAATTTCAACTACGGTTCTCGTTGGGCAGTCAACAATGGCTCTTGTATCGTTGATATGGATGAACTTAAAGCCTTACAAACTTTAAGTCAAGCAGAATTAAAAGGTCAAAAGAATGGCGAATACTACATCTCAATAGACGTTGCCCGAAGTGCAAAGACTTCTAACAATGCTAGTGCAATTGCTATCTTGCGGGTCAGACGAGATGCACGAGGTAAAGTTCGTGAGATACAAGCGGTCAATCTAGTAAAATTACCAAACGGACTAAACTTTAAACAACAAACTGTAATTTTAAAACGCCTATGTAATCTATTTGAGCCTGAAGCATTGATAGTAGATATTAATGGGTTAAATCTAGCCCCTTTGTATAGCAATATACACCGAAAAACTCTTTTAATTCATGGGAACTCTCAATCTTTAATTGAGACAATCATGAGCGAAGCTAAAATTCAATGTTATATTTTCAATGGAAAGAAGTGACTATATGAAAGAAGTATGGAAACCGATAAAGAACTACGAAGGTTATTACGAAGTTTCAAATAAGGGTAAAGTAAGAACAGTTACAAGATTTGTTCCGAATAGTGGCAAACATGGAATGTGGTATGAATCACGTATTCTCAAATTCAATATAGATAAAGACGGATACTGCACAGTTGCTTTACAGAGAGAAGGAAAAGTAAAGCGATGTAAAGTGCATAGATTGGTGCTATCTACTTTTGACAATTATGAGAGTGATTTACAAGTAAACCACATTGACGGAAATAAACTCAATAACTGTTTAAGCAACCTTGAATGGGTAACTAGTAGTGAAAATATCAAACACGCATATAGTATTGGACTTAAAACCCAATCAGGTTCAAAGAATAACGGTTCTAAACTAACTGAGGAGCAAGTTATTCAAATGTGTGATTTCTTCAAATACACAACTTTTACTAATAAACAAATCGCCGATATGTTTGACATAAAAAGCGATGAAACGATTAGAAAAATTAGAAAAAGAAAAGCGTGGACACACGTGACACAAAACATTGAATTTTAGAACGTGCAACGACTATCCCGAAAGGGAGTACACTCAAGCGAGTGGAAATGGAGAGTACCCAACTTGGGTAAAGATATAGTCTGGACTATGTGGTGACATATAGAAGTTCATAAGAGAACTGGCAAGGTGGTAGCGTACCTTGTTGAACACATTGTAGGTAAGGGACTTATGGATTATATTTTAGACGAAATTACATTAGAAGATGGTACGGTATTGGAGGCTTACGACATGATTAATACTGACTACCGAAGTGAATATCGAAATGCTAAACGCTGTGTTTATGGTATTGAAGCACAATCTAACAATACAGAAATGATTGTGCAATTTCAAAACATTGTAGGAACAAAAATCCTACGACTATTAGAACCTTTTGATGTTAATAAAGCTATCGACATTCCCGATGAAGATTATCTAGTGAGTGATATTTTACCGTTTTTACGAACTGAGAATTTTATCGGTGAAGTGCAAAACTTAACTGTTGAGGAAATTCAAGGTAGTGGTAAATTAAAAGTCGGTCAACTCGTTAGAGCAGATAAGGATATTTTCTCGGCAGTTCAGATGGGTTCGTGGTATATCATGAAACATAAGAATGTTGGCTATGAGGAAGAGCAAGATATTGATTATCATGCAGTATTCAAATCTCTTATGAGAAAGCCTGATATTTATAAACATAGATAGGAAAGGAGTGTGAGAAGAATGGAAACTAATGAGATGCTAGAAGGTTTAAAAGTATTTGATGAGAATGTTGATAACTATACGGAAGCAGACAGATACGAAGATTTATTAACTTTCTCTAAACGATTAGAGGTACAAAATCGTAGACGTATGGACTCTTGGATTTCACGCCAAGCACAACAACGCTATGTGAAATACAATGATGAACAAGTTAAGCAATTCTTACAAGACCCTCGTGCTCATGAAAAAGAGTTACGTCAATTAAGTCGTCAATTAGAAAATACAAGTCAAATTTATCAACGTATCGTAGGATATTTGCCAAGTTTAGCAATTATCAACCCTATCATTTTACCAACCTATCAAGCACAACGATTAAAAACAATTGATGTGCAATATGAGAAAGCAATGGAATATTTAACTTTATTAAATTTACCAAAAGAATTGCTAAAAGTCTATCGTACCGTATTCCGAGAAGATGTATTCTATGGATTGGAATATGAAAGCGAAGATATGTATAGTATTCGACAACTAGACCCTGATTACTGTCGTATTAGTGGAGTTGAGCATGGTGCTTATACATATCAAATGGATATGACTTTCTTCTGCAAGACAAAGAATTACGATGTTGATACAACATTACTTGCAGAATATGACCAGTATATTGATGGTTTCTTTACCAAAGCATTTAACAACTATCGTAAAGATGGTAGCAAACAATGGGTTGACATTCCTGCTCAAAATTCAATTTGTATCAAGTTGAAAGAGGAATTGGATTATTGCTACCCACCTTATGCAAGTATTTATAAAGATATTCAATCAATTGAAGATTTTAAAGCATTAAATAAAATTGCAGAGGAACAAGCAAACTATAAAATTATTGGTTTCAAAATCCCAACTTTCTCAGGTAATAATGCGAAGAATAATCAACAAGACGCATTCTCTATCAAAGTTGAAACTGCAACAATGTTCTACGAATTAGCTCGTACTGCTATTGCAGATTCTATTGGTATCTTCTACTCGCCAATGGATTGGGATAGTGTCAACTTCAATGACGGTACTACCAATACACGAAATCGAGTAAAAGAATCAACAGACCAACTATATGATAGTTTGGGAATTAGTCGTTTAGTATTCAATAGTGATAATGCCACAACTTTACAATATTCAATCAAATGTGATGAGGCATTGTTATTTGCACTAAACCGACAAATTGAAACTTGGATTACTCGTAAGTTTATTTATAAGCACAAAGGAAATTTCGTTTGTGAGATTTTAGACTTGACAATCTTCAATCGTAAAGATATGGCAGATACATTCCTAAAAGGCGCTCAAAGTGGAGTTCCAACAGTTGTCAAAACTTGGATTGCTATGGGTGGTCGTCAAGAAAACTTAATGGCTTATAATTTCTTACAAAATAATATTCTAAAAGTTCAAGATAACTTCATTCCACTTTCTACCTCATATACACAAAGTTCAAAGGATAGTGAGAGTGGTAGACCAACTGAGGAAAATCCAAATTCTGAGGTGACAATTGAAAATCGCAATCGAGGTACTGATGCAGAAAAGACTGCGATGAATAATGCTTAATTTGAAAGGAGGTGAGAGTATGGAGGAAATGAAGTCAAGAGTAAATTTCTTAGGAACTGCCAATTTCTCTAATTTCAAAGCAACTTCTAATCCCTCTTTTCATAAAGCGACTCTACGTATTATGGCTATTGATAAAATTGCCAATAAATATAAATTTACTGAGAAATCAGTAGAGAATGCTCTGAGTAGTATCGACAATGTACCATTAGCTACTTTCTTTGATGAACGAGCAAATAACTTAGGCGACCATGATGACCGTATGCGAGAAGGTCAACGTACCTATGGTGTGGGGACTATTGCAGAAAGTTGTGAAAAGTGGATTGAAGAAGTTGAAGAAAATGGAGTTGTTGATAAGTACCTTTCTAGTGAGGTTATCTTATGGAAACGTCAAGAGAAAGAGTACGACTTTATCAGACGACATAAGGAATTAAGTGTAAGTATGGAAGTGCAACCAACTAAGGCATATCGAAACAAAGATGGGATTATTGTTGTAGAGGATTTCTACTTTACAGCAGTTACTATCTTGGGTATCGGTATTAACCCTGCATTTGGTGGTGCTTCAATTACATTTAGCCAACAAGATGAACAGTATCAACAAATGATGACTGAATTAAAAGAATTTGAAAATGGAGGGTTTTCTATGGAAGAAAATCAAATTGTGAACGAACCTATCACAACTCCTGAACCAATTGAGCCAATCGTTGAACCTAATGAACCAACTGAACCTATTACTGAAGAACCAAAGGTGCAGGAAGATACAAAAACTGAACCTATTGCAGAGCCAGTAGCAGAACCAAAGGTTGAGCCTGATAAGGTAGATTATAAAGCTCAAATGGAACAAATGGAAGTTGAATATTCTAAAACAATTCGTGACTTAACACAAGAGAAAGATACATTATCTCAACAAATTCAAACTTTAGCAAGTGAGAAAACTGCACTAGAGGAAGAATTAAATTCTCTTCGTGAATACAAAAACACGATTGAAAAAGAACAACGTACTAATGCTCAAAATGAAGTATTAGAACGCTATGCAGACTTAAAAGATTATGAGGGATATGAGGACTTAATGGGTCGATTAGATACATTAAGTGCAGAAGAATTAGAAAATAATCTTCTTATCTTATTAGGTCGTGCAGAACGTGCAAAACGTGAAAAACAACGAGGTAACAAACCTACACAAGCTAAGATTAACATTACTACTGCAAATAGTCAACAGGTGACACAAGTACACCCTCGATATGGAATTATCTAGTAAGCAGTATTCAATGTATATAAAAACAATCTCAAAAGAGAACTGAAGGAGGAATTTGCAATATGGCAAACATTTTATATTTCAACTTAACAAATGTTAAAGAAGCAAAAGGTGGTCGCCCACAAACAGTTATGTTCACAGGGGCAGAATTAAAACCTAATGGGTCAATCGTAACTTTAGGTGATACTAAAGAAAACAAAGGAGCTGCTCGTGAATTAGACCATGTTCATGACGTAACTTTCGGAGCTTTAGACAAAGTAATTGGTGCATGGGTAATTGCGGCACCTGAAATCGTAGCACAACAATATCGTTTAATTGATGACAAAGCATGGCAATTTGCTTTAGAACCAAATGAAACTTATGCAGCTTACCAATTGCAAGCTTTAGACCGTTTAGAGTATTCAGAAGGATACTTCAAAACTGCTGTTTCAACTTTAAAAGTTGGAGATTATGTAAAAATCGATGCTCAAGGAAAATTCGAAAAAGGAACTAATGCACAAGATTCTGCTTTTCGTATTGTAAGCATTTTAGACGTTACTAAACCAGTAGTTTTAGCGGCCAACGCTACAAAAGACCAACCTGCTGCTTTCATTCCACAATTAGGAAAAATGGTTAAATTAGAGGTAGTACGATAGTCTTAGGACATCGTTACTTGAAGGAGGAATAAATACATATGATGACTACAACACAAATCGCAAACTTAATGATTGACAATTACAAAGGTGTAGCACCTGCTCACTTTTCAAATGGATTAACTGCCGAACAACAAATTTCAGAAGCTATGTTCTCTGCAATGGGAATTGCACCAACTACTGACACTACTGAAATCATCAAAGCATTCCGTAAAGAATCTGTTCGTAACGCAGTATTCTCAATCGTAGAAGAAGTTGTTCAAGATGGAATTATCCACGAAGCATGGCAAAACCCATTCTTCCAATTATTCGTTGAATCTCGTTCTCAAAAACGTGGAGACAAAACTACATTCTATGTAAAATCTAAAAAAGAAGTTGTTGTATCTCGTGTTGCTAAAGATGCTCAAGTTTCTGTTGACCGTCAACGCCCAACTGATGGAGCAGAATTAGACGTTAAAGTTGAAACTTACGCTATCTCTGTATACGAATACATCGCTCGTATCTTAACTGGTCGTGCAGAATGGAGCGATTTAGTAATGGCATTATACGAAGCAGTAGAACGTTTTATTGCTGAAAAATGTTATGCTACTTTCTTAGCAGTATGCGAGAACTTACCAACTCAATTCATTCACAACGGAACTTATGACCGTAAGAAAATCAAAAAAGCTATTCGTGACGTTAAAATGGCTTCAGGAGCAACTTCAGTTACTTTATTAGGTACTGGTTTAGCTTTAGACTATTTAGCAGACGAAAGTGGAATTGACTACATGAAATCAGAAAAAGCTCGTGTAGAAATGATGGAATATGGTCGTGTTGGTCGTTGGTACGGAGAAACTGTTGTTGAATTACCAAACGCATTCAAACAAGGTACAGGTTTAAAAGAAACTGTAATGAAAGATGACGTTATCTTCATCGTTCCTAACACAGTTGAAAAACCAGTTAAATTAATTACAGAAAACGTCTTAATCGACTTCGATAACTCAGGTTTACGTGTAGACGAAACTTTAGAATTATCTATGAAGTTCTCATTTGGTGTGTCTGTAATCACAGGTAATGTGCTTGGGTTAATCTCAGGAATTAAGTAATCAACGATTATCAATTGATAGAGGAGTATAACTTTATACTCCTTTTTTGAATTGATAATTGACTTTTGTGAACTAATTGTTTATAATATGATTATACAACAATTAAAGGAGAGATGAATAGTGGAAAAACAAGGTAAATTAATCATTAGCCCAATCGTAGCAAAGAAATTATTAGATATGGACAATACAATCATTGATTTAAAACCAAATAAACGCAATCCAAGAGAAACAGTATTTGTGTTTGAGGTTACAAATAAACTAAGCTCAGATTTAAAATTATTGAGTAAGTAAAGCATTTTGAAAAGGAGAGAAAATATGAAAGAATTGGTAATTAAGACTTTATTCTATATTTGGTTTCTTTTCACTTTTAGTGTAATCTTATTCATTCCTTTCTATACATTAGGTACATTTGTAGCGATAGTGGGGTTAATGGTGGGTAAGAATTACACAGTATTGGCAATTGCTAAAGTGTGTTTCTTCATCTCTAGTGTTATATCACTATTTGTAATGTGTACAGGTGGAGATGCAATCGAGAAGTGTTATGAAGAAACTCGGAATAAAAAGAAATAATACATAAAAGAGACCTCTTAGTAGGTCTTTTTGATTTGTCTGAAAGGTGGTGAGAACTATGAAGCCACACATTGTAGTTATCTATAATATTTACCAAGCTAATGCTTTTGTTAAAAATGGAGCAAAGGTGCTTGGATTTAAGAAAAAAGAAGAAACGAAACATATTGGCATCTTGTTTGAAAATGATGAATTATTCCAAACACTAATGGAAAAATGGCGTAATTATGAATTGCCTAAATAATATGAAAGGATTTGATACTATGTCTGAAAAAGTAGAAACAACAGAGGTAAAGAAACCTCGTAAAAAAGCTACAACAACAAAATCTACTACTGCTAAAGCTAAAGAAGAAGTTGTTGAACAAGTAGCACCTCAACCTCAAATGACACCTGACATGATGGCTATGTTTGCACAATTTGCACAATTCATGCAAATGCAACAACAAGCACAAGTTGCTCAACCTGTTGTTGAGGTAGAGAAGAAACCAACACGAGTAAAGAAAATTAAATCTACATCTACAAAAGGTATGACTAAACAAGCAGTTAGACGCAAGTGGAAAGGTACAGAGGTTTACTTAACAAGTGTAGTCCCTGGTACGGTATCTTACAAAGGTAAACTTGATACTTATGGGTGGGATTATTTAGGAGATAGCCAACCTGTATCAATTGAAGATGTAATCTCTATGCCTGACTCTTTCTTAAAGAAACCTTTATTAGAAATTAGTGAAGGTGACAATGAGGAAGAATTATTAGATGATTTAATCACTTGTTTAGGATTAGAGTCAATGTATGAGCATTTGTTCATTTTAGATACTTTAGAAAATGATATTGAGAATATTAACATGGAGAAATTAAAAGAAGTCCTAGCTACCTCAAAAGAGGAAGGTCATGATTTAGAAGTTGAAGTAACTGCTATTGTTCAATCAAAAATCAACAATAAAGAGTTATTAAACTATCATGCTATTTCAGAATTTGAGAAATTGTTAGGTCGTTCATTCAATAAGTAATTCTCCATTCACTTGAAAGGAGTTGATATTATTGGAAAAGATTTATTCCATGTTCTTACGGTTAATGACCGACTATAAAGATTTACTATTTACAGAAGAAGAAGCTAAAGAGGAATTTGCAGAAATCTTAGAAAATGCTTTAATTGAAGTACAAATCAAGGGTGCATTAGAAGATTTAACTTTCATTGGTGGTCAATTCAATCGTGACTTGACTGCCAATGAGCAATATATCTTAGCTCACTCATGCGTATTAATTTGGGTGCAACCAATGGTTAATAGTGCAGAATTATTAGCCGCACAGTTGACTTCAACAGATTATTCACAATTCTCAAACTCAAATCGACTATCGGCTGCTATTCGATTAAACAACAATATCTCTACAAAATTATATACTCTATTATCAGAATATGATTGTCGAGTTAGCTTTAAGGCACTCAAAAAGAAATTGGGTGATTAATCATGGCAACAAGTCGAGAAAGATATATGAAACGACTCATGGGAACTCCTGATGCAGTTCGTACTCATAGACGTTCACAAAATGATTTCAATAATAATTTCTCATTCCGAATGGCAGATGGTTTTAGAGAGGCTAAGATTTTAAGTCGTAAACACTATGACGCTAATTCAGAACAATGGGAAGATTTTGAAATTTTATTAAAGCATAGCAAGAAAAAAGAAGAAAAGAAAGTTATCACTCGCACAGGTGTTGAATTACCAACAGGTAGCTACATTCAGTACGGTGATAATATCGTCATCATCTCAGGTCAATTCATGGAAGAAGATGACGTAATGCCAACTTATCATGCTTACAAATGTCTACAAAAGTTATATATTAAGGGTTGCCCTTATGTATTCCCAATGTCTACTTCAAACAGTTCATATTCAACTAAAGGGGTAAGAGATACAGGGACAGTTGAGTTGATTGATGCACGAAATAAGGCGTATATTCAACGCAATAAATTTACTGTTCGATTCTTTCAAAACCACAAGAACTATCGAATTGCTATTGGTGACGAAGAAGTGACAACCTATTATATTGTAACCGAGTGTGATGATTCTTCAACGCCAGGTATGTTTACATTAACCTTAAAGGCAGATGAAAAACATCCTAATGATAAGGGGTTATATGCTTACAATGAAAATCCTATTGACTTCTCTGATTTAATCCCAACACAAGGGAATGGACAAGAAGTTGAGGGTATTGTTTCACCTGAGTTATCATGTGAGACATATCAAAAATTAAATATCCAATTTGAGTTAATTTGCAATAAGAAAATTAAATCTTATCAATTACCTCAAGGTATAGATTTTATCAGTCTAAGCAAAGACCAACACACATTAATTGTAAACCCTACTGAAAAAGGTGTCAAGACTATTAGTGTAACAGATAATGACAATAAAACCGTTAGCAAGAAAATTGTTGTAAAGGGGTGAGTGAATGCGACAATTTGAGTTTACCAAAAGTAACAAGATTAGACGTATTCAACCTCTTACACGATTTATTTGTGAAACATTAGATTGTCAAGAGGTTAGACGTTTATGCAGATATTACACGCTAGACCCACTAGAAGATTTTGCTTTGGATTATTTAGATAATGAGGTTGAACAACCCGACCTACAAGATAGCTTAATGGAAGAAGTCATTCGTGATAAACATGTTAGTCAAGGTGCAGATAAGGAAATTATCATTCCTTATATGTTTACCAAAGACGTATTAACAAATAAACGAATGGCTATTTTTGTATACTGTGACAAAGTTGATTTAAGTCAATATGACGAAGATGCAGATTTAGTATTCATGGTAGATATTGCTTATTCAATCGACATTGATAAATTAACAGATTATCAACAACGTTGTTGGGCTATTGCCGAAATCGTTAGTGAGAAATTTGATAAATATGTCATGAAAGATGAAAAATATTTACCTATCGTTGGAGCAGTAGAGTTTAATCTATCTAGTCGAATTATCCATAGTAAACTAGCAAGTAATACAACAATGGGAATTATCTCAATTCCTATTATAGTCCATACGAAAGCTATGCGTAGTAGACGCTAGGTGATAAAATGGGAAAAGAAAACTATTTGAAATATTATTTGAATCAACCAATAGAAACTTCTGTTGGTAAACCTCTCTATTGTATACTACTCAAAGATTGGGAAAATTATATAAAAATAGCAAGTAAATACTTGACAATTTGCGATTTGTTTCTAAGGAGACGTTTAGAATTGTCAGAGGAAATCAAGCTATTTGATTATATCATATTGGTTGCTATCAATGAGAATGATATTGGAAATTTAGAACAAATGTTTAGTCTAGCTTTCCGAGAACCTGTCAGATGTTTTGCTATGTTTAAACAAGGTAAAATTGACATTGAGCGAACATTCTTTGCAGTAGGAGATTTTGACGAAAAGAAATATGTCATCAATCGTGATAACTACGAAGAAATTAGAGAAATCATGATGGAGCAATCTCTACTACATGACCCTCTAGTTGGTAAGAATGAATTGTCTCAAAAGTTGATTGACAAGGCAATAGAGAAAAAAGCAAGAAGTATGAGTAATGGTAAAAAATCAAGTACGGAAGCTATGTTGGTATTAAACTCAACTGCATTCCCCATTGATTTAGAAACCTATACATTCTATCAACTTCAAGCTCAATATGAAATATTAAATCGCAAGGAAAATGCACTTGCGGTACATATTTATCGTTCACAAGGAGCTAAGATAGACCCTATCATGCTCAATGAGGATTTATCTATACATGACAATCCTTATTCATTTGAAAAATTATTCAGAGTGGACAATAAACAACTTGGTGGATAAAGTCAAGATGACTTTATATATAGTGTCTATGACACAAATTTAAAAACAAGAAAGGATGATGTTTTAATGGGTGCTTATTCAGAGTATTTATTAGATGTTGCTAACATCTCAATCATTGACAATGCTACACAAATGCAATTAGCAACTGCTACATTAAAAACACACAATATTTCTCAATCAGTTGATACTTCTGACATTCGTGGGGGTCAAGGAAATGAGTTATTAACTCGTATCAAATCAAACAAAACTGTAACTATCACTATCGAAGATGTTTGTCACAATCGTGATTTCTTAGCTTTAGCTATGGGTTCTACTGTTGAGAAAGCTAAAACAAACTTCGTAGGACATACAGTAGCTAAAGAATACACTATCGAAACAGCAAATGAAATCACTTTAAGCCCTGCACCAAAAGCATCAACTGCTACTATCAAGTGTTGGGATTCTAAAGGAAAAGCTGTTGACGGAAATTGGGCAACTAACAAATTAACAGTTACAGGCGCTCAAAAAGGCGAAGTATATACTGTCGGTTCTTATGAGTATGAAGTAAAAACTGGAGACTTTGTTGCAATTTCTTCTAACAAATTCTCAGGAACTTATACATTAGTAATGGAAGAGCCTGTAGTTGACTTAGACTTAAATGTAATTGCTTACAAAAAATCAGTATTTCCTCGTGTACAAGCAGATGATTCATTTGAATTATCAGGAAGCTCTGAGCGTTCAGAGAAAACTATCTCTTACACATTTACTGCATTAAAAACTAAAGGTTCTAATGAATTAGGATACTTCTACTATGAACCAGTACCAGGTATCTAGTTAGTTTGTAGTACCCATCTTTTTTGGTGGGTATTATCAAGCTAATTATTATTTTCTGAAAAATGAAAGGATGATATGAATGAAATTAGCAAAATTAGGATTTAAGAAATTACGTTGTGTAGTTTATACACAAGATGGACAAGTAATGGTTTCACATAAAGAAGAACATATGCAACGCATTATTGATACATACGGAGCAGATTGTGTTGAGATTTATAATCCAACAGAAAATGTACGCTCTCAAATTTTAGAATTATTAGAAGGTGGGCGTAAAGGATTTGAAAAAGTTGAATTAGGTAATATGGCTTTGTTAAAATCAATTGCTTTATTAACAAATATCGACTTTGGAGATTTAACAGATGAAGAAGCACAAGCTATTGTTAATAACCCAGGTGACATTCTTGAAGCAGTAAGTAATGAAGTATCTGCAATTCATATCGCATTATTACGTGGGCAATTCACAATTGCACAGTCATTAGCGACAATGCCTGAAGCTATCAAGAAACCGATGGTCGAAGAATTAGTAAAAAGCACAATGACTGAGGAAGAAATTCAAAAGCAACAAGAAATTAAAGAATTAGAAAAACAAATGAAACTATTAGAAGAAAAGAAGAAAGCCTTAAAAGGTGAATAGTTATGAATAATGACCTTAAAGCCTTTAATAAACAAATTGTAAATCAATTCTACAAAGACTTGTATGCAGTATTGAATAGTAATGAATGTAAAAGATATTTCATTGAATTAATGACTCAATCAATTGAGGAAGAAGTTTATGACCGTTATTCACCTAAACAGTATGAGCGTAGACGTGAAGATGGCGGTTTGATTGATGAGAAGAATTATACCTACAGTGTGAAATTTGATAAAGATGGCATTACCGTCTACATGAAGAATATCACACGAGGCGTAGGTCGTGCTTTCATGATTGATGAAGGAATTGTCGAAGGAATAGGCTTTTATGATTGGGAAAAGAGTAACATTTATAAACTTCAACAAAATGGGGGATTCCCTCGTGACTTCTATACATACATGGAAATTTTAGTAGAAGATGATATTAAGTTTAAAAATATAATTCATAAGCAAATGGGCAAAAAAGGTTGGAAATTAATCTGAAGGGGAGAGACACGAAATTAGGACACATTAGGTCTAATTACCATGTGTTTCTCCCCTTTTCTTTTTCGCTCAAGAAAGGAAGTGAGGACACATGGCTATTGGATTTAGCTATACGCTATCACCTGATGAGTCCAAATCAATGGCTGAGTTACAGAAGTTTATTGATAAAGTTTCAAACAAGAAAATAGATATAAAATTAAATTTAGGTGATTTAATAGGCAAGGGTGCGGGCATTCAAGTTGGTGATGAAGTAGGTAAGAGCATTGGAGACGGAATTGCCAAAGGTGTTGAACAAAGCACAGAAAAAGTTCGCCAAGCAACTGATAGACAAATCAAGCTAGTACAAGACAGATTAAACAATAGTTTAAATAATTTAACACTTCGAGCTGACAGTAAAGGATTGCAAGGATTATTGCCCGTTGATGATATTATAGCTCAGATTGATAAGCTAGGTCAATCAGGAGAAAGTCTTAGACAAATAAATTTAACTGCGGCAGAAATTCGTGCAGAGTTGCAAATGTGGGGACAAGCCTTAAATAATGATAGCAAAGAATTAGAAGAAGTTGTAGGACTTGCAGGTGAATTAGCCGATAAAGTTGCCAAACAAAAGGAAACTGCTTTAAACAATCAAGCATTACAACAACAGATAAAACTCAAACAAGCAGATATTGAGAAAGAAGTAGAGCGAATTAGATTAACTAAGGAATATTTGCAATTATCTGAAAAAGAGAAATTGGCTTTCGATAAAAAAGCAGAAGCTATGCAAATAGAAGCCTATGCAATGGAAGGTGTATCTCAACAATTTGAGGAATATACACACCAATTAAAAGAGGAAGAGCAGTTAATGACTGCCAAACGAATTGATGACGTAGCAGATGCTTATGACAAATTGAGTGGCACAATCCAAAACTTAGTTGTACGTTATGCTTCATTACAATTGGTACTTCACAAAATGAAAGAATATTTTCAAGAAGCAGTCCAATATGTATATGATATTGATGACGCTTATACTGACGTTGCAGTATCAATGGATATTACACGAGAAGAATTTGCTAAGTGGACAGAAGATGCGAAAGAAATAGCCTATGCAAATGGGGTAGCAACAACTTCTATCATGGACATGGTTAAAATCTACGCTTCTGCGGGTGAGGAAATTGGTGATATTTCAGATAAACTTGCAGGTACTGCCATGATTCAGAATATCACTCAATTTGATACTGAAACTACTACCAACATTGTAAACTCAATTATCGCACAGTTCAAGCTATTAGACAAGGAAATTAATGGTACAACAGGAAATGTTGCAAATGCAATTGAGTACATGGGTGATAGATTAATTGCAATTTCCAATGAATTATCTATTGACAACATTAAAGGTATTCAAGAGATGGCAAATGCCATTGATGACGCAGGTTCGGTAATCAATGCTAGCGGTGGTACTATGGAATGGTACATGGGTGTTACGAGTGCATTAGCCGAAGCGACTAACTCAACGGGAAGCGAGATCGGGGCAACGATGCGAATGGTAACTGCTCGTACTCTTCGTCAGGGTGAAGCTGTATCAGAACTTGAAGCATCAGGTGAAGATTTAGAATTTGCCATGTCTAAAGCCGAGGATGCTTTAAAAGGTATTGGTGTAACAATTCGTGGTGAAACTGCCGACTCATTAAGAGGTATCGAAGAAATTATTGATGACGTAGCAGATGCTTGGGATACTTTATCGGATTCACAACGTCAAGCAGTATCAGAAGCAATGGCAGGTACTCAACGTTCTTCTATGTTTTTCGCATTAATTGAGAACTATGAGAAAGTAAAAGAACTACGCGAGATTGGTCTAAATGCAGAAGATGAATTAGCTAAAGCTAACCAAGTTCGTGTTGAATCGTTAGCAGGTTTGCAAGGTCAGTTAGAAGTAACAAAACAAGCACTTTATGCAACTCTCCTAAGCCAAGATGATATGATGGGCATCTTAAAAGGTAGCGACTTCTTATTACAAGGATTAACAAAAGTTGTTGCATTTATCAAAGATCATGCAGTAGTCATTATTGGCACACTTGTAACTAGCTTTACTGCCTTAGAATTAAAAATGTATTCATTGGGCAAAGGTGGGGCAATTTTAGCTGCACAAAATAAAATAGCTTCATTCGTAAAAGCTATTGGAACTTTAATGCAACAGTTAGGATTGGCAACAACAGTTCTCGGTGGTTTTTGGGGAGCTATGGCTATCACAGGTGGCATAGCAGTAGGAATAAGTGCATTTACTGCATTGAATAATAAAATAAAAGAAACAAAAGAAACCATTGAGGGAGTAACGGAAGTTACTGAAAACCTAAATGATACATTAGAAAAAGTCGAAATGACAGGTAAGTTGGTAGACCAATATAAAAAAGCTAATGAAGAATTAGAAACTATGTTGGTTGGTACAGACGAATATGCCGAGAAGCAAGAAGAAATCATTAGCTTAAAACAACAGTTAATGAAATATTCTCCTGAGTATAAGTCATTATTGGAAAACGAAACTTTAGAGTTAGAAAAACAATACAACATCATGAAAGGTATGTTGGACTTAGAGTCTAGGGAAGCTATTCAAGAAGCAATCGACAATTTACCTAAAGCAAGTACAGGAATCGAAACCAAACGTGCAAGAGGTATTGTAGGTAATCTTGATGACGTTGAACAACTACTGCAAAATTTTGTAAAAGCAAAAGAAGATTATGAGGCATTGGTAGCAAATCAAGCTAATGTTCCAATTGAGCAAATGAGAGAATATCAAAATCAAATGGAAATAGCAAGAAAGAATATGGAGCAATCTGAAAAAGATTTCCGAGATTCAATGTCGCCATTATCAGATTCTTTATCTTGGGTAGAAAATTATAATGAAGCCATTAAAAAAGGTATAGAAACATTTGCAGATATTGGTGGTCGTAATCCTATTGAGTTACCTGACGGAACAGTAGAAAAATATCAAGATATTGCAAGTTTATATTATGACATCAAGGGAATGGCAGAAGAAACTACAGAAAATGCTAAGGAACAAGCCTCAGTATTAGAAAGTATTAAAAATATGGAAGTGGGTAAAACTTTCAAACTTGACAACCTAAATTCAGAAGGCTTAAATCAGTTAATTGGCGAACTTGGCAGAGTTAAAAATAGTGGAGAAGAAGCTGAATTAATTCTCAAGAAAATGAAAAGTGCATTTAGCGATATACCTGAAGATATAGAAACCTTAGCAGATGCTATTGATTATCTAAATGATAAAATCAAAGATACTACTGAAGCGTCAAAATTAAAAGAATTGAATGACGATTATATCAAATTGGGAGAGAATATGCAAGAAGCCCAAAAGCTACTAAACTCTCTATTAGACACTCCTTCTATTGATACATTAAGAAGAGCATTTGATTCAGATTTACTGAATGACTTCAATGGTTCATTTACTGATACTGTTGCGATAGCAGACCATCTTACAAATAAAATTAGAGAGATGGAAGATGCAATGTACTCTGCTACTGCAAACATGGCATTGGCAAATAATCAAGCGTGGGATGACATGACATCTAAAATGGCAGAATCGCTAGGTACAAGTGTAAATGACTTTCAAGATTTTGTCAACAAAGTTAATGGTTTAAGACAAGTTGATTTGAAAAATTGTGAAAATGCAACACAGGCTCAGAATTTAATGGAAGCTCAATTGGCTACGAATGGTATGAAATACTATGTAGAGATGATTAACTCTAAGGCTAGTAATCGTCAAACAGATATGCAAAATGTTATTGAGTTCTTAAATACACAAGGAGCAAAAGAAGCTCAAACTGTACAACAACTAGCAGATATGTGGGCAGCATTTTACAAAGCAAAAGCAGACGCCATCAATGCAGAAATTCAAGAGTTCAACAAGAAAGTTGGAGAGATGAACAAGATGGGGCATAGCCTTGATTCTTGGGAAGGCTTCGAAGACATGATTATGGGTAAAAATGGTGTCTCTAAAACAGCTAAACATCAGTATTCAAAACTCCAAGAACAGTTGACTTCTTTAAATAACTTAAACTCAAGTTTCACAAACTATTTCGCAGGAATTAAAGATACATTCAAAGGAATAACTGGTGGATTATCACAATCTTTAGCAAGTACCGAAAAATTAACAAACTTTATCAAAAACTACGGTAAAGATTCGAAGAAGAAGAAAGATAGTTCCAAAGATAAAAATAAAGATAAAGATAAAAAAGAAATAGCGGATTTAGATTTAAAAATTGATAAATTTAGAGAGTATGAAGAGGCGGTCAACAGAGCTTCTGAGGCTCTACAAAGAAATCAAGAAGCCCAACGTATGGTAAGTTCTAAATCTGAACTGAAGAAACTCTTAACAGATGAAATCGACCTGATGAAGAAGAAAAAAGAGTCATTAGGTAAATTACAAGAAGAATACAAAAAAGAGCAAGAGTTCTTAAAAAGTCGTCTTGAAATATCAGGACTTATCTTCAAGGGTGATGAAATAGCAGGAGATAAGATTACTGGTGGTTCGGTGGCAGACCGTTTAAAAGATGCAGAAAAATGGTCTAATGCTGCTTCAGGTAAAGAAAAAGAGTGGCGTATAAATGATACTGTAAACTTCCAAAAGAACATTGATGCTTACTACGAATTAATGAACCAATTGGGGAAAGTCACTTCTGAATACAATGACATGGTTTTTGAAATTGAGCAAACGAAGAAAGCTCATGAAGAACTTCTAAAACAGATTGAGAATTTGGTTGATAGATACTATGAACTAGAAGATGCGATTAGTGATACAGGTCGTGCATTAGATAGATTCAGACGTAAAAAAGATGACTTGACTACAGTTGAGGAAGCCATTGCATATCATAAGGAAGAAAACAAACTAATCCAAGATAAAATCAATGCCTACGAAAAACTTTTAGCAGAGCAAAATAAAGCTAAGGAAGAAAGTAGAAAAGAGTTAGCTTCAAAAGGATTCAAGTTTGATGAATTTGGCAATGTTATCAATTATAAAGACAGAATTAAAGAACTACAAGACTATGCAAATACATTAGCAGGCAATGCTCAAAAAGCTCAGATTGAACACATTGAGTCATTGAATGAGATGATTAACAAGTATACTGACTTAACCAATAGTGCAATTCCTAAAACTGAAGATGCTATTCTTGACTTAAAAGATGAAATTAAAGATGCTAATAAAGAATTTGAGGAAATGATTAAAACAGTTGAGAAACTTGGTGAGAAATACTATGGCTTAACTGTATTGCTAAATAAAATTGACTCTGCTTTAGCATTGAATAAAACTTTACAAGAGAGTGCAACTGGTGAAAGACGAGTTGAGCTATTGAATGAAGAAATCAAGTTAATCAGAGAGAAACAAAGTTTACTAATGCAACAAAAAGAAGCATACGAACAAACTGCTAGTTCTCTCAAAGGTCAATTAGTGGAATATGGTGTTGCTTTCAAAGAAGATAGAACTATTAGCAACTACGAGTGGTTGGCAGAAATGTATGAGAAACGTGCTAATGCCTTAGTTGGTGAAGCAAGAGATAAAGTATTGAAAGAATACGAAAAACTTGTTGAATTGATGAAAGAGTATGACGAAGTGACTTTAGATAGCTTACCTCATCTTACTCAAGAATGGGAGAAATATTCAAACACTATCAAAGACATTGAAAAAAGTAAACTTGAGTCAATCACCAATGTTGAGAAAAAGATAACAAGTGCTTTAGAAAGTGAATTGACTAAACGATACAATCGTATCAAAGAGTCTATTCAAAAACAAAAAGACTTGTACAATAAACAGTATCAACAAGAAGATTGGGATAAGAAGTTATCTGCTGAACAACGTAAGCTAGACGAAATCAAGCAACAAATGGTGGAGTTATCAAGAGATACATCTGCCTCAGGTCAAGCCAAACTTGAGCAACTGAAACAAGAATATCAACAACAGTTAGATGCTATCAATGACATGATTAGAGAAAATGAGAAAGAGTTAGGTAATCAACGTTTTGATGAAGAAATCAATAAGATTGAAGAAGAACTCAAAGACGCTATTTCTCCTGAGAATCTTGCCAACATGGTAAATCAAGCATTAGTATCAGGATTTGCAACTGTTGGAGACGAGGTTGTAGAATTAAATGCTCTCATGACTGATTGGTTAAACAAAACAGGTGATGGTTTATATTCTATTGGTGACTACTTGAAAAATGAATTGATTGCTAGTTTACAAGAGGCTAAGATTTTAATGCAAGATGTAGGAATAACTGGCGATATTGCAAGTCGTTCAATGAGAACTATCGTAGACGCAGACGTTAATCCTAGAGGTAGAAATACAGGAGTAGTCTTTAATGCACCTTTCCTAGAAATTCAAGGAAATATTACAGAAGAAGTATTCCCACGAGTTCAATCTATGATTCAAACTGCTAAAAATGAAATCATTACCGATATTGAAAGAGTTATTAATCAAAATTAAGAGAGGGTAACACCTCTCTTTTTATTATTACAAGAAAGGGGGTAGGAATTGAAAATGTTTAGACCTATTTATTTTAAAGAAAATGATTGTAAACTAATCCTAATGAAGAATAGACATGAGGAGCTAATTGAGATTAATCTTGATGTCAATGAGGTTGAAAAAGTTACCTTTAACGTAGAAGAACCTGCTACAATGATTATCAACGTGCCAATGTATATTAATCGTTTCATGGGTTCAACAGACCAAAAAATTAAAAACCCTGTGTTTGATTTAATCAAAGGGAAAATGCAACTTGTATTAGAAATCAATAATGACAAGTATAAATTTTTTGTTGACTCAATCAAAGAAAATGAGAAAAAGGAAGGTTCAGTAAAAACCATAACTTGTCGTGAGTGGCAACAAACTCTAAGCAAGATTAATTGCAACATGAAAGAGGGAGTTATTACAAGACAACTTTATAGAGGAACTAATCAACTTGAAGTTGGGGAAGGTATGTTGGATTTATTTGTTAATAGTTGCAAAGGTTGGAGTGTTGGTCATGTAGACCAAAAAGCTCAACAAGAATTAACAATGACTGCATCTTCAGAAAAGGTAATTCTTTATGAAAATTTAACTATTGACGAAGTTAAGGTCAATACAACAGACGAACCAAATAATTGGTTATTCAATCGTGACATATCTATCAACATTGGTGATAAACCTTTAAATATGACAATCAGTTGGGATACTACTGTTTATGATACAAACGGAAAAGTTTACATCAATGCAACAAATGAACACAATTTCTCTAACCTACCTTATGCAGTTAAAAATATTAAAGCAGAGTATATTGTTACACCTCGCTATCCTTACGGTATTAAGTATACTATAACCTATATCAACGATACAACAGAAGAATTTAGTTTTGCATTTATCAACTGTAAAGGGTTGAAACTTGTAGCCAAGACAGTTAATGTTGTATATGAATTAGGAGATTTTGTTGAGAATTGGGTAACTAAATATCGTAGCTTTCAAGCTCAAACAACTTCATGGCTAACAATGTTATCTCAAATTGAAGAAATGTTTGATTGTATTATCACATTCGATTCTTATAATCAAATTATCAATGCTTATGACAAATCAACCTTTGGGAAAGAAACAGGTTTATATTTATCATATGATAATGCCTTAAAGGAAATTACAAAGGAAAAGAAAATAGAAGATATTGTTACACGCTTGGTTGTAGAAAGCAATAATACTTCTATTGCAAGCGTCAACCCTTTGGGTACAGACTATATTGAGTCATTCAAATATTTCCAAAATGCAGGTATTATGTCTAATGAATTAACTTATGCTATGGAGCAATATGATAAGCTATTAGCATTAAAAGACAAAGAATTTGATACTATTAAGATAGACTTATATGCTAAAAATCAACAGATTACATTGGTAACAGGTCGATTAACTTCTTTAGAAAATAAGCTCACAGCAGAAAATGCTATTTTGAGTTCATATATCAAATTCAAAAATGATGCACCTGAGAATGAGAAAGACGCTTGGGCTAAGAAACAAGCTGAACAACAAGCAATCGTTGCTGATTTGGAACTTCAAATCGCACTAGCTAAAAAAGAGTTAGAGAAATTAAATAAAGAAGCAGATGCTTTACAAAAATCATTAACTCAAATTGGGATTGATATTAAAAAGGAAAATGCGGTATTCAATGGAGAGAAGTTATTCTCTGAAGCATTATTGCTAGAATTATCAGACTATATCATAGAGTCAACTATATCTGATGAGGTGTATTTAACTTCAACCGCTTTATATAATCATGCGAAAAAGACATTAGATGATATGCAATCGGTAGTAGTCGATTTCTCAATAGCAGATGCAAATGTGGATTTCCTAAATAGATTACGCACCCCAAATGGATTTGGTGATTTCATCTTCTTGGGAGCAAAAGTTGATATTGAGGATAGAAGTGGAGAATTGGTTGGTACAGATGGTAGAGTTATTCTTTATGGATTTGACTATAATCCTAAACTCAATAGAATTACCAACTTGCAATTCACCAACAACAAAGAAAAACCAGTATCGGCATTAAAGGCAATTGGAAATATTCGACAAGCAGTAAATGCTACCAAATCATTAACAGATTTCTATAAATCTACTTGGGAGCAAACAAGAGATCAAGTCATAGACGTTGGGAATATTATCAACAATGGTTTAGACTTGGCAGCTCAAAAGATACGCTCGCAGACTTCTAAAAATATTATTGACATGACAGAAGCAGGTATCTTCCTAATTGATGCTAAAGACACTAAAAATCAATTGGGTATGATTAATGATTTAATTTGCATGACCGATGACAAATGGAAAACAAGTCGTATCGCTATTTCACCTGAAGGAATTATAGCAGACCAATTAATTGGTAGAGTTATCTTAGGTCAAGAATTGTATATCTCTAATGGAGATTTTGGATTTCTTGTAAGAGAAAATGGATTAACAATTAGAGATAAAGCAGGCTCAGACAAAATCTTCTTAGGTTTAAACAATGGTGAGCCAACCTTTAAATTAGGAATGAATAAGCAACAAGACCACCTAATGTGGGAAAATGGTGAGTTATCTATTCGTGCTAAGAAAATATCTATCGGTGCAGATGATGTAGTCACTAGCACTACGCTCAGTATCGAAGTAGGGAAAATTCAGACTCAAATTAAGGATACTGAAAATTCATTGCAAAGTAGTATTACTCAAACTGCGAGTGATATTAGAACTGAAATTAAAGATACGAAAGATGGCTTAGAGTCAAGTATTAATCAGACTGCAAGTTCAATTCGTACAGAACTCAAAGATACGAAAAATGACCTAGAGAGTTCAATCACTCAAACTGCTAAGGATATTAGATTGGAAGTGTCTGACGTTAAATCAGGATTGGAAAGTAGCATTAGTCAAACCGCTAGTGATATTCGATTGGAAGTTAGCACAACTGATAGTAACTTACGTTCATTAATCAGTCAAACCAAATCAGATATTGAATTATCAGTATCTAACGAAGTTAAAGATTTACGTGCTTCAATCAAAGTCAATGCAGATAACATTACATCTACGGTTGAAAACACCAAAAGAAGTGGTATCGAATTATTACCGCAAGGATTTAGGAGAAATTCTTCTAGTGGATACTTTAGTTCATACAATACACACCATGTTAATGAGTGGGGATTGTACACTACTGGTAGGGAGTGGGTAGGTACTGATTTTATAGCAATAGACCCGTTGTTGCCACTTTCATATTATTTTTATGTTCAAAATACTGGTGGGAGAAATCCATTAACCTATGTTGGAATCGAGCAACACGACTGGAAAAAACAACCGATAGGTGCAAATGCGAGTACAATTTATTTCATTCATGAAAAATTCACAGGTTATAAAACTGTGTCGGGTGTACTAGAAGCAGGAGCGTTAGATAGTAACACTAAATTCATCAAATTTAGATTTTTAACTAACTGGGATGATAGCGGAATTGCTGAAAGTTATATTCACGAAATGTCGTTAAAGCAACTGGCAAACATAAACTCATCAACACAGATTGCACAAATGGATGATAGAATTACTTCTACTGTCACTTCTATTAGTACGGTGGACGGGAAAGTTAATTCTGCTCAATCACAAATTGACCAACAAGCTACACAAATAGCATCGAAAGTGGATGTTAATGGTGTTAAGTCAATTATCCAACAAAATCCTGAGTCGGTACGAATTGGATTCAATGGCATATCTAACTATTTTGATTTAAATGCCCAAAGATTACGAGTTGGTCATGTCGATGGTTCATACACAGAAATTGGGCAACATGGTATCATGTACTTTGCACATGGGAGTGGGAATAGATACCACAATCTAATGAAGCAAGGTTGGTTAGGACAAATTCAAGGAACTCAATGGAGCAGAACAATTTCCCTACCCCCTGAATTTAGAGGTAAAGCATTTTCAGTTATCGTAAGTGTTACCGAGGTAAATGCTATCAATACACATGATGTTATCAAACATTTTAAAGTTACTGTGCCTCATGATACTGTTGACTATGCCAATGGTACATTTATTATCAATATGTCGGCAGTTGCCTATTGGGTGCCAGGTCAACAACTTGCTACTGCAATTCAAAGTGACATATCTTGGATAGCAATAGCTTAATAAAGGAGAAGAGAAATGAAAGTTTTATACGATACAATGACGATTTACTATCGACTAGAAACAGGTACTATCAAAGAAATTCATAGTGGTTCTTGTGATATGTCTGTTTTTGGTGAAGAAAAGTCTGATTACGAGAAAATTTGGGGTTGTGTTGTAGTTGATTATGACGAATATGTACGACTTAACCCAAGTCAATTTTTAATTGATTTAAACAAGAAAGATATTGTCTATACACAATCAACTTCAATAAACAAATATAGAAGTTTATAAAATTTGAAAAGAGGAATAAAATATGAACCATACACAAGAGGAATTGATTCAAGCAATCAAAACATTAGCACAACAAAATGCTAATTTAAGTATCGAAAATGCTTTACTGCAAGCAAAATTAGAAAGCGCTTATAGAAATATTGATGAATTATCACAAAATCAAGAAGAAACTAAATAAGGTGGTTAAATAACATGGCACAATTTAGACACACGAAGTTTTCTTTTGATGGGATAAGTTGTGACGAGTTTGGTTTAGTAATGGTGAGTGTTGATAACGATGAGCCAACGAAACAAATTGGTGTTAAACGCTCACCCTCACTAACCGAGGCTAGTTATGGTAGATTCTCGTTTGATGGAATTGCTACTGAAACGCCTACCTTTACTTTTACTTTGTTAAAATGTTCAGATAACTATGACCCACAACCATTCACACAAGATGAACTTTTTAAAATCAATAGTTGGTTATTCAAGACCAAAGAATTTAGACCTTTTATTTCACAAGAAAATCCTGGTATCGTTTACTACGGAATGTTCGTAGGTGGTAACCTATGGCAAAATGAAGCTAATGAGGGATATTTAGAAGTGGAATTTCAATTAAATACCTCTCATGCCTATGGTGTCATTCAAAAAATTATTAAGTATGTAGATGGCACAAATGAATTTTCAATTAATTGTAAAGATAACGTAAATGGCTACTCTTTGCCTGATTTTGAATTTCATTTGCAAGATACCGAAACAGAGTTCAAAGTTCAGAATTTAACAACTGGGCAAGAGATGAAATATTTTGACTTAGATGAAAAAAGCCGAGAGGGGTATCTTTATAATGACGGTTGCCAACATACGGTTAGCTTAATTGACTCAACTGTAAATATGCGACCAAAATGTAATAAGAATTATCTAAGATTAGAATATGGAAATAACGATATAAAAATTATAGGTAAAGGTACTTTCATTATTTACGTACAACCTAAAGTAGCTTTACAATAATTACAAAATATTTAAAAAGAAAGGGTGATAAAATGAGCTATCTTGATGAGGAAAGTATTCTTTTTAAATTAAATACAGATAGAGATGGAAACCCAACATCGACAATCACTACCGAACAACAACAAGTAGATACGTTAAAGAACTTAATCCAACTTGTCCAACTTCCTGACCATCTTCAAAATATTGAAGTAACAGATTCAAAAGGGCAACGAATGATACAAGTTAGAAATACTGATGCAGTATTAAAAGATAATGAAATTCGTGTTAGTTTCAATCAAGGTTTAATTTTCTTCTCACCTAATCGCAAGGGAGAAACATTTACTATCAAGTATTATGCACGAGGAATAGAGTTAATTTCAACCAATCGTTTATTCTCTCCTGAGCAACCAGGGATTCCTTTTGGAGATGTTATTCAACAAGTGCATCAATCTTTAGATACTCTAAAAGGTGTCATTGATGATGCTAGAGATGAATTAAACATTATTGAAGAAACTCATGGTGGTCTTATTCCTGCATATAATCACCTAAAAGAAGCAACTGCTGAGGGTGAGAGAGTAAATGCAACTGTGAAAGCCACAAATGAAACTGCAAAGCAAACAAATACAACTCTTATTGGCAATATTAGCACAGGTAGGCAAGTAAGTCAAGACCTTGCAAGCAAGAGCAATGTAGGCGGTCAAATAATTAAAAATTTACAAGACTCTACTGCAACCGCTAATCAAACAAATTCTACCTTAAATGCAACAATTCAAACTGGAAATGGAGTACATACAACTTTAACCAATGATATTAAGACTGCTAGAGAAGTTGATACAAAATTAGTAGCCGATACAAATGAGGCTAAGGCAGTTAATAAAAAGTTAGAAAGCAATACAGACGAAATTGTTCGTTGGAAAGATTATAGCAACGATACAATCAATGTCAACTATCCTCGCTTAGACATTGAGGTGCAATCACTTAATGCTAAGGTTAAAGTATTAGAAGATGACTCTATTGAAAGCACACCTTACAATAATCAAATGGTTGATGCAATCTTTCCAAATTTACATTTAAATGTAGACAAGTTAGATAAGAAAGTAAATGATACAAAACAAGCAGTTGACATGAATGTGATTGAAGTTAATAAATTAAAACAATCTGTTGATACGCTTAACAAGCACAATCATAATAGCACATATCTAGGTATAAATGCAACTGCACAAAATAGCTTAAAATTGGGTGGGGCTTCTGCTTCTGTCGCACCAACTCCTAATACAATTGTTAAACGTGATGCACAAGGTCGTATTAATGTTGCTGTAGCTTCTGCTAATGTTTCTTTCTTAGACGAAACAGGTGAAATTGAAAGCGAGAATATTTCAGATGCTATCAAAGAGATTTGGGGTAAGACAAAGCAAGGCGTTGAAACTCGACAAAGAACAAATGAAAAATTATCAGAGTGTGGAAATTGGACTCCTACAAGTTGTGACAACTCTGCAATTTCTATTTTAAATAGCAAAGGTAATTATACAAGAATCCAAAATCAAATCAATCTAGTTGGTGAGATTACTTTTTCTATTGAAGAAGAGATTGACACTTTTGAAATTGAAGGATTGCCTTTTGCTTTAGGTGAGTCAGATTGTGATTATGTTGGAACTTGTGTAGATATTGATAATTCAATTATATCACCTATTTACATTTTATCAAAAGATAATGAGAAAATCACTATCGACCTAAAACATGACGACATTCAGAAATCAGAATTGATTACTCTACGCTTCACATTAACTTATTCTATTTAATAAGGAGGAATACATATGGTAAATACAAAAACAATTCAATTATCAATTGTTCAAGAAACAGTTCAATTGCTTGAAACTACTGAAAGTGGTATTTTACAAGTGCATGAGATTACACGCAATATTGACCAATCAACAGGAACGGTATATGGTGAATCTCATTGGCGTACAACTTTAGCACCTACTGATACTGAGGAAGGTTTAGCTCAAGCACAAGAAATTTTAACAGAGAAAAATTTTGAGATTGCTTTATTACTATGGGACGAAGAAGTTGTAACTTCCTATCGTACTTTACAAGAAAAAGAAGAATTATCACGTTAATTAAAAGTCTTGGCTATATGTCAAGACTCATTTTATTAAGAAAGGAGTTGTTTAGATGGCACAATATCAAGGAAGAATTGCTAAGTTGGCAGATAAGGATAATAATACGGTTGTTCCTATCACCAATGCAAGAGCAGTTGAGGTAAGTAAAAATCGCAACCTTGAGGCAATTGTTGATAAAGTTGACGATATGGAAAATGTTGCTCAACGAGTTTTCAATAATTCAATTACGCCAATAATCACGCCAATTCAAACTTCTGTACAACGACTAGACGGTATTGAAGCTAAAGCTAATGCCAATACTACAAAAGTCAACCAACTTGAACAAAAGCAAACTTCTGATAAAAATGAACTTGCCAACACGTTAAATGGTGTAAAGCAAAATGTCCAAACTATTGAGGGTAATGTTACCAATACTACTAATACCGTAACTCAACATACTCAACAGATTGCAGATTTAGAATATAGCGTTGGTGAAGTTTTGCCTAAAGCAGAGGAAGCGGTTGCTAAAGTTGATGGAATTTTAGGTGAGAAATATATTGATTGTATTGCACAAGGGAAGATGACACAAGTTGGTAAGCAATCAGATGGCAAAGTAGTTGCTATTGATAATTCATTTGCAAAGAGCGCCATGTTGAAAGGTCAGACTTTGGTGAATTTAATAACTTCACAAACACCAATTAGAACAGGTTCGAACTATAAAGATTACTCAATCGGGTATATAAAAGCTAATCAAAAATATTTAGCAATTTTTAATGCGGAATCATCTTCTAGTTTGTTAAGATGTGGGATTTTGAAAACAACAGGAGAATGGAATAGCGAAAACCTAATTGTAACAACAGGATTAAATAAGGTTGTATTAACAGCTACAACAGATGTGCAAGTAGGTTTTAGGGTTAGATATGGCGATTCAGAAGTATCCCACACGTTAAATGTTTCGAATGTTAGACTTATCGAATATCAAGACGGAATGGAAAATTGGGATATTCCTTATTTTGAGGGAATGGCTAGTGTTAAAAATCTTGTTGTGACAAGTACAGGAAAGAACTTAATATCGTACTTACCGCCAACCGTAGCTAGTGGAATGACTTTAACACAAACCGATGTTAAGTCAGAATTAGCTATTAGTGGCACTTGCACCGCTAGTAATTATGATTATTATTTTGCACGTTCTACTCCTGGCGCTGTGATTGATACTGAAGTTACAAGACTATTAGTTAATGCACCTGTTGGGACAAAATTTGTCTTGTCAAACAATTTGGGGAAAGAATGTTATTTTGGAGTAAGTAGAAATGGTTCATCTACAATAACATGGATAGCAGGTAAAGTTGGCTATGAAGTAAAAGCTGGGGATATTAATGTTCAAGCATTTGTTCGTTTTAAGCAAGGTGACACCTACAGTGGAGAAAGATTAAAAATCCAATTGGAGATAAGTCCATCTGTTACAACTTACGAACCATACAAATCACACATCACATCTTCAACAGAGGAAATTATCCTACGTTCGTTACCAAATGGTGTATGTGATACATTAAACTTGGTTACAGGTGAATATGTGCAACGTATTGGTGAGGTTGTGTTAAGTGGTGGTGAAAATTGGACTCCTTCAAGTAGCGTATCTAATACAGAGCTTCTTCGATTTGATTTAAACATGGGGATTTTGAAGGGCTATGGGAAAGTTTTGTTGTGCGATAAGTTTCCGTATCTCTATATACATAATCTTGTCGGAGGAAGCTCGACCGTCAATCAAGAATGTGTGTCAAACCACAGTACAAACGAAAGTCTAAACCTCGTTATTAGAAAAGATAGACTAGCACCACAAAATATCGATGGTTTTAGGACATGGCTAAAAGCCAACCCAGTAACAATCCAATACGAACTAGCAACACCTGTCACTAAAAAAGTTAAATTATCAAATTCGCCATTTATGTTCAAAGATGGGCATATTATTTTATCTAGTGCTAATGATTTATTACCTACTTTTACTTATACTGCAACTGTTGGTATCAAAGGTCAAGTAGAAACATTAAGCAATGTAGTAAGCAATATCAAGATAGAAGATGGTGTCGTAGCTCCAAGTCCTAATACCCTCGCTAGACGCAACAACGAGGGAAACATCTATGCAAAAGATAAATTTATTTTTGAAGATGGGAAAGCCATAAAAGTAAATGGCGAACGTATTCAATGGGGAAATACAGCAGATTGGCACAATATTCACGATAGCCAATCGCTACCTGTTGAAAAAGGCGTTTGGACACCTAGATTTGAGGGTGTGCTAGGTGGAGTGTGTAATACTTATGACATTCAAGAGGGAATTTATTGTCGCATAGACAAGTTGGTGCATATTCAACTGAAGTTAAGTGTTAATGATTATAAAGTATGTCAAGGTGTCTTTTGTGTTAGAGGATTGCCATTTACACCAGGTAATGCACACACCGCACTTTCGATTGGAGTAATTAACAATTTAAAAACAACACTAGACAATGCTTCTGTAAATGCCTATATAGACGCCTCTACCGATAAGATAATACTTGGATTTAATGAAATAAGAGATGGGTCAATGCACTATCAATTTGAAAATCCACAAGTTGCCAATCCCGCAAAACCTATACTTTTAATAATTGCAGGAACATATATGATTGACTAATTATTCTCTCGAAAAGAGGAGGTAGAAAATGCAAGGACAAATTGTAGTACATAAAAACAAGAAAACGCAACAAGTTGAATTTCCTGTAACGGTTGAACAAGCTATTGTTTCAAGCAAAGGAGTAAACCTAGCCGATACATTAGATGAACTCAGAGGAGAGATAAATACTTTAACGGTGCAACTTCGACATTTGGAAGTGGCATTACGAAGTATTTCAGAGAATGAAGAGGAATACAAAAAGACCACCTAAATAGTGGTCTTCCCTAATAAAAAGCGTTAAAAAGTAATAAAAGTAGATTGAGTAAGTAGTGTGAATTATATAATACAAAGGAGAAAAATATTATATGTAAGCAAGATAGATGGAAAGTCAACTTGCTTACAATATTATTATATCACACTACTCTATAATTATGCAACATAAATTAAATAAAATTAATAAATTAATAAATTTTTAAAATAGAGGTGATTTCATGATTAAGAAAATCGGGGCAAATCCATACGGTGTAGTTGAATTCACTGCTTCAACAGTGGCGGAAATTGACGACTTACCAAAGAATGTTGGTCAAGGAAGTTACTGCCTAGTATTGGAAAATTCAGAGGTATATATGTTTGATGAGGCAACCTCAACTTGGGGAAAATTATAGGAAAAGAGGTGAAGTAAATGGATATTGTAACTTACGCCTTATGTAAGAAAATGGCAAGTGGTAAAGGTGAAAAAGGGGATAAGGGAGATAAAGGAGATAGAGGTGAACAAGGTCTGCCTGGTAGAGATGGTGCTGATGGTGTCACTCCCAATTTACAAGTTGGTACTGTTACAACTCTACCTAGTGGTCAAAATGCTACGGTAACACAAAGTGGTACAAAGGAAGACCCAATTTTCAATTTCTCTATTCCTCGTGGAGATAAGGGAATTTATGTTGGTGCTAAAGATACTGCACCCCCAACAGTTGATATTGTAATTGACCATTCTGACATGGGGCTATATTCTGATGAATTAGTAAATACACCTATTGTGGGCAATACCTTAACTTTAACTACTCGTAAAAATCAAACAACCACTATGCAAAATAACACAACCATTGTATTGCCTAATGTAAATTCATTCACAGAGATTCATCTATTCTTTAGCACAACAAGTGAATTAACATTACAATTACCTGTCGATGTTAAATGGCAAACTCAACCGACTATCGAAGCTAATAAAGTGTATGAATTTATTTTCACATATGCAACCACTTGGCTTGGAGGGGCGGTATGCTACAATGACTAAGAAATTATTAATGAATAATTATTCTGAAAATGGATTAATGCCTGTCATGGATGGTTTGATTTGTTGGTTAGATGGTAGAGATGGTGAATTTGGTGATACCGTATGGGTAGATAGAAGTGGAAATGGGAATGACGCAACAGTGACAAACTGTGTGTGGACTGGGAAAGCTCTGAAAACAACTTCAGATTTAAGTGAATTTTTAGTTAGTAAAGAGATGATTAGTGGCGACAACAATCCCTATACATTGGAGATATATTTTTCTCGTTATGCAACAGATAGACCAAACGTAGCAGAGAATGTCATAATGGCTAATTCAGTAAAAGAATGGGGTTACTCAACCTCTCTTTATATTCGAGGGAATAAGTTGTTTTATGACGTAGGAAAACAAACTTTGGTTGATAACTCCGAGTTTAACAAGCCTTATCAAGTAGCTATTAGCAAAGTCCACCTCACAAGCAGGAAATCATTTGTTAATGGCAACTTTATTCAAGAGCGAGATGGATTCGTTGTAAAAGGGATTTCATTTTTGGGAAATTGGGACTCAACAAAAGCAAAATGCGATTATTACTCAATTAGATTATACAATCGTGCCTTGACAGAAGAAGAAATCCAACAAAATTACCTATACGAACAATCAATTGAAAGAGGGTGATAACAAATGTACGCTAAATTAGAAAATAACAAATTAACTTATGCACCAAAAAATTATAAAACTCCTACTCATTTAATCCTAAACTTTAATAGTAATATTACACTTATGGAGGAACATGGATTTAAGGAAGTAGTGGATATTAAACCTGAATATGATAACTCTACCCACTATTTGTCGGTAGATAGCTATACAGAAGATGAAAATTCTATCACAATCAACTACACAATTAAAGATATTGAGCCTATTATTCAAGAGCCAACTTTAGAGGATAGAGTCTCACAATTAGAAACCAAAACCAAAGAGCAAGAAGTTGAAATTGAAATGAATCAAGATGCAATTAATTTCCTACTATTCCAAGCATTAGGAGTTGAGGGTAAACAAACGAAAGGGGCGAATACAATGGCAGCCTATTTAGCAAATCAAATTCTTAAAGGTAAATTATCATATGAATTAGTAGTTAAACGATACCCTGAGTTTAAAGAGGATATTGATACAATCTTAATCCTTGAAGGGCGAGAAGATTTAATTAAAGAGGAAAATTTAATGAAGCGATAATTCAATAGACATACCTTAAAGCAAGAAAGGAGGAATTTCTATATGTCTATTTATGTAAGAGATGAACATGGCGTGTTACAAGCTCTGAAAATCCCTGCATACAAGGGTGAAAAAGGGGAGGCAGGGGTAACACCTAATCTTACGATTGGGAATGTTACAACCCTACCTTATGACCAACAAGCCACTGTTGTAATCAGAGGGGATAAGGAAAATCCTATCATTGACTTTGGTATTCCTAAAGGTCAAGATGGAACTGGAGTTGGGGGAAATAATGTCTTTGATACAGACATTCAGTTCGTTCCTGACCCAATTAAGCAAATTGCAGAAACACCTAATGGAACTCCAATTGGTTTCATTATGGATAGATACGCTCGTGTTGAAGCCTACAAATCAATTAAGAGAATAGGTGTCCAAGTGCGAGGATTTGATGGGCAAAATACTATTGCTTCAAATGTTAAAGCATTTGCAATTAACGCAGATACTCATGAGGTTATGGAGTTATTACATGACCAAACAGGAACAACCCCTATTGAATTAATTGATGGTAAAACATTTGCCATGATTAATGTAAACAAAACTTATAATGTCAATACTGTCTTTGCTTTCGGTATTTCTCGTTCAGGGAGCTATGGAAATGGTAGTGGTTTAGCAGTACAAGAAGGAACGAATAAAAACTTAATGGCTTCTGCCAATGCCCCAACAGTAGGGACAAGATTAGCAGAATGGACAAGTTCAAATTGGACTATGGGTGTATATTTTGAATTTAATTCAACAATGGCAGGTAGCTTAACGCAAGAGGTTGCTAATGAGGTTGCTAAAATCAACAACTCAACCGAAGAATATGCACTATTCAGTACAGCTAGGGGTGACTTTGATAACTCAACTGCTTTTCGTATTCCTGCTATTGTAGTTACGCCTAAAGGTACGATTATTGCTGCATCTGACATCAGACGTAAAACTGCATTTGACCAATCGTTAATTGACAATGGTATCTCACGTTCAACAGACGGAGGTAAAACATGGACTCAAAAAGTTGTTATGAGAAATAGTGGAGTTAGTGACTGGTCTCGTGCAATGGACTCTACTATGCTATCTGCTAAGAATGGTGATGTTTATATCTTGTGTGGTGCTTGGGATAGTAATCGTGGCAATTGGGAAACATCAACTTCAACACCTGACCCTGATTGGAAAGTACGATTAGCAAAGTCTACTGATGATGGAGTAACATGGACTGAAACTGATATTTCAAGAACGACTTTAAACCAACCACAAGATACAGTATCTTGGTTAGGTGGAGTTGGTACAGGTATTGAAATGTCAGACGGTACATTAGTATTCCCAATCCAAATATGTAGACGAGACGGAAATGCAAACTATGTAACTGCGGGTATTATCTACTCTAAAGACAATGGGGCAACATGGACTATGAGTGCAAGTTTTACACCTCGTAATAACCGCATCTCAGAAAACATGGTGGCAGAAGTTGAAAATGGCATGTTGATATTAACTGGTCGGAATGAGTCAAGTGGAGTTCGTCCTGCTTACTACACAAGAGATTTAGGTGCTACATGGCAAACTCATAGCTTTATGCACAATTTAATCCATACCAATGCTCGTCCATGTCAAGGTTCATTCATTACGTTTGATACTTTAGGTGGTCGTAGAGTTGGATTAGTATCAACACCGACTTCGGGTGGAGGAACTCGTAGAGATTTAGGTGTTACCCTAATTGACTTCAATGGTCAAAAGACTAAATTGCTAAAAGTATTCTTCCCAACACCATATACAGGTGGGGGTTATTCTTCACTTGCAACAGGATTCCGTAATGGGAAACGAATCTTAGTGGTAGCCTATGAAGCACAAGGTCAAATTCATTATCAAGATTTAACGTATTTATTAACCGACATTGAAATGCTTACTAATGGCAATGTAAATTTAACAATAGTAACAAATGACGAAATTGACACAATTATTGGTGCATTAAATTAGGAGGACGATATTCATGAATAACAAATTTATCAACGGAGAAAAATTACAATATGCTTTCACTCAATTATGGGCTAAAATGAAAAACACATTTGCCCAAAAGAATGGGGAAAATACATTCACTAAGAAAAATACTTTTGACGAAGCTGTTATGATTAAACGTGAATCTATGTATATTCATAGTCCAATTAACAACAAGCCTGCCACATTAACAGGAATGCAAAAACTTGCAGGGTATCGTGGTTATACTTCACACTCTAACGGAAATAACGGTTATGTAAAATCTGTTAAAGTTCGAGTTAAAGATGACTCTACTGTAGGACATACACTTCGTTATATTGATTTATGGGCGGTAGAGAAAAAAGATAATTTGGCACAAGACGTTATTGTTGGTAAAATGTATGATTCTTCAGTAACTTGGCTAGCTGTAAAGGAAGAAGAAGGATTTGGTAAATACGTTGAAATCTTCGTTAATCGCAAATTCGAGAATGAAACATATTTCTTAGTTGAGCATAGCAATAGTGTTACGTATACAAAACCAACTGACGAAGATGATAATGACATTGTTTATGCACGAAAAGGTACAGTTCCTGAAGTGGGCACTTCAGGTCTTACATCAGAAAGTAAGCGTTATTTATTACAATATGGTTTAGTTGGAGAAAGCATGAACATTGCTCGTGAGTTAGAAAAAATCTCTAATGGTACTGGGAAACTTGTTTCAAGTGTCAATACTATTAAACCAAACGATAAAGGTGATGTTACTGTTGCACCAAAAGACATTCCTGGTTTATTAAGCGACAATGGTAAAATCCACCCTACTCTTGTTCCTGATGTTGCAATTACAAAAGTTACGGTGGTCGATACAGAGAAAGAAGCTATGGAACTTAGCTCAAGTATCGGGGATATTGTAATCCGCAATGACTTGAATGGTGAATCTTATATCTGTAAGAATCCACAAGGAGGCACATTCGCAGAACGTTTCATTCGTGTAGGTAGTGCAAGTGATGCAGTTAAAACAATCAACAATCAAGCAGCCAGTGCAGGTAACGTTGATTTAGGATTAAAAGCAACTACAACTCAACTTGAATTAACTGTAAATAGCCAAACTGTCGCTACTTTACCTATTATCACAGACCAAGAAGTAAACAACATTATCAACGGTCTTAACTAATTTTAAATAATATCTAAGAACAAAAATATAAAAGGGAGGAAACGGAATGTCTATCGTAGATAAGTCACATCTTCAAGATGTGGCTTTAGGTATTTGGAATAAAATCCAAATGAAATTAAATGCTTATGTCCATAAGACAAAGGAGAACGTAGTCGTAGGTAAGACTGTGCTATTCGATGGGTACATATCAGGTAATGTCCTAGCTACTTTAAATAATCCAAAAGCAACAGGCTACATTAAAACTGACTCAGCTTTCTTTGTCTGCGAACAATTATTAGTGTCTGCCAACCAAAAGGTTGGTCAGATTACTATTGGAATTGTCGACAGTAAACAAGTTGGTGATATTGTCACAGGAGTAAACATTGGAGTGGTTAGACGCTCCGATAAAAAAGTTTTAGAATATCTAATGCGAAATGGCGTTGGTGTTGCTCATAAGAATACGATAAGCGATTTAGGTTGCGATAGAGCAATTACAATCAACGTTGATAAATCATGGTCAGATGACGTTTACCTAATGGTTGGTGCTAATGGGGCATTATGGGGAGATCGTGATAACAACTATGGCGGAGATGCTCTTGGTGGTCTAACATTACCTGCTGTGGGTAGTACAATTCAACTTAACCGAAATGGTAACTATGTTGGTAAAGCTATTATTCATGGTGATGGAATTGCATTGCGAGATTTAGCAAACTCTAGTGTCAATGGAGTTACAAAAGATGAGTTTAATCAATTCAAGGGTGAAAATCAACAAGCTCATCAAACAATGACAAATAGTATCAATAGTGCTAATAGCAATATCACATCACAAGGTCAACGTATTGGTAGCTTGGAGAGTGGTACTGCTAAATTAAATGCTCGCAATAGATTTACTGCTCAAAATACTTTTATGGAAAGAAATCCTATTGTTGAGAAATATGCTTCAATCAAAGATATTTTTACAGCAGATGGAGTAGACTCATTCTTAGCGGGTGGGCTATACTGTTGTAATCCACAGGCGGGTATTACAGATTATAACGCCCATATTTCTGCAATAGTTGTTCCTATTAAAGATTCACAACCAGGAGATACAGTTGAGGCTTCATACTTCACAGTTAATGCTACTACTAGACAATTAACAAGTGATATTCTTGAAGCTAAAACACATACAGTTTTAGATGTGCAGTATAAAGGTGAATATTGTATTGCTCTTAATGTAGACAGAACTTTTAACTATCCTGTTTCTTTCGGAATCCGAGTTATGGATAAAGTTTTAGTAGGTAGACGAATTGGTATGTTGAAACAAGATTTACCAAACCAAGTCAACAACAATGCTTGGAGTTATTATATCAAGCCTACAAATGGACAATACATAGGAAATTATAATGCAAAGTTTACAGTTCCTTATATGATTGCTCGAAGAATTAGCTCAGAACTTATTACCAAATATGACATCAACATCATGAATAATCCTACAGGTGAGATTAAATTCTTAGCTTATGATGCAGGTGAAGTTACAGAAATCAATGGGCGTACTTGGTTGAGATGTGATGGGCAATCAGTGCCAACTTCGGAGTATAATGAATTATGTAAAGCTATTCAACCTGTATCAGAAGATGGTTCAGAAGTATCGGTAGATTTCAAATTACCAAGTAATAATTCACCTGTTGGGTATACTTACATTTGTGCTAAATAAGATTTCATTAGCAAGGGGGTGAGATAATGAAACTTACTCAAGAACAATATGAACTTTGCACATTTCTGAATGATTGCGTTTATAATGAATTGGCTTATCCACCTACTATGAATATGACTAATCGTATTGTTAAAGGAAGTGGTTTGAGGGTTGAGATTTTTGACTTCCCTCAGACCACTTTTGTTATATTCTGTGGTACGAATAGAGGTAGTTGGAGAGATTGGCTAACCAATTTCAAAGTTGGATTTGGTTTTGGATTAGTACCTAACCAACATAGACAAGCATTAGCAATCGTTCGTGATGAATTATGCAAAGCTCAATTTAAAGGCAAAGATTTAATTGTCGCAGGACACTCATTGGGTTCAGGACTGATGGAGTATAGTATTGCCAACTTAGGTAATACAGAATACGACAACTATATAGGAATTGGGTACAATGGTTGTGGAGTTAAACATTTGGGTGGATATGCAAAAGAGGGGAAAATTCTTAATATCGTCACAACTCGTGATATTCTAAACGGTATTACTAGCAAATTGCCAGGAAAGAAATATATGAAACACTATGGGGAAATCCAATATGTTAAAGATAATAGCACTTGGAATCCTATCAAGTCACACTCTAACTTTTCAGTTATGATGGACTATAAAATTAACGAAGGAGAATGAAATATGAAAGAAGTATGGAAAGATATTTACTATACAGATGAAGTAACGGAAGAAATAATTGATTTTCGTGGATATTATCAAATTAGTAATTTGGGAAGAGTTAAAAGTTTGGCAAGAGTTCACTTTAGAAAAAATGGTGTAAAATTGTCAATACGAGAGAAAGTAATTAGCCCAGGCGATAATGGTCATGGCTACCTATTTGTCACTCTCTATAATGGCGAAAGCAAAAAGAGATTCTATGTTCATAGGTTGGTTGGGCAAATGTTTCTCCAAAAAGAAGAGGGTAAAATCTATATAGACCATATTGATACCAATAGAACTAATAATTGTGTTGAGAATTTAAGATGGTGTACACAAAAAGAAAATGCAAACAATAGCCTCACGTTAAAACGCAATAGCGACTCAAAAGACAAAACTAGAGTTATTGCCATAAACGAAAAAGACTGCAAAGTTATAATGTTAAAGAGTATATCTGACGGAAAGAAAATCGGCTTTGACAAGGCAGCTATTTGGCGTTGTTGCAACGGAAAACAAAAGGAACATTTGGGTTACAAATTTCAATATGTTGAGAAAAGAGGAATGATAGCATGACTTACATATTTAAACAAGATTTAGTACCAAGTAACAAATATTCAATCAAAGCTCCTTATTCTATGATACCACAATATATCACAATCCACAACACTTCAAACTCTGCACCCGCACAAAACGAAATTAACTACATGAAAAACAATAATAACCAAGTTTCTTATCACGTATGTATAGATGAGAAATACGTTATCCAAGCAATCCCTTTTAATCGTAATGCATGGCACGCAGGAGATGGTGCTTATGGTAGTGGAAATCGCAAATCTATCGGCATTGAAATTGCACGTTCGACTGGCGACATTAATCTATTTAAACAGGCAGAAGCTAACTGTGCTAAATATGTAGCTACTCTATTAAAACAATATGGTTGGGGAATTGACCGAGTTAAACGTCATAAAGACTGGTCTGGCAAATACTGTCCTCACAAAACGATGGATTTAGGTTGGGATAGATTTTTAAATATGATTAAAGCAGAATTGAATGCTTTAAACAAACTTACTCAACCAACACCTAGCAAACCAACACAAGACACTTCATTCAAAGTTAAGGTTATTGCTAAAGAATTAAATGTGCGTAAATCTGCTTCATTTGATAGTGCAGTAGTGACTACTGTTAAGAAAGGTGAAGTGTACACTATTGTTGAGGTTAAGAATGGATTAGGTTTATTGAAATCTTACAAAGACAAACGTGACGGTTGGATTTCAATACACTCTGCCTATGTGCAAAAAGTTTAATATGAATAAATAAAAATAGACATCCTTAGTGGTGTCTATTTATTTGAATATATAATTTGAAAGGTGATTTTTATGCTATACGATACAACAATTTCAATCAAGTCGAAAAATTTCATATTCCTAAATGAGAGAAAGAAAGTCCTTATGTCATTTGATGATGACTTCATTTTCTCAATTGGAAATCAAAACAAAAATCTAGTGATAGATTATATGCAATTCTTAGCCTATACGGATTTGACTCTAAAGACTTGTACCAATATCAAATACAACATCACATTATTCTTTACTTGGAATCGTGACCATAACAAATGCAAAAATTTCAAACAGATTACAATGAGTCAAGCTAGAGAGTTTTTCCTATGGGTGAAAGATAATGGGTATTCATACACTAGAGCAAAAATCATGCGTACAGATATTGTAGGATTAGCAGACTTTGGAGAGTTTGTATTAGGTCGTGAGCCATTTAGCAAAGGAAATATGACTAACCAATGGTATGGATATACGAACTTTTGGCGAGAAGTTGATATTATGCAACGTGAAGATTTAAGCAAATTAAATGAGCCAAATAGTGTATCATTTCCAAAGGAAAAGTTAGAAACGTTGAGAATGTATTTATCAATGAAACATGACTATTTAGGATTGGTCATTTTAGACTATGCTCACTTAGGTGCAGATATTTTAACTTTACGTATTGATAGTGAAGATTTCAATCCTGCCAAGAAATATACGGAGCAATATTTACGTTGGCGTGAGAGAAATGGCATTATCCTACCTGATGTGCTATTGATGAAAAATGATAATGGAGATTATATCCCAATGGGATTGGTAGAGTTGAGAGCCTATACAAGAATGTTCTCAGTCTTTCTAGGGAAGGAGTTTGTTATATGCTAAGAGGGGTGATTTATAAATAGAAGGGAAGTGCGTTTGCTTTGATAGATAATATGCCACTCATTGAGGAACGATTACTAGACTATGGTGTGTTGGGGATAATTTGTATTATTTTAATCATAGCTATTGTTTGCTTATATACGAGACAACAGAAATTCATGGAAGAAAGACAAGAAGCTATGGAAGCACGAATGGACAAAATTGAACTAAACCAAAGAGAGACAAATGAAACGTTTAGTAGGGTAGTCGAAATTTTTACAGCAACAACCAAGAATTTTGAGGGGCAAAATAGTCTGCTCAATGATATGAAAATGCAAAATGAAAAAGTCCAATGGGAACTTGGCGTAATTAATCAAAAGGTTGACAAGATTCAAGAGAAACAAGATAAACTAACCAAATAGGATTAAGGAGAATTTGAAGTGGTAAAGACCAAAGAAAATCACAGAAACAAAAAGAAAACACCTCGTACTCATGAGGAATTGGATTTTAGTAAGTTTAACGATATAGTTAAACATAAAACTAAACCAAACTACAAAGGTAAAGAACGTACTTTACTCGATAAAGAGCGTGAAGAACGAGGAGATTTCAAGAAACATAAGGGGAAACAAAATAAGCAAAGCAGTAAGAATGGGTACAAAGGCAATAAACCGAAATATAATAAATAAATCAAAAGGGATAGATACTTTAATTAGTGTCTATCCCTTACCTTTTTTGCGTTTTACATTGTAAAATATTTAATTAAATCATCGTGGAATAAATCAATTGCTTGTTGGGTTACTTTACTTGAGTTAAAGTAAACTTTACCGTATTCACAAAGAAAATTATTGGCACGAATTTTTATTTTTTTATCTTGATGGTCATATTGAATATAATATTTAGATTGACTAGAATCATTCCAATCAATCTCATTCCCACTATTCTCATCACTAAAGCGTTGTAACTTGCGGAATAAAGTTTGCTTGAAATCAATTTCCTCTGCTTTTTCTTTAGTTGAAAAATAGTTGGCTCTATCGTACATATCATCGCAAGTCGCATCATTAAGCTCCCACAAGTCACCAAAATCTCGGCTATTGATAATGGTGAATTTCTCCTCCTTGCTTTCGTCAACTCGTTCCCAACCTGTTAAATTCTTAGGCTCAATATATTCTTCATATTTGGCAGAGAAACTGAAGTTGCTATCAATATACCACTTAGCTTCATCATCAAAATAATTTTTATAGTAGACATATCCTTCTTCAATTTTGTAAATAAGGATACCACCTATTTCAAGTACCATTTTACCTTCTTTCATTAAATCAACAGCTTCAAGCCCACTTAATGTTTTATTATCTTCTTTCATATCTTTCTCCTCACTTTCATTAACAATTTCAAATTTCCAAAGGCGACCATTTAAAGTAACTTCTGACTTATTTCCACGATTATTCATAACCAAATACCAATTTCTGCAAAAACTATCTGTTTCGACAAACACACCCTCATAAATATCGCCAACTGTGAAGAATACATTATCACTATTTTTACTATAAGTACACTTAAATTTCATATGTATCTCTCCTTTTTAGTTGACTAGGGAATTTTAACCCTAGTCAATGTATTCCCATCTGCAACCGAGATATGTCTTTCTTTCTCCTCGGCAAACTCGTCTTATTCCTTGCTTTGCCAATTTAGGGTTGTCAAATTGCTTGCTTGCAACATTAACATTTGTAAATTCTTCACCAGTTTCAACATTTCTTACTTTCCTCATTTTGGCTTCTGTGCGAATCCTATAATTTTTGTACTCTTCTTCTCCCATTTTTCTTCCTTTGTTCGCTTTTGAAATCTTCTCTTTTGTTTCTTCTGTATGTCTTATCCCCTTACGAGCCTCAGACATTCTCTTTCTAGCTTCTTCGCTTATGGGATTCTGTTTATAATATTCTTTTAAGCCCTTTGATATATTTTCTGCGTGTTGTTTCGTCTTGGGTTTCTTATTGCTTTTTGAAATCTTGTCTTTTTGTTCTTGCGGCATTACATAGCCTTTATGAGAATTAGACAATCTCCTTCTTTCTTCTTCGGAAAATTTATAGCCTTTAACTCCTTGACCGCCAACAGTTAAATTGTATCCGTTTGGCTCAAAAGTGTTTAATTGACGTATATAGAATATTTCTTTTTCATGTAATTCTTCTCTACTATACCCAATGTCCAATTCCTCAATAGTGAAATTCTTTTCGCCAAATTCTTTTATCGCTTTATGAATAAGCGTATCTACTTTTTTATGTTTATGTTTTAAGAATCTTTCTCTTAGAGTTTTTGTTGTTTGTCCAACATATCGCTTCCCATTTAGCAAGTTGGTTATTACATAAACTCTGCCATATACATTTTGTCCTTTCTCTGTACTCAACCTTTCCAACCCTTTCTAATAAATTTCCAATCCACACCCTCAATATCAAGTTCGATATTGGGCGAAGAAACCCACAAATCAATCTTGTTAGCAGTATCGCAAGCAGAACAAGCATCAAGAATAATCGCATTCTTAACTTCTCCACTTGGGAATTTCATCTCAATGATTGATCCGTAGATATTCCATATTCCCTTATCATTTTGCCCGCTAGCCATAACTTCATTTAAACTAATAGCAACTATCCGAGCATAACCATATTCTTCATCATCATAATGGAAAATGCCATCAATATTTTCTATCTTGGGGCTAGTATAATAAAATCCTGCTCCAACTGATTTTTCATTTTCAAATGTTCCATAATACGTTTGACGATAACCTCTACGATTAAAACTATCTAACCATTCTTGATATTGACGTTCTTTTTCTTCTTCTGCTAATCGAATAGCCTCTTGTTCTTCTGCATATTCATAATATCCTTGCACATATTCTAGTGTATCCAAGTCAAGAAGCTCACGAGAATAACTAGGTGCAAGAATATCCTCTATGATTTGCTCTATTTGTTTTTCCTCAACTTGGGAGTATGGTAAACTCCGTTGGGTGGCATCTTCAGACACCACACTATCTTGACATAAAGTTGCAGATAGTGCTATACAAAGTGGCACACTTACCATTGTATACCCACTCCTTTCCTTGATTTAAAATTTATTTAATGTTTATTTCCCACTTGAGCCTAATGCTCCTACACCTCGTTCAGAAGTGAATGTAAGTAGTTGGTCATAAGGAATTTCTGCAAGATTGAACTTAGGCACAGGTAACATAATGAATTGTGCAATTGCTTTGTTGCTTGGGTAAACCACTGTTTTATGATAAACTTTATTGAGTTGTTCAATCATGGCTTTAAACTCATCTGTTGCAACAACTTCTGCATTTTTAACCAAAACAATAGGATAGTCATTTCCATTCCCAATCGGACAGAACCATTCACCTCGGAATGAACCCTCAATAACACCTGAATGTTGTGTCATATTTTGAGTTCCTGTTGAACCACGTTCTTTCAAGATTGCTACATAATCAGTAGAGAAACAAGTTGCAATACCTGTTGGAATTAATTCTACCTCATGTGGTTTGATTACAAGATAATCTGCATTTAGACAAGCATAAATGTCATAACCTGCATCACAATCACGTTTAGATGGAATAATTGCTTCAGGCTTAACCTTTGCGAATAAAATTGTATCATTGCTTACTGTTGCTAAATTCATATGTATCATTTCCTTTCCTGTATTAATATTCCCACCAACCACCCTACATTTAATATTATAAACTATTGAAATATAAATGTCAACTATTTTGTTAAAATATTTTTAGTTTTCGATAATAATCCACTTATCTGTGATTTCATAGTATGCCAAGTCGGTAACTTCCCAATATGAAAATTCATCGCCATAAGAACGTTTTAAGCTATCATTGTGTAGCTTATAGTAAAATCCTGTTAAGTCAGATTTGATAATCTTTCCTTCCTCTAATGCAAGTTGAGCTTCTTGAAAATCTACTTGTTTCACCTCTTGTTTCTTGAAGAATAAATCCTTATTTGTTAAACTTAAACAACCTGATTTATCCCCAATTCTAAGGATTCCTTCTTCACAATTAATGAATTTATTCCCACACTCATAAATCTCACCCTCTTGAATGTTGTTGATTACTTCTCGCCAAGTGAGAGAAGTTTTATCTTTGTCAATATCTCTAACCCATGTTACTGTTGTATGATGTCCTGGCTCTCTACCAAAAACAAGACTACTAATCTCGTGTTCAAAATAAATAGGCTCTCCCTCAAAATAGTTCTTTTTCGTAGGTTTATCACCTGAAACCCATGAATACCCGTATTCTTCGCATTCAATTAAAAAATCTTTCATATCATCTTCTGTAACACACTTAACCTCAAATTCTCCATTTTCAAATCCTAACCAATTAAAGTATTTCATATATATCATTCTCCTTATTTATTATATTTATATGTATTGGTAATTTCATGGTAGCACGATTGACAAGTTGACATATAGTAGTCATCACCCTCAATGTCACCAACTTGAATAGCATCTCCCTCGCATAAAGGTTGACCATTGATATATCTCACATGAGTTGTCGCTTTATTTGTACAATTCTTAATCGAACATTTACTTTTGATTTCTTCTGTACTATCTGCTAAGACTAGCAACTCTTGGCTAGCTTCAAATAGTTCATTAAGGTAGCTTGTCTTTAGTCCATAGCAGAATACCTTGACATTATATCGACTACGAGTTAATTCCCACAATTGTTGAATATGCTCTTTGGTAGCAAAATTAATTTCATCTACAAAGATACACACATCGTCAAGTTTACCACCTTGAGACAAATGTTGCCCCATTAGAGAGAATACAAACTTAAACAAGTTAGTATCTTTATCAAATACATGACATGGCAACTCACTCTTGATTGCACGAGATTTAATTGTATTCTCTGAGCGAGTATCAATTGATGGTTTCAACACGAATGTCGTTGATCCCGATTGCTCAAATTGATGTTGCTTACAGATGAGTTGTCCACTTTTTAGGCTAGACATTGTGCCATAGAAATAGTATAATTTACCTTTCATGTTTTCCTCCTGATATTATGACTTGTTTTATATTTATATTATATACTATAAGTTTATAAATGTCAACCATTTTTTATATTTTATATGTATAATTTAATCCCATTAGATTACTCAACTTTTGCTTCAATTGTACTTCTTTCTTGCGAAGATATGAATTGGTATTCAATCCCATTAATACACGTAACTCATCTCGACTGACTTGCTTAATGTATTTATAGTAGAATAGCTTTTGCTCGCTGTTGTTAAGTTGCTCATAAGCCCACCAAATATTTTTATCTCCATCGTTGAGAATATATTCATAATCATTCAATCCGTTGTGTAGATAATCTTCAATTGTTCCATCTTCACTTCCACTTTTGCCAAACACAGGGGTTGCAATTGAGATAGTTAAATCACTAGGAACTCGTTTAGCTCTACCTCGTCTATCAAACTCGTGCGATAACTCTCCCCTAACTTTCCAATAAACATGGGTAGAGAATTTAGCTTCTTTACTACAATCAAAAGTATCAATTGCTTTAATAACACCCATGTAGCATATACTTGCTAAATCTTCGTCAAATACCCCATCATTGTGGGCAATAACAGTTTTTCTAATCATACCTTTAACAGACAGGAAAAGTTGAGTTTTAGCGTCTTCATCTCCCCTCTGTGCTTTACTCACCATTTCATTTGTAACTTCAATTTGTTCCATCTTTCATTTCCTCCATTTATTATCTTATTGACATTTATAATTATAAACAAAAAGAGTAGAAAAGTCAACCCTTTCTACTCAAAATAGTTTATAAAATTTCAACTTCTTCGTCAAGATTATCAATTACATATTCAATAACTTCGTCTATGTCATCTTCACTACCCATATATTCACCGTCCCAAGTATAGTGAGTTACAGTAAAAGTTTCGATGTCATTAGCCCCAAGAAAACAATCTTGACAATAGTATAAGTCACCCTGTTTGTAATGTGCTAGCGTAAGATTACATGAAGAACACTCATACCCATACTCTTCACAATCCCCTTGAATTGGTGGGGTTACCCTTTTGAAACATTCTTCTCTATGATACCAATAGCAATTTTCACAGTTCTTCATTCTCATCTCTCCTTAATTATTTAATTCATGTAATACAACTTCGCCTTTAGCTAGTGATTGTTGGATATCAATAATTCGTTGGTTACTAGAACCACGATAGTTTAACTTGGGATTATACAATTCTTGCACAAACTCCCCATCAACCAAGACATCTAAGTATTGGCTCAACTCAAGCAACTTAACTTCTTCGGCTTGTTTATTGCTCCATAGCCATATTTTAACAGTTGGTAATTCTGTTTTTACTCTTTTTACTAATTTTGTTAATAGAGGAATATTTACCAACTCTAGGGGTTCTCCTCCAAGTATTGATAAATCCCTCTTAACAAAGTTATTGTCTTTCAATAAGGCAATAATATAGTCAATGGTATCCTCTGTGAATGGTTTGCCCAATTTAAAATCCCATGTTTCTTTGTTGAAACAATGGGGGCAACGCTTTGAGCAACCTTGCACCCAAAGACTTACTCTTATTCCTGTTCCATTGGTAGTGTCAAACTCCTTTATTCTATTGTATCTCATACATATCTCCTATAAATGTTTTACTCGATTTGTAATATCAAGCATACGACTATGACACCATTTTGTTTCAGAAATATAGCCACAAGTTCGTCTTACAACAGAAAGTTTATCTTGATTCTTCTCCCCACATTGAGGACAATACCATTTTAAATCTTCGTCTACTGACATAACTCCGTCAAAGCCACAAGTTGAACAAGTATCTGATTCGGTATTGATTTCTGCATAGATATTATTTTCATACATAAATTGAAGTAATTGAACCACAGCAGGAATGTTATGAGTCATATTATCAATCTCAATATATGTTATAGTTCCACCTAGACTATATTGAGCAAACTCTTGTTCACGCTTTAATTTTTCAAAAGCATTGATGTGTTGTTTAATATCAATATGATAACTATTGATTAAATAACCCTTATCTGTAATTCCTTCAATATCTCCAAATTGTTGTTGCAACTTATCTGAGAATTGACCTGCGGTTGACTCGCTCGGTGTCCCATAAAGAGCGAACAATAATCCTGTTTCTTTTTTGATTTTATCTTTGTAGTCATTCATAAATTGCATAATCTCTAAAGCAAAGGCACGACCTTCTTCCTCGACTAAAGTGTGTCCTGTCATATATTTAACAGTTTCATGTAGACCAATATAGCCAATAGTTACCGTAAAATTACGCTCATCAATTGCCTTGATAATATCATCTTCAGGGTTTAATCGAGCAATTGCTCCATACTGCCATAAGATAGGGGCAGTTTTTGCTTTTACGCCTTTCATCTTTTCATAACGCAAAATTCCCATTTCTTTGCTTAAATCCATGCGATTTGCTAAAATGCTAAAGAATTTGTCTTTATCTTTTTTTGAAGTTAAAGCAACATGAGGTAATGAGATTGTTGTCACACCTAAATTCCCACGACCATACATATCAAATGTACCATCTTTACGTTGAACGGGTGTTAAAAAAGCTCTACATCCCCGATACGTTCAACTAGACTCGCTAGGTCTAGCCAGTTCTCACATGAACTTCTATGTGTCACCACATAGTCCAGACTATATCACATTCTTATACTCCATTAGCAAATATAAGAATCCCACCGTTTCCACTCGCTCGAGTGTACTCTACTTGCTTCTTCATTTAAGTATTTCTCTTAAATTATGCTTTCGATAGTCGTTTGGCATTTCTATTTGTTGCTACCATTTACTTTAATTTTCAATATACTCTATGCTAAGAATTCCATGATTTCTATATCCCATTGTTTTCTTTTGTAACCAATGTTTCACACAGCCATCTGTAACTCCAAGTATATCTGCTAGTTGTTGTTTGAAATCAAAATCAGCAACCTTTCCATTTTCAAACTCCACTCTAAATGGTTTATATTCTTTTGTGTTTATTTCTTTTCTACTGTGTCTCTCGTTTTCTAATCTTGATGTCCATTCTAGGTTTTCGATTGAATTGTTTGACTTATCTCCATCAATATGATTAACTTCATCATAATTATTTGGATTATCTATAAAGTGTAATGCAACTAATCTATGTCTAAAAAATCTCTGTTTTCTATTTGTCTTTTTGTCATATAAACAGACTCTATAATATCCACCATTGTTTATGTCGCCCTTTATTTTATTTTTTGTTTTAATATTCAATACTTCACCATTTTGATTCACACAGTATAAATCTTCCCAATCTTTAATTGGTTTCCACATATGTTTCACCTCACTTTTTTGAGGTAGCAACAAATAATTTAGCACAGGATTATCTTAATTGTAAGACGTTCCCTGTTTAGATGGGTTTTCGATAAGTGTCACCACTTAAAGGCACAAGTTACTTTATGCAAGGATAAGCAGTTCCATATAATTCTTTCATCACTCTAACACTAATGTAGTCAGGTGATAAACGTTTAGCAGTAGATAAAGCACTTAATTCAGTCAGATAGTAATATTTACTACCCCCATATGTATTATTTTCATCTAAGAAATAAAGTAGCTTAGGGAATGTTTGAGAAGTCTTTATTCCAAACTCATTTTCAATTCCTTTAATTCGTTGTTTTAAAAACTCCTCAATTAGCATAGCAGTTTCTTCTTCATACTCAGGATTCTCAGAAATATACATTGCTAGAGAAACAAAAGGTGCTTGACCATTTGTACCTGAAATCGTTGAGATTTGATAGTTAAATAATTGAACTGAGTGCTTGATTTCACGTTTTAAGCGTTTCATTACTACTTCTTCAAAATTGTCACATGCTAGACCATCTTCAATTAATTCTCGTTTAATTCGCTCCTTCTCAATGCGAACAAAAGGGGCTAAATGACTCAACGTCATAGTTTGCCCTCCATAAGTGCAACTTGACACTTGGGCAGATATTTGAGTTGCAACTGTCATGGCAGTTCTTAAAGATTTTGGTTTACGAATTGCCTTCTTGTTGATAACAGTTCCGTTTTGCAACATATCTTCAAGGTTAATAAGCTCACAATTGTAAATACCATTCATATAGTAATCAAGGTCGTGTATCTTAATTGCCCCCATGTTGTGTGCTTGTACAATATGAGGAGGTATCATATAATTTGTAGCAACGATTTTACTAACTTCACCTGCAATTAAGTCACGTTGGGTAGAAGCCAATTCTGCTTGTTTGTTTGAATTTTCAGACATTACATCTTCATTTGTCATCTCTACCAATCCAATAACACTTTGAATTAGCTTATCATTCTTATTAGTACGCTTGTATGACTGAACTGAACGATAACCCTCATATGCTCGTGCCACTTCCATTCGGTCAAATTCAATTAAGCACTCAAATACCTTTTTCTCAACATCGTAGATAGAAGGAGTGTTTTTTGCTAGTTCAAAGCAATCCTCAATTTGAGTAGCAACTTCTTTAGCAATATCTTCTTCAATATAGCCAACACCATATTTCATGGCTTTGATAATTGCTACCTCAATTTTTGTTTTGTCGAATTGAACAGTTTCTCCATTTCGTTTAATAATCTGCATATCATCATTCCTTTCTTATTAAAAACTCCACCCTACCACCCTTTACATTTATAATTATATACTTAAAGTTGATAAATGTAAACTAAATTAGTCAACTTTTTAAATTTCAACAGAAGAAAGTCTCTCCTCTGCAATCTTGCAATATTCCTCACTAATTTCAAAACCTATGTATTTTCGATTGGACAACTTAGCCATTTTGGCAGTTGTTCCACTTCCCATGAATGGGTCAAGAATAACGTCTCCTTCATTTGACCAGGAGAAGATATGGTCATGAGCCAACTGTTCAGGGAAGATTGCAGGGTGTTTATGTGCAACTTTGTCTTTTGAGGCGAAGCCGCCTCCCACGGTATATTTCCATATGTTATTTCTAGGTGAGAAATCAGGAACAGGCTTGATTTTAGAAGTTTCTTTTAAGTCATTATCCACTCCACGTTGGGTGTTCTTTCCCCAATTCGTATGTCCTGCCCATTTGTTGGGCTTGTCGCAAATCAGGTTTGCTGTCTTAGGTTTCCCTTTGCTAAAAACAAACATATATTCAAATATTTGAGTGTATCTGTTTCCATTTCTTTTAGCAGGAAAAGAACTCGTGTTTTTCTCATATATCATTGTATCATGTAATTTAAAACCATTATCGAGAAAAGATAGAGCTTGCCTAAATGAAGTTCCAGTTTCTGAGCCATTTTTAACTTGGTCGCCAACTACCCAAACGACCACCCCTCCCACTTTCAGAACACGATACAACTCTTTTGCTATGTCATCAACGTTAAAAGAGAAACCATTGTATTTTCTAATATTGTCATAAGGTGGCGAAGTTACTACTAAGTCCACAGTTTCGTTTTGTAATTGCTTCATACCTTCTAAACAATCCATATTATAGATTTTGTTTAATTCCATATTTCTTCCTCCTAAATTTCACCTAGCAACATATGGTATAGGAATGTTCGCTTGTGTTTAATGTTACTTGTTCTAATTGCTCTATTCATAGCTTTTGTTTCCACAATTAGAGTACACTTCTTCTTAGCACGAGTAACTAACGTGTACAATTGCTCACGATTGAGCATAGTGAAGTGTGAATAGTCAAGACAACCAATTAGATAAGGAATACCACTACCTTGCGATTTATGTGTGGTAATTGCATAGCCTAAGTCGATAGAGGTCAAGTCCTTAGCACCAACTTCAACTTTACCTATATTATAGAAGTCAATTAAGGCATCTTCTAATTCTGAGCCTAAACGCTCAACTTCACCCATATTACCATTGAAAATATTTGGATCAGTTTTATAGTTATTCTTCAAGTTGATAACCTTATCACCTTTGTAGATAGTATAAGGTTCTTTCTTAGTTCCTAATTCAATGCCTTGCCCTCGTCTACGAGGTGATAGCACAATATCTTGCACAAGTTGATTAACTTTATAACATGACGTACCATTTGACTTGGTAGGCAATACAACGCCTATCTGAGATATATCTTTACATTCTTTGTACATCTCTTTAAACTCTTGAATAATCAAATCAATAGATGGTTTTGTTTCACCTTTTTCACATGAGAATCCGATGACTTTTAAATCTTGTAATTCACCTAAGATTTCCTCACCAACCCAAGAATCTTTATATCGACATTTACCTTGAGCAACTTCAATAGAGAAAGGGATAATACCTGACTTAGCACCTTGTCGATGAATTTTATCAAACGTAACACAAGGAACAATTTCACTATCAATTAAATCTGTCATGACATTGCCAACACCAATAGACTCCAACTGATTGGTATCACCCAACATAACTAACTTGCTACCTGTTGGAATAGCTTTGATTAAACTCAAGAATAATTGAGCATCAACCATTGAAGTTTCATCTAGGATTATCATATTATACTCTAGTGGATTCTTTTCATTTCTAGTAAATCCATCACGACCAGGATTGTAACCTAATAATCGATGAATTGTATGCCCCTCTTGACCTGTAATATCGGTTAAGTTGACAGAGGCTTTACCACTTAAAGCAGTTTGAGCAAATGTATATCCGTCATCAAGACATGATAGCACACCTGCAACTGCGGAACTTTTACCTACTCCTGGCGTACCCCCTGATAATTGTGACATTTGAATCTGCAATAGCAAATACACCTTCTAATTGTCGCTCAGTAAATTCCCAACCTTGACGTTTCTCTTGTTGCTTAATGCGACTCATAGCAACTTCTCTATCTAGTTGAATATTGTTGTCACCATTTTGCAAACGTTGAATATGATAGGCAATTTCTTTTTCCATTGAATAATATTCTTCAAGGGCAAATACGTCACCCTCATCATTTGGGATATGAATAACCTTGCCATCTTTAATCAATTGCTCTAGGCAATCATCCATTAACTCTAAATCTTTCAAATCCAATTGGTCGACAATTGCACTTTCCAACAATTCTAAAGTTGTGTATGTATGCCCACTCTCTCCAATATTCTCAAAGTGATATAATATGTATGCTCGAATAGTTCGTGGGTCATTGGCAGGGATACCAAATTTCTGAGCAATCTCATCTGCTTTAGAAAATCCAATACCCTTTACTTCCTCTGCTAATACATAAGGATTACGTTTGATTTTCTCTAATGCGACATCAGGCGACTTATAATGAGATACTAACCTTTGCACCATATTAGGTGTTAAGCCAGTAGACACCAACTCAATATGTGAAGCACCACAATCTTTACACTCTAGGTATCTATCAATCATTTTTTGAGCAGTTTTAGCACCAACCCCTTTAACTTTGCATAAGGCTTGAATATCTTCATTCGCAAAAGCAGTAAATGGGTCATCAAGAGCATTATACATTTCTTCAATTTGTCTATCTGTTAAGAAAATAGACAAGAAATCACGTTTCTGATTTTCATTCTCCATAGGTCGAAATTCTTGACTATACGATACTTCATATTGCCACTCGCCATATTGCTCATTGTACACTTTCTTACCATGAATCAAATAGGTTGAGTTGTCATCTCGCATAAATACTTGATTACCAATAAGACTAACTTCACCTCTATTGGATTCAAATCCTTCTTCCTTAGCAGGTTCAATAATTTCAACTCGGTTAATCTGCCAAGCACCTGACTCAACTTCTCTCAATTTCTTAGGATGAAATCGTCTGATAAACTTAACTTTAAATTTATATACTGTTTCTTCCACTCTCTCACCTCTCCTTATTAATGTTTACATTGTTATTATATACTCCTAGTTTATAAAAGTCAACTAAAATGTGAATAAAATTTTAAAAAGTTGAATATAATAATTTTTACCTAAGTAGATAAAATAAAAAGATAGGAAATTAATCCTATCTTACTCACACACCATAGCACTACTCATATCTAGCCAAGATACAAAATCCTTTTGATTAAAATCATATTTCTCAATGGCTTTCAATTCTCCACTTTCATAGTAGTGTAATAATACATCGTATTCGCCATCTTTGAGGAAATCATGTTTCTCAATAACATCATAGGCGAAATCAATGTTATCGGGCGTAACTGCTGTTAGCACAACTGTTTCATATTCTAGTTTATATTTCTCTTTCGCAATTAATACAAATACTTCATTCATATGTATCTCCTCCTTTTAATATAGCCATTCATTTTCTAAATAGCAGAATGCGTATACTGCCCCACCAGTTAAACCTAACCATAGAATCCAAAACATAACCAACCCCACAGTTCCTCTGCTAATCAAATAATCATAAGTGCCTTGTGTTGATATATTCTCATAGAGTTTAACATTTTTGCCAATGTTATTATCTTTCAAATTGGTAAAAATCGTACCTTGCAATTGACTAGGAGTTCCATAGTATTTATATCTGACTTTTGAACTTGTCTTAATTGTTGTTATGTAGTTTGTACCAGGTGTTACAAATTGATTAAAATCAAACTCAATACCTAAGAAAGTTACCTTGTCAACTTTTCTATACTCTTTATCAACAGCATCCCAAGTCCAATATGTTTCAGTTCGATAGCAAGTTGATTTACCACATTGGTAGCTTACCGTTCTTGTGTGTTGAGTATATCTTTCTTTTACTTTCTTGAGGTACATATATTCACCCTCAATTTCGTTATAGGTGACTGGCTCTAAAGCAACCAGTTCACCATAAACGAAAGCATTTCCTACATTGGTATTCATTCCATATTCAAATAAATCTTTACTTTCAATATGAATTGCCTTATTGTAGATTTCATTTTTATCAATTGTGTGTTGTTTAATTGCACCATGTATCCACAATCCAATTAACAACATAAAACACACAATACCAATACTTACAATTATTTCTCTCTTTGTAATCTCCATAATCATTTACCTAGTTACCAAACAAGTTTGTTGGAGCATCGGATGGAGCATTATATTCTAAATAGTTAAACTCAATAGGTTCATAACCTAACATATCTAAGAACATACGATTAGGGAATTTCTTGACATAACGATTATATTCTTTAATTTGTTTGTTATAGTTACTACGATATTGAGCAATTAAGTTCTCAGTTACACTTAATTCATTCATTAGAGTTTTATAGTTTTCATTTGCTTTTAACTCAGGATATGCTTCTGCAACAGCAGAAATTAATGTATTAACTTCACTAATATCGCCTTTAGATTGACCACGAGCTTCAACAACTTTTTGTAAAGTTTCTGCTTCATGTTTGTCATAGTTTTTAACTGTATCAACTAAGTTGTAAATTAAGTCAACTCGGCGTTTCTCTTGAACCTCAATGTCTGAATTAGCTGCTTTAACTTGTTCCTCTAAGACAAAAGCATTATTTTGATACCCATTCACAAAGAATACACCTAAAATTCCAACAAATAGAATAGTTGCAATACTAATTAATACCAGTTTTAATCCATTCATAATATCACTTCTCCTTTTACATAGTTTGATTGTACATAGAACGCATAATATCCTCTAAGAACTCAAATCCATAATATTCCTTAACTGGGAATAACAAACGTGAATTAGTCCATTTAGAATGCTTGATAGTCAAGATAATTTTATCTGTTGAGTATTCAGATTTATCATTTTCTTCATATAGGCAAGACACAATAAATTCTAAATCTCCATCTTCACTTTCCTCTGCAAAACGTTCCTCTTGAATTTTATCAACTGCATATTGAATTGCTTCAATAATATCAAATCCCATAAATGACATATTCATCTCTCCTCTACTTACTTAAAATTTGTTGAACTCTGCCACTACGAACTTGAGCATCTAGTTCTAATTTCTTTAATTCAATTTGTTTATCAATCATTTCTTTTTCATGTGCTTTAAGCAATTCAACTGTTGCTAATTCGTAGGCTTGTTCGTTACTCATGCCACAGTTTATAAGGGCAGTATATCGACCACAAATTTCAGATACGCCAACAATCCCCTTACAAAATTCTTCAACATCTAATGTGTAAGAGTTGTCCATATTGACCATTTTGATAGGCTCTAGCACAATAGGCTTTGTATTGGGTTTGCTTGTTGATACTTCTTCAAGCCCATCTTCAACTTCCTCAAGCTCGTCTTCTTCACCCATGACTTCTTCTACTACGCTTAGAATATTATGCAAGCCATTGTCACCAATTTCCTCAACGATGGCTTTGATGATTGGTGACAATTCTTCATTTGTTAATTGCTCAGTCATAACTGCAAACTCTAAATATGTAGTTCCTGTTAAGTCAATCTCTTGACCATCAATTCCAAACACTATAACCCCATTTAATTCTTCGATAACACTATTCATAGTTAATTTAGCCATATATACTCTCTCCTTATAAGTTCTCAATTTTATGTGCAATTCCTTTTTCAATCGAATCCTGTGCATTGTACCAAATATCTGTATTGGTTACATATGGTCGTTGAATTTCTTCTTCTGTCATGCTAGTATTAGCACGTAGGTAGTCATTAACTTTGCTTTCTAACATTTTGTTAAATGCTAAGTCAACTTCCATTTCTTTGAAAGTTCCTCGTGTCATAGACGAACCCTGATGATTTAGCAAGAAAGCAAATTCACCAACAGTTCGATGAGTTCCACTAGCGTATAATATGAAGCCACAAGACGCCGCAAGTGAATTACAATGTGTATGAATTGTATAACCATTTGCTTTCATTGTTTCAATTGTTTCTAATAGGGCGAATAATGCTAGAACCGAACCACCCTCAGAACAAATGGTAATTCTTATGTATAATTCCTCTTTTGGTGTTTTCACCAAGCTATCGTATTCTCGTACCTTATTGAGTAAATCAATAATCTCATAACAATACTCACGAGTAAATGCCTTATTGAAATGGATATTTCGTGTGTCTAACACTTGCACAATATCATTTAATGTATCTTGTTGCATAAGTAATGGATTCATATTCTCACCCCTTGTTAATATGGTCTGTTGCTTCTTGAATTGATAAACCTTCAATCAATACTAAATATTTAAACTTTGCTAAAATATCTTGTGCAATTTTCTTAGCGACTTCAATATCATTTGCATGAATATCTCGTGCAACTAGACTAGGATTTTTACTCAATGAACGTTCTCTTAAATTCATTTGTTTAATTTCATCATAGTGTTTTATATCATCTTTATGGACAAAAACACTTCTAGTTTCAAGGCTATCTTTCTCTAAGTCAATATAAGCTTTCCAATGTTTATACAACTTGGTTTTTGGAAAATCTTGATTACCTTGTTTGATAGGAATTACATAAAGGTTGTCACCATATCTAGTTCCACCATTACTATTGTGATAATAGCAATATTGTTGTGCTTCTTCCTCGTTTTCAAAATAACACTCTACATTCCAATCTGAATAGCAACCATAAAATACTCCATATATCATTTTCATATTCTCACCCCTTGAAATTTTTAACTTTGTAATCACCATGACGTTTCATATTCTCTTGACATAATCGGTTATAGTGATTATCGTTAAAATCTAATTCTTTCTTCTTATTTAATTTATCACGTTTATATGTATGAATCACTTTTGCTACAACATACTTTTGACAACTTGCATGACAACCCACATAACGTTCTGTACAATCTTTACAACATTTCATTTTATTTCTTCTCTCCTTGTGTTTAATTTATTTAACTGCCTTACATTTATTATTATATACTAGGAGTTTACAAAAGTAAACCCCTAATTTAAACTTTTTTAATATTTTTTAATCTTCTGTGCGATAACGTTCGTCTTGCAACAAGCATACACCATCTTCATATATCTTTTCAATTAAGCTAGTTGAGTGTGACCACAATCCGTTCTTGTATGACTTCACTCTAAAAATATCACCATTGCGAATACCACGAATCATGAGTAAATTACCTCGTTGAAACCATGACTTCTCGACAACTTTATTCTTACCTGTTTCTTCATCAGGAATAGAAATAGACTTGTCATAGAAAGCAAACTGCCCTGCTTGGTATTTACAATTGACAACCCCAAATTCAGTTAATAGGGTTAGGGTATGTTTATTTTTATTCTTACCTAAGACAACTCCACAAATTTGTTCAATTTTGAATTTAGGAATACGGATAACTTCACCCGTTTCCTTGTTAGTCTTTTCCCAATAATCCTCAATTACAGGTTCGGTTGGTAATTCAAAGTGGTTGGCAATATTGTAGTATTCCTTATTGATATGACTCAATTCATGGTCACTATAGTACATGGCTAGACTTTCAAATTCCCAAGAGGCAACAGTACCCTCTGCATGGGCTTTTTTGACGTCTCTGAACAACGATTCATTGTAGGCTTGTAATAACTCATCACTACGCATAAAGTCCAACAGACGACCAATCTTACGCTTATAGATAGCTTCAAATGAATCTTTGCTTGTTGCTCCACTTTCTACCCAAATAGCACTTGAATAGTATTGTCCGTCATCTTCTACATACTCCCAATGTTTACCTTGTTGTAACTCAGGGAACATATTGAAGAAAGCATCAACAACTTCTTGGGTATCAACTTCATCTACACCATCTAATAGATACCACTTTTTAGATTTCGTAACTTTATATCCATCAACTTTATGAAATGGTAATTTACCATCATCAACCTTAACACCTTGACGTAAATATTCTCGGAAATCATAATACATTAATTCCTCATCATATTCACTAGGGATTAAACCACGTTGGATTAATTGATCTAGGTTTGAAGCAGTAATTGCTTTCTTATTAGGATATTCCATATGTAGATACTCATCAAGCAACTCAACTCGTGTCTTGTTGGGTTCAATCGTATCAAATGAACCTGCTTTGATTAGATTAATCATTTGCTCTTTGCTAATTAATGCTTTCTTTTGCACCTTGCCATCTTTGTTGATTACCTCTTGCTTTGTTAAGTGCAATCTATCATGAAAATCTTTCATTGACGTATAAGGTCGATTAGCAATAATAATCTCGGCAGTTTTATTATTGATTGATGATATACCCTTTAGACCAAAGATAATTGAGTTTGTTTGTTCATCGGGAATGAAACCTGTTAATGCTTTGTTAATGTCAGGCAAAGCAATAGTTACACCTTGTTTTTGTAAAGTTGCAATTGCTCCACCCATAGCTTCACGGTCAGTACCATTCTCTTTATTCTCACCCTCAGTCGTTTCACGTTCAATAGCACCTGACTCTGTAAGCAATACAGAAGTTGCCCAATAGATAGGTGGGAATGAAGTAGCATAATAAGCCTCTTGTAATGCAATTTGACTATAAGGGATACAATGATGCTTACTAAATCCATCGTTTATACCCCCTCTTTCGAGGTACTTTAACACTAATTTAATAGTGGGACTAGACTATATCTTCTTATGTGCTTATTAATTATAATATACTTTAGCAAATACCCATTTATAACCCCATACTGTTTTTCGTTTGCCTAAACAACAATGTGAGATTGCTCCATTATCTCTCTTTCCTAACTCCTTATAGGCTTCAGTTATTAGAGGATAATGTTTAATAAAATTACCTTCTAAGTCAAGTTGAACGCAACCATCTGAACATAACCATTTATCATAAACGTCTTTAACAGGTTCATTATCAATGTCAACTCTTCTCCATTGATATTCATAATGAACACCACCATCAAAGACTAATTTATTATTATATTGATTTTCTCTTATTCCTAGTTGTCTCATGGCTTCGCTTATTGAAATATATCTGCCTATGTATTGACCTCTTAGATCATAAACATCAACTTCTTTTTGATGTGAGCATAGTTTATTATCCATAGCATGACGCATATTTTCTTCAGCAGTACACCACTCAAGGTTGGTTACACAATTGTTTTTCTTATTGCCATCTATGTGATTTACATAGCGTTTATTATCTTTATTTTCAATAAAATATTCTGCCACTAAACGATGGGCGTATAGATAATATTTATTTGAATCACACGCTATACAATATTGACAATAATCTGATTTCTTATTAACTTTTGGTGTTAATACACCTTGTGTTTTCCAATGTAGTTTGTCAACTCGTCTACATCTTCCCAAAGAAGAAATTTCATATAAGGTTTCTTTGCTTTCAATATAAATTCTTTTCCACTCTTCCAATTTATTTTCCTTTCCTAAACACATAAGTTGTGGCACTTCCAAACAAGGACTTTCACCTTGAATGTACTCTCTTCCGAGATAGTCGTTGCACGTTTCTGTCAATAACAGACTTCGCACAGGATTACCATATCATTTCTGACTTAGGCTTCCCCTGTTAGCTCATTAATTCATCATCATTTCCTATGATTACTCAGTCGTTTAATGAACACCCTATATTTATAGGTTCACCACAAATGGGCTATTTGCTTAACCCCTCTTGCATCTTAATTTGAACATTCATTACATAATCTAGCAATACTTTTCGATTTCCTAAAGCTAGACCACATTTATAATATTCTTCCTTAGACTTCTTGATTTTGGCTTTATCTTTTTTACTGATTGCCTTACGTAAAGAGTTGGCTTGAGGAATTGTAAAACCTGCTACACGTTTATCCATACATAGCAACATCATACCCTCTTGATTAGATAAAGTACCACAATCGTAATCCAAGTGTTCGTGCATAGCTTGGCGTTCTTCTTCATTAAGTCCATAGTCAATCATTTCTTGTTCCCATTGCTCAGGATTTTCACGTAAACGAATGTAGCGTTCAGCAGGTTGTTCGCCATCTTCTGCAACAAGTCGCATTAGTGAATTGGTATTGGCAAGTTCGACTAGAGAACGTGGCTTGATTGTTTGTAGGGTTTTCATACCGATAGGTGTCTCGTATTGAAATGCTTTAAGTAATTGTCCACTACCTAAAATGTCATATAATCTACTATCTTCAAAATCCATAACATTAGGGTGAATGTTATGACGATAGGTTTCTTTTAAACTACCTTTATCTTCCATATGCCCATATTCAACCAATAATTCCAATGTATTCTGAATCATTGAAGCACCTTCAGTCTTGAGGAAATCCAGTTTAATCCCACCACAAGCCTCGACATCCTCTAACGCATATTGAGTAGTGATAGCACCATTTTTTGAAGTCATTAGGGCGGTACAATCTATAATATCCATATGAGGAACAACTCCACCTGGATGAACTCCACGACCGTTAATTAATCCCTCGATACCCTTGATTGCTTCATATAGACCTTCATACTTATCTATCTCTCTGACAAACTCTTTAATAGGTTCATATTCCAATTCTTCATTACCAAACACAACATTTTGCAATGAGCGTACTGTACCTCGGTCAGTAGGTATTAGACTTGATAAATACATACCAATATCGCTACCAATTTCTAAACCACGACAAGCAGTTTGAATGGCAGACTTTAAGGTTTCTGTTTTGTAAGTACCTACATGAACTAACTCACCACCAATGCTTTGCATATATTTACGACATTCATCAAATACAATTTCTGCCCTACTTGAATTAATATCTATATCTATATCGGCAATTTCAATTTTATTCTTTTCAATGAAACGCCAATGTTCTAATGGTAAAGGTTGCTTCAATGGATTGATTTGCACGATTTCTAAGAGATAATTTAGAATAACAAGTCACCCCAAAGTTTCCTTTGGGCTTGGACTATCTCTTCAACACAGATGTGTTGTCTTGCGCTTCGAGGTGTGGTTAATTCACCCCTACTCTACTCACTCACAAGAGCTTTCGATAGTCTCTACATTACTTTTCTATCTTCCATCTGTAGCCATATCTAACTTGGTTTGATTGTATCCCTTGTCTTATTGAAGTAACAAATATTTTATAAGTTGTGGTTGTCAAACCTCTTTTAATACAATGGTCATAAGCTTCTTTTCTGTTGTTAAATATTAAACATTCACTAGCATTTTCAGCAATAATAGTAACTTGTTCTATTTTCGCCTCAGACAAATTCTTTTTATGTTCTTCAGATTTGGGTTTATTGGTCAGAGATTTGGCAATATTTTGTTTCCATTCTTCAGTTCTTTCAACTGATTTCATTTTCTCTATGGTTTCTTGCTTATGCTTACTTCCAGTTCTTCTTTCTATGTGAAGTTTTTTCCGCTCCTCTGTCCATTTAACTCCCATGTTTTTCTTAACTGCACTTAATTTAGCCCTTTGCTCAGGCGTTCTTCTCTTGCCTTTGTTTGCCTGTGAAATCTTTTGCTTAATATCTTCTGACAATTTATAGCCCTCTCCACCAGGAGTCATATTATAATGCTCTTGGCTTAAATATGTATTGTATTTGGCAATATAGTATATTTCTCTTTCTGAAGCTTCTTCCTCGGAAAGCCCTTCTTCTAATATCTCCCACTTGAAAGCCTCTTCAGGATATTTTCGCAAAGCACGACAGAAAGCCGATTGCCGCCCTCTCTTGCTATCTATATAATGTTTTCTCCTTCTCTCTTTTAGAGTTTGACTTGTCTTACCAATATACATATGCCCATTTATTTTATTAACAACTAGATAAACTAAACTCATGTTTTCCTCCTTTTCTTATAAAGGAAGATAGAAAAATAACACGGTATTACCACTATCCTTTTTAAGGACTTAGGCTCTCTTACCAGACAATTTACGTCTATGACCGTTAGCAACTCTTTTGAGTTACACCACAGAACCACTGTGTTCACAAGATTTATACTGAGCCTATAACCTTAACCCAGCTGCTGAACCACGAGAAATAGCAAGAATTGAATTAGCATCATTCCAAATAATATCAATAAACTTATTCATAAGAATGAAGTATGCAGACATATTCAGATTACCAAATTTGGCAATACCCAATATTTCTTCAAATTCCATGTTGACACGTTTGAACGTTTCCCACCATTCTTTTTTATCTGAAATCAAGAATGTATCACTCGCTCCTTGCATAGCTAATGACATCAAATAACCGTCATATAGATTTTCACTCTCCCAAGCATCTAAGCATAATGAGAAATCCATTTCATTGTCATAGAGCATGTCCAATATTTCTTCATTCTTAAACCACTCTCCTTCAGGCGGTAAAGGAATTTCACATACTTGCTGTGGTTTACGAATATCATATGTAGTAATTGACTCTTTGATTTTCCATGTATTCATGATACATTCATCAACAAACTCTGCACCCAAATAGAAATCCAAGTGTTTATGTATTTCTTCTGAACTCATGTGATAGGTTGTTTCATAGAAATCATCACGCTCACGAGCATTAGACTTTTCCTCATTCTTATCGGCAGTTAAGAAGATACTATGTAACCATTTATATTCTGCACTTAGGAAGTGAGCATCAGTTGCAATTGTAGCTTGAACACCTCTATCACGAATCCAAGTGTTGACTACTTCTTGCTCAGTAATGATTTCTTCACCATTTTCGTCATATTTGCGTAAATGAGGTTGCATTTCTAAATAGAAATTCTCTTTACCAAATACACCTTGACACCAATAAATAAAATCATTTACTTTATCATATTCTTCTGCTAAAATATGCTTGGCAGTAAATCCACCTAAACAACTTGAAGTAGCTACCAAATGACCAGGATTACTACCAACAATTTCTTCAAGGTCTGAGTAGTAAGTGGGTTTTCGTTCAACACCTTTCCAAGTAAAGATACGTGACCAAGCACGAGTTGACAATTCTTTTAATTGTCTATGCCCAATTTCATCCTTTGCTAACAAGATAAAGTGGTAGAAAGTTACTCGCTCTTTATTCGCCATGCGTTGGTATATATCTTCATCAACAAGATAGATTTCATTACCTAAAATCAACTTGAAGTCTTGAGGAATATCTCCATTCTTTTTAAGTTTCTCCCATGCTTGAATTGCTTTTACATGACCACCTACTGACTCATGATCTGTAAAGGCAACTGCTTTCTGACCTAGACTAGCTACATATTTCATAACTTTCTCTGCCTTGTTAATACTATCTCGGAAACCAATAATATTGCTATAGTCAGTATGTGAGTGTAGGTTTACAAAATAATCTACCAATGCTTCGAGGTAGGTTGTAAAACAGTCTTTATTGTTCAACTCAACTCATCTCCTCTCTTTAACTTACAATATTATTATATACTCGAGGTTTACAAAAGTCAACTAGATTTTTATCAAAAACAAATAAAATTTAATTTTATGTGAATAAATATAGAAATGTTTGCATATAATAAATGAGCATAAGAAAAGAGAGGGCTACGCCTCTCTACTTAACTCCAAATTTTCGTCTACGTCTACCACTATCTGCATTAATAGGTCGTGTGACAAACTCTTTAATGCTTACTTGTGGGTAGTTTTTACCATTAAATTCATTAACCTCAAATGTACCAATGACAGTTACTTCAATCTTTTTATTACCTACACTATCAGTACCTAATCCACGAGTTTGTTTACTATTCTCACATACAAATTCCTTATAAACATCGGCAGAAGTGAATGGTCGTACAAAGGTGATTTCCTCACCATTGACATTAGTTGTAAATTTCATCATGGTTTGAGTCTTACCCAATCGTTGCACATCGGCAGTTTCAATTTCAATATTCTTAATAACAAAGATAGGTTTCTCCATACCTTTGCCACCAAAGATAGACATAACTTTACCAACTCGCTCAATATGTCGATTTTTAAGTTTAGTAACATCAATCTCCATGTCAACATGATATACAGGTGTTAAATCTTGCCCTTCTAATTGAGCATTACACCACTCTTGAAGTTGAGTTGCATTATTTCTATCAAATGTGATCCCAAATGCTCCTTGATGCGTGTGAATCCTATGTTTCCATAGGCACAGACTATCTCTTAATCATCTCAAAGATGACCACACCCTTTTCGAGCAACGTGTGAATAGTTACCCTACTTCGCTACTAAGCGAATAGTCGTTACAGGTTATTAAAACTTTATACTATCTACTTTTGTTTTCTAATAGGATAATCATACCCCTCTATTCTTGACCAATCACGTCTTCCATAGTTAATATTGTCAAGCATGGCTCTTGTTAAACCATGCTTAATTTTAATATCACCCAATGTCAACTCTGACGTAAGCAAATCAATTACGATTTCCTCTATTTTAGCTTGTGTAGGTCTTTTGGATAGAGGTTTAGTTTCTTTTCGCAAAGGGTATACTTCATTTTCATCGCAATGATGTTTTCCTATGTTAATCATCGTTATGGACGACCTAGACACCCCATACTTCTTAGAAAGTTCTTTCTGAGTTAGATTTGTTTCTTTTAAGTCCTTTTTGATTAATTGTACCAACTCTTTATCAAGGTCTTTGTCTTTTACTCTTAATGGATAATTATACTCTTCTATTTTGTGATTTCTTCCTACTCTACAATCATCTATATAATTCATCTTTACTTCGCACATCTCGGCTATTTCTTCTTCTGCAAAAGTAGTCCAATAAAGTAAATCTGACACCATGAGAAATGTTGATTTCGGATAGTGTAAAAACTCCGTTCTTGGTGGCTCTTCTCCTCCTTTTGTGGAGTTGTATCCATTTCTAAAAGTGTCATAGAACTCAATAAAATAAATCTCCATCTCACAATAATTCTCATACTCTCCAAGAGATTCCGTTATAAAGTTTTCCATTCCATATTTTACAATAGCTCTAGCCAACTTTGTTTTCTCTTTGTGAGCCTTTCTTTTATGCTCCTCAAAGCGTCTCAAGTAGTCAGTAGACTGTCCTATATAACTCTTGCCATTAATTATATTTGTTATTTTGTAGATATGCTTTTTCTTCATTTTCTCACTCCTCTTAGTGAGACAGTATAAAGTTTTAATCTTCCCACGAGATTGCCATATCCATTTAGGACTTAGGTTTCCTCGTTAGCACACTTTCAAAAGTGTACCCCCACCACCAATGGGAAAAGGTGTGACTGGGCAATCTTATTTACCCGAACAAGTTATCATACCGCTAGAACTCAACCATTCATTCAAATTGCTAATAGGGAATTTATCATAGTTACGACCACTACCACCCTCTTTGTTTAGTAACAATACAGGTCGCATATACTCTTGTGCTAATTTGTTAGCAACCAATCCACCATGACCATTACCAATTTTATCTGTTGAGTCATAGATAATAACAGGATTGTTTTGCAATTCGTTAGACTCGATTTCACTCTTGATAAGTGCTAATTCTTTCTTAACTTCTCTATCTTGTGTTCCTTTGATAGATTTTGCTCTACGGATAATATTTGCTTGTAAACTTTCCTCAATTGGTAATTTATCAGGATTATCTTTTGTTTTCTTCTGAGGTTGGTAAATTCGTGTTTCTTCAAAGTTGACCAATGCCTTGAATAAATCATATCTATCTTCTAACGAACCTTGTCGGAAGATAGCATTAATAATAGGAGCTACATCCCAACCGATTGTATCAATCGTAACTTCTGATACGTCTTTACGTTTTGAGGCTTCTTCAAGAATAGCCTGTAGCAATAAACTTGACTTACCATATTCTTTCAATCCTTCAAGAATTAAGAATCGAGTTTCATAATTACGAATATCAACCAAATCCGCAACTAAACCTGTAGCAACTAAATCCATGTATTCATGTGCATTAGGTTCTAATCCCAATTCTTCAAAGTAGCGATATTCAAATTCATCTAGGAATTTATAAACTACTCCAGGTGCAGATAGAGTTGGGTTAGGATATTGCCCATCTTGATTGTTGATGACACAAGCAGGTGTATCACTAATATCAACATCAATTTCATGGTGGTCTAGGATAAGCAAATCAATACCCATTTCATCTAATACTTTATGCCATTCTAAATCACTAGACGAGCTATCAGGTGCAATAATTAAATTTGTTTCTTTTGGAATACGAGATACAAAATCCTCATTTAACCCATGTCGTTTTCCCTCGTTGCAATCAAATGTCAATGCTACATGAGGGAAATTACGTTTAATCCATAGGTATGTATATGAGGCACTCGTGATGCCATCGCAATCGCAATCTATGAAAACATGAATATTTGGATTCTCTTGTTCTAAATGAAATTTCAACATCTCCAACCCTAAGTCAATATTCTTTAACAAATTAGGGTCATGAATAACGTCTTCTTGTAAATTTAAGAAAGTTGTAGGGTCTTGAACCCCACGAACTTCCAATAGCTTATGTAAAAATTGCTCTTCGCTTAATCGGTCAATATTGGTATTAATTCTTGCTGCATACTTCATCTATTCACTCTCCCTCAATCATTTTTACTCTTTGTCAAATAGTTTTTCTGAATAATAGACTTTCTGTTCTTCAGTCAAATCAACATAGACATCCGATATATCGGTCAACACTTGATTCACAGTTTTTGGCTTTCCATTTTTGTCTTTGGTTTGTATTCCCAATTCATTTAAGACCTTATTCTTCATGTTCATTCACTCTCCTTATTTACTCACTCTAATACTACCATCTGATTCATAGATAGGCGTTAATGTCATTCCATATCCAACATAAAAATAATAGTAATGCACTCCCGTTTGTGTATCACGTACTTCTCTAAGTTCACTTGTTATTTTTTCAACAATTTCAAATCTATCTCCACTATAGTTAATATAATCAACTTCTTTTTGTTGTAGTGGATTTTCAATTGCATTACCATTTTCGTCTAAGTAAACGACTTTTTGCTTACATCCTACAAGAGTTAGAAGTGATAATAAAATAATTAAATACTTCTTCATCTATTCACTCTCCTTTACACATTAAATAATTCTTTAAAATCTTCATCAACATCTACAATGGTCACTTTATTCTTCATCAGATACTCAAACTTTTCCTTACCCCTATCACATGGGGCATCTTTCATGCTCAACTTATCATCAAAGTCAATTAATAAATTAACTGTCATGTAGCTATGTAGCAACTTACATGCCTTCTTCAATTTCTCAAAGTAGGCAAACATCAACCTTTGCTCTTTAGTACCATCATATTGCTCACTATAATATTCCTCACAATATTCCTTATCCCAAGCAAAGGTGACTTCAGTTACTCCTAGTGCCAATAGAATATCTCTATGAATGATACCAAAGTTCGTACCATAAGTTGCCAATGCAAAACATTCTCCTTGATAATACGAATCCACGATACCCACCGACTTTTCCGACTCGAATACAATAGCTTTACGTTTAGTTCTAATGACTTGTTGATTTTCATATAATCCGTATAAAGTTGTAGATGTGGGGAATCGGTATGACTCCCCTTGATATTCAAGTGGCATATACTTGAATCCTCTCTCAACTGTTTGCTCATCAAAGTTACGAACACGAATACCTATTAATCCACCCTCTATATTCCTCACAGGAATAATAGCACGATTTCTATTGTGGTCGTATCGGAAATCAAACTTATCGGCAGTATAACCATCTATTCCTTCTTCTTGCCAACATAAGGGGTAGACTTTTGCAAATTTGTCCAATACTTCATCATCGTATAGAGTTTCAACCTTACGGACTTCACGTTTCTTTCGATTGTGTATTGCTAGAAAATCCATATCACGATTTTCTTCCGTAACACGTTTCAGACCTCTATTTCTCTTACGAGTGTTGACATTTACACCTATGTATTTACCAATTGTTTGAATGATTTCTTGAAAGGGCATTCCACTTAAATGCTCAATCAAGTCAACTAGATTTCCATGTACTCCGCAACGGTAACAATGGAATTTACCAACTTCTTCATCGTTAGTGGGTTCATAGTAATATAGCTTATGCTTTTGACTACCACAACATAAAGCTTCAAATAGGATATTACCCTCTCTATCATGAATGAAGTCTATATTGTACATATCAACCAATATGTGCTTAATATCATCTCTACTAACTTTCTTTAATAAATCCTTAACTTCCATAGGGATTCAACCTCCCTAGCTTCTAGCTCTTCCTCTGCCGCGTACTCTTGGCTTAGCTTCGATAATCTCCCCTGTTTCTTCATCGAAAGGTATATCCTCAAAAATCTCAACTGTATCTGAAATTAATTCATCAAATGGAGTTGGCTCTTTTTGTTCGACACCTAATTCATTTGTTTCAACAATCTCTATCTTTTTTAGATTAGCTTTATCAATCTTCTTCTGTTTGTAATTCCAATCGGTAACAAATAAGTCAACGGTGTGCATATTTCCTAAATCTACATATTGCCAAATCTTTAGCATAGTATCTCGCCCACCACGATTTTTATAAAGGTTGATTACCATGTTTGGCTCTAGTGTATAGAGTGTAGAAATTTCTTCAACTAGCTTCAATTCCTTATCAGTAGGTCGGAAACAAGTGATACCAACATCTGCTCTCATTTGTAAAGATTTGGCATCTTTAATGGCAGATGAGTCACGAATATTATAATCTTGTCGTGCATTATCGGATACCTGCGTATATGCTTCAACATAAATGTCAAACTCATTTGCAATTGTTTTTAATTGAGTAGACAAGTTGAATAAAACCATATCAGGTCGAACTTGCATGCCTTTTGTTTGAGCAGAATATTCAGCACTTAGGTTAGGAGTTAATTCTACATAGTCTAAGATAAATGCCCCAATATCATGTTTGCTAGTGTATTGTTCAACAATTTGGTAGATAAATGCACAATCATAGTTAGGCTCATTCTCAAGGTAGATAGGTGATTTCTTAGAAATCTCTTTTGCTTTCTCAATGCGAGATAACTCCTCATCTGTCAGTTCCCAAGTTTTGATTTTATGCTCATCTACTCCACTAATCGTAGATAAGATAATAGGCTCAATCTCACGATATAAGTCCATTTCCGTACCCAAGTATAAAGTTGGTACTGTTTCACCATATGGGTTAGGAACAAATTTCTTTTGTTTCTCATCCCACATTTCTTCACATGATAGAATACATAACTGTTTGATACCTAAGCGGGTTTTTCCACTTCCACTGTCTTTGGAAATTACGCTAAATGCTCTACGTCTTGCACCACGAATTAAAGTATCCAATATTGGGCTAATTGTTCGCCAACCGTATTCAGGAGCTTGTTTGAATGTTTCAATCAATTCATCTACTCCCTCACCTGCTTTACGTGAGTTTTCAACTCCTCTTCGTGTGTAAGAACCACGAATTTCAGACATCTTAGAGGTATAGTGTTTAATGATTGAGTTTAAGTCCATTTTATAGAAGTCTTGTCTTTGTTGTTCAAGGAAAGCTCCCTCAATTTCAGTTTCATCAAGAATATCGCTTACGTCAAATCCAATTGAAATCATGTCACGAAGATAAGCATATTTCTGAACAATGCCATGATAATATTCATAGTTGGTTAAATTAGCATCTTCGATTAAAGCTATAATCCAATCGGACTCATCACCAATCTCAAAGAAACGATTGTAGGCTAAAGTTGAGTTAGCATACATATAATTCTCAATGTCGCCCAATGTTATCTCATTCATTCCTCTATCTGCTAGAGCCTTAATTGTTTCAAACAATAGCTTATGATTCTTGTTTAAAAAATAAGACGAGTCTAACTTGTACGTTTTTGAGTTTACAAGTGAGGGATTGTGCATAAGACAACCCAACACTTTGCAACCCGAACGAGGGCAGTAATATCTGCTTATAATACTTTTATTTGCTTTCATTAATCCCATATATCATTCTCCTTAGTCAATTAAATCTTCGTCATTGACAATATCATCAAGATTTACTTTATAGCTAGGTTTTGCTTTTTGCCTTTTAGGATTGTGACTTCTTATCTCTACTGTTTCGTATTCAATCTCTCCACATTGAGAATTATGTTCACGAGCCTCATCATAAATCTTGAAGAATTGTCTAGCTCTTAGCTCCATATATGGGAATATCCCTACAACACCATAATCTTCACTAATCTCTTTCTTTTCTATTTCATATGTATAAGTAAGGATTCTGTCCAATACCCACCAATCCCACTTATAGTTAGTAGATTTAGATTCCTCAATCATCTTCTTGAGTTGTATCCATTCTACTTGGCTAGGTGGTCTACCAATCACTTCTTGAAAGTGAAGATAGAAATAATGTTGTTCGACAATTTCTTGTGAAAAGGATTGCTCAAAGCAGTCATAGCAATATTTCTTGCGTTTGTAATTAACAATGTAATCTGCATTGAATTGATTTTCACAAACACTACACTTAGTTGGCTTTGCCATTTGTTCACGCTCCTTTCATAATTATTATATTTCAAAGGTTGAGAAAAGTCAACCTCTGAAATGAAAATTAATCAACTTTTGTAAACTTTGCATTTAGGATTTCCAATGTTAAATGCACAGGTTGAATAGCACCTAGCACATATAATGTACCATTACTTGCCTCATAGATAATTCCAAATTCATCTTCAAATTTGGTTGGGTTATCTATACCAATGCTTAACACATCTTCAATTGTATATTTCATATGTATCTCTCCTATTCTTCTAAATGATTGATAACTAATTGCACAGATTGACGTAAGCAACGTCTTAGATGATTAAATTCATCTTGACTACCTTTCTTAACGTCAACTTGTCTTGCATAGTCCTCTGCACATTTTAACTTATCTATTAAAGCCTTATAATCAAATGAATTATCATCAAACTTGCCAAAGTGTTCTTTATATTTGGTAGTGATAATTTCTTCTAATTCTTGTTTATCTTTTTCGTAGTAAGATTGACAATCCTCTAAAGTGCCGATAATATTTTGTTTCACTTCCCACGACTTATCAAACACATATGTACCAAAGGCAACTAAAAATCTAATCCCACTGTGCGATGAGTTGCTCCACACCTTTTTATCTTTCGTATCGTGATAATCTAATTTACCAACATAACCCATGCCCAATGACTCAAAACAATTTTTGACAATATCCTCAATTGCACGTTGTCTACTGTAAGTGAATAAACTTGCTTCTTTTTCGCCACCTGAGAACAAGAAATTATTTAGAATAAATGGATTACCTGTGTCATATACTGTCTTGAGAACCTCAACCTTGATAGGATTACCAATGGTTTGAATATCCTCTTTTACAGGTTGCCAAATTTCAACAAACTTACGATAAGCAAATTCATCTTCGAGAGTGTCCCAACACTCGTCCTCAAGGTTATATTTACTTGATAGTTGTTTACATTTATCACTATATGCTTCAACACTTATAGTTTCTGTTCCATTGGTATAATGCTTAGTAACTTTAGTGAGTGATACTAAACGAATATCGTCAACATTGGCTACCCCTAGTTGTTTACCTTTATAATCTGTTGTGTATAATTCACCATCAACTAGGTAAGTCCTATTACCTAGTAACTTAACAATTGTCAACTCTTTGTCGCTAAATTCAATTGCATCTAATTTTTGTTCAGGAATTTGTATTGTCATATCTCTTATCTCCTCTCTGTTTGCTTGTTACACTATTATTATATACACTAAGTTGATAAAAGTAAACTACTTTTTAAATAATTTTGAAATTTTATGAATAAATTTCACATGAGTGGAATATAATAAATAGACATAAGAAAAGAGAGGTATTACCCTCTCCTTTATGTATTATTCAGCTTGCGATAATAAGTGTTCTAAGTCGTCTAAGATAGAATGAGCTGTTTGTAATTGTTTATCTGTCAATTTATCAATCTCGTCAGGACTATTTAAGTAATTTAATAACACATCGTCTGCTTGTTGTGTTAATCCTTTTTTGTCTAATTCCTCTAGTATCTCGAAGATAGAATCTTTAGCTTCCTCTAATGTGATTGTAAATGTAGATTCGTATTTTTCTTGTACATCTTCGAACCCACCTAATTCTGCTCCTTCGATTTCGGCTTGTTTTACAATTCCATCGTAGATTGCTTGTCTAACAATTTGAGCATCCCATTTCTCAAATTTAGTTTGAACATAAGGAAAACGACAACGAGCAAACCATCCGTATGATTCTTCTGTTGGCATGCGCTCAACTAAATATGCAGTAGATGGAATAACTTGGTCATTTTCGTCACTACCGTTTGATTGTAAGTAGAATGAGAAGTCTGCTAAATCTTTAACCGCTTTTGCAATACGTTTCTCACAAGCTAAATCTAAATACCCTTCAATTTCTTTAGACTCGGCAGGGTGTCCAATGAAGAATATTGTGTAGCCAACTCGTGTGATTGGGTAGAAGAAACGAGCCACCTCTGTTGAATAGTCTTCCCATTGAGAACCATGAGATCCTGCTTTTTTAAACTTCTCAACACCCTCAATATCACAGATGTAGTCTTTCATCATTCCACTCATAACTTCAAGACCGTCAATAATAACACCGATTGTATGACCTTGTTTTAAAGCCCCTAGAAGTCGTTTGTCTGTTGTTAATTTACGGAAGTGTTTACGAACATCTGCCCATTTCGATAATTTTAAAATCTTTGTTCCTGTTAAAGCATTTGAACCTGGTTCAAAAGGTAAGATAAATGAGTTCTTAACCATTTTAGCACATTGTGAAGTCTTCCCAGTATTATTATTTCCTGTTACCAAGAAAATTTTTCCTTGTAAATCGGGATTTAACTTTGCAGTCGTTACATCGTCTCCAAAAACGTCACCTGCCAAAGCGTCAAAATTGAAATCTTCTAAATTAAAATCCATTACTTTATCTTTTGCCATATGTACATTTCTCCTTTATAATTCATTTATTATCAATTCTAACATTGTTTATTTGCCTTCTAAGAGCATTTAACCCATGAGTAGATAAATTATAAGGGGAGGGGTTAAGCTCCCCTCATAGCTTAATTATCGGCGGAAACGGTTGCGTTGTCCTGCTACTGGTGTTGCAGTTCCTTCTGCTTTAGGTGTAGTTGTTGTTGCATTTGCTCGGAATGAACCACGACCACGAGTTGCAGTTGTTTCTTGTTTTGGCTCATTTTGACGAGCTTCCCATTTCTTTAATTCTTCTGCAACGTTGGCTTGGCGTAAGTTGATAGCATCACGAATATCTTCTACATCGAACACTTCACCATCACCTAGTGGTTGTAAACCAACCAATAACATTTCACGATGAGATTGTCGTTTAGTATTTACCGCTTTACGTTTACGACCAAATCCTTTACGTTCAGTTTCTTCTTCAACTGCTTCAACTTCAGTTTCAACATAGTAACCATTTAATTCTGCTACTACTTCCCAAGATAATCCGATTACTTCATCAGGATATTCTAATAATTCTCCACCTAAATCGTATTCTTCTTCTTCCTCAGTTGCAGGTAATACTCCTGCTACGAATTGAGTTTTTAAGCAACGGATTACTTGGTTATCTTTTGAACCATATGTATAAGGAATTGCCATTGTTACAATCGCACGACCTGTTTCTTCATCAGTTGCTTTATCAATTTCAGGTTGCACATCTTCAATTAAACCATTTAATACAACTTCGTTTTCTAAGCGAATATCTTCTTTAGGTTCACCTAATGAAATCTTAGCAAATCCTAATTCAACTCGGTAGTTCTCAACTAATTCACCTGTTTGAGAGTAGTAGTAGTTATCCACCATTTTTAAGTTTGTGTGACCTTGTTTATCTTTACCCCATACTGAAATTGTTGGTGTTTTAGTTAAATCACGAGTCTTGAAGAATGTTTCAACTTCTTCATTAGCCATAGCTTCTAATGCTTGTGAAGTGTTGTCCATTTCACCATTGTAGAATGAAACAATACGATTTTGTACATTCACAGTTGCAAATTGATTTTCACCAGTTTGGATTGTAATATATCCATTGTGAGCGTCTACTTTATCACCTTTTTTGAAATCGTTGCTATCCCAACGTGCTTCAATTTGTTTTTTCTCGATTTTGTATCCTGCGATAACTCCTGATAATTGAATTTCATTTGCGATGTTCTTAACGTTAATTGCCATATATATCTTCTCCTTCTTGCCCTTCTCTTGAGGCTCTCTTAATTATTTTAGTTTGGGTTTAGGTATGACCACTTAACGACCATGCCATTCCATCAAGTGGAGAATTGCTTAGTTGTTGTACATTTATATTATATACATTCAGTTGTCAAAAGTCAACTAATTATTTACGTTTTTTGCTAACTTCTTCTTTTTTAGTGAATTTAGATAATTCAGATTTCACATAAGCTAAATCTGCTTGGTTTAATAACATATCGTTTTTGATTACTACTTTGTTACCACGATTAAATGCTACCATTTTATCTAATCCATTTACAGTTACTACTGCTTTTTGTCCTTTAGTATCAATTGTTAAAGTTCCTTGACTGTTGTTTTTTAAAGTTACATTCATATGTATCGTTCTCCTTTGAGTTATATTTTCTAGGCTAATTCCCTAGAGTAGAAAGATTAATTTCTTAATCTCTCTCGTTCTAATTAACTAGCTCACATTTATTATTATATACTCTTTGTTGATATTAGTCAACAACTTTTTTAAACTTTTTATTTTTTATGTATATTT